ATGTACTACGATGATGCGGTGCGCTTCGCTCAGTACATACAAGCTACTGAAGGTGGCGAAATAGAACTTGTAAAAGAAGATGCCGATGGTTTTCCTCTTCCCCCTAAGCATAAGATATTTGGTAACATGGTTAATTGTCTGAAGGTAAGGAACTTTGAAATTGCTTATTTAGAGCAAAGAAGAAACCCCGATGATGACAAGAAACATCGTAATCGAAATCTCTATCGCTATATAATGGGGCAGAAGATTAAAGAGGTTAGAGAACTTAGTGGTATAACATTGGAGGAGCTGGCAGAAAAGTCCGGTTATAAGCCTAACAACATTCGTAATATTGAGATGGGGCGTTTTAATGCCGATATTGATACGTTATGTAATATTGTTGAGGCTATGGATGCTCATTTTGAGGTGATGAAGGATTAAAAGTTCTTTCGATATACGAAATATATTTAAATACAGAAACAAAAGCATTAAAAAACTTGCAAAATTAAGGTGTTATTCTTATCTTTGCATCGTAATATAAAAAGGTGAGACACACCGAAACAACTGTATCGGATTATGAATAAAGCATATTTGATTTTCAGCAAGAACACAAGCATTCAAGAATGTTGTACTTGGTTTCGTTATCGTGACGAAGCTTTGAGATACAATAAAGAACATTTTGAGAACGTGTTTATGGTACTGCCACATGAGTTTGATTCTTTGAAAGATGTTGACCCTTGCGAGCCGACAGAGTTCACGAAGTATTCAAGATGCGAGCATTGCTGGAGAAAGATTAAGAATGATTATCTAAAACATATAGGAGATATGAATATGAAGAAAGAAGAAAAGTTTGTCATTGATGATTCTCAGAATTACAATGATATGTTTAGCAAAAAGGAACGGATGCAAATTAATAAGGCAACCAAACCTTTAGAGAACAAGTAATTTTCACCATTTATTAAAAGTGAGTTTAATAACCCGAACGCATTTGCTTGGATGGAAGAATTATGCTATCTTTGCATTGCGTTCCTTGAAATAATTAATTATGAGTAATAACAAAGAAGATTTTGATGCGCAGGTAAGTGCATTTAAAGAGAAGTATCCCGATTTCAAGCCAGCCAAACCTATTGAGGTTCTTAACTTGATTATGACAAGAAAGAATGCCAAGGAGATTCTTGAAGGCAAGAAGAAGGTTGAGTACAGAGCCTATACAGACCATTATATTGGTCGTTTGTTTGACAAGGATGTTTTGGAGTTCCTTAAAAAGCATGGTAAAGAAGAGGATGTAATTAAAGCGCAAGAGGAGGGTATTGTTGACCCATTGCGAGTAGTAAAGACAATCCACTTCCATGATTATAACAACTCGTGGTATCTTGATTGTGATGTTTTGGTAAATGATACTTGTATCGTTATGAAAGAAGATATTGATTTTCTTCACGAAAAGTATGATAGCCATGATTTGGATGAAATGTACGAAGCATTGGAGCTTAAAAAGGAAAAAGAGCGTCCTTTGTTTTTCTTCTTTGTTATTGACAAGGTAACAGAAACGACTCTAAAGTAGGTGGGCGTAAGTCCACCGAGCCTAGATAATTCCCCAAGGGGAGTAGTTTATGATTCGTGGACTTAAAACGTTACAACTATGTCAGAGGCATCAAGAGGTTATCGTTATTCTCAATGGAGAGCGGTAACAAATCGTACAACTGGTCTTAGGGCTGGTGAAAGACGTGAACGTGGCAGAAATGTTGAGTACCGAAACACTGGCGCACAAGGAACTACTTATGGTGGTGCTATGCGTACATTGGCAGCTCGTACAGCAGCAAATAATGTCACAGAACGTGTAAACCGCAGACTTAGAAGAGGTTAAAAGTCAAGAGGGGTAGAATGAATTAACTTTCATTCACCCCTTGTTTTTAAGGAGAATAATGTATGCAAGAACTAAAAAGAGCAAGAGAAATCATTGATGATGTTTCCAAGGAGACAGATAGTATATTACTTTTCCATTCTCTGAGTGGAAAGGATTCTATCGTATTGCTTGACTTATGCTACAAGAAGTTCAAGAGAGTTGTGGTAGTATTCATGTATATAGTAAAAGACTTGGAACATATTATGCGTTACTATAATTACGCTAAAACCAAGTACCCGAACATTGAGTTTGTTCAAGTTCCTCATTATGCTTTATTTTATGATATAAAAACCGGATATATGGGAATAAAACAAGACCCTAAGCAAAGACAATGGACTTTAGCTGATATAACCGAAAAACTCAGGAAGAGACTTGGTGTAGAGTGGGCTTGTTATGGATTTAAACAATCCGATTCTTTGAACAGACGGCTTATGCTTAGAAGTTATACGGATGGAAAGGAAGCTATCAATTGGAAGACGAAGAAATTCTATCCTTTATCTACATATAAAAACAAGGAAATAATGGATTATATTCTTGACCATCGTTTAAAGAACCCAGAAGCAAATGGAACGAATAAACAAAGTTCAGGAGTTGATGTTGAGGATATTGAGTATCAGAAATTTCTTAAAGAGTTTTATCCGGCAGATTTAGAGAAAATATACAAGGTATTCCCAATGGCAAGGATAGTTCTGTTGAAAGCTGATAAAAACAAGGAGGAACTGAAATGAAAAAAGGAAGTGAAACAAAGATAATCAAGAGGTCTCAAATAAACTTGAACCCTTGCAACCCGAAGGTACATACCGATGCGGACATCAAACAGCAAAAAGCCAATATTAAGAAAGTTGGTCTCATTGGAGGTATTCAATGGAATGAGACAACTGGAAATCTCATAGATGGGCATAAACGAGTGATGAGCGTTGACCTTATCCAAGGTTATGATGGTACTCCCGAAACTGATTATGACATCAAGGTAGAAGCCGTTGATTTTGACGAAAAGACCGAGAAAGAGCAATTGTTGTTTATGGCGAAGTCGCAAGACCCGATAGATTACAACTTGGTTGCCAAGAACTTTAGCATAGATGAAATAGACTTCAAGGCTGCTGGCTTCACGGAACAGGATACTGAACAAATCAAGATGTTGCAAGATGATTTGGAAGCATCATTGAAGGATTCGGGCATGGATGACTTTAGCGAGGATTTCTTGAATGAACCTATAATTTCAGTTACGACCCCAACGCCAATGACCGAATTACCCAACATCGAAAAAACATCTGAAGAGATAGTGGCCGAGCACGCAGCTAAGCCAAAGATGACAAAGGAAGAGGTCAAGGATCAGAAACAGCATTGTACTGATGTCGGAAAGAAAAGAAAGGAAGATATTGATAACTTCATATTCATTGATTTCGAAAGTTTTGAACAAAAGCAGATTTTCTGTGATATGTTGCACATGGAAGCCGCTAACTCTATGCGTATTTCCGGAAGTCAGATTTTAGGTTTGTTGTAATATGGGACGCAAGCGAGTAAAGCCTCTTGTAGTGAGGAAGAATCCCATAGATGTTGCCAATATGGTAATTGATATGGCTAGTGAACAGAGTAAGGATTGTATCGTTATGATGTCTCTTGGCAAGGACTCCATTGTTACATTGGACTTATTATATGATAAGTTTGAGCGCATAGTATGTGTATTTATGTATCTCGTAAAAGACTTAGAGCATATACAACGATGGATAAACTGGCTGAAGGCTAGATACCCGAAGATAGAGTTCGAGCAGATACCACATTGGAATACAACATACAATCTTCATTATGGAGTTTATTGCGTTCCGAATCCAAAAGTAAAGGTTCTTAATCTTTCTATGGTAGTAAAAGCCTTAAAAAAGCGTTTCGGAATAGAATACGTATTCTTTGGTATGAAGAAAGCAGACTCGATGAACCGAAGCCTTATGTTGAAGTCGTATGAGGATGAAAATTACATTCATGGTGGAAATTGTTATCCTCTTGCTGATTTTACTCAAAAGCAAATCTTGCAATATATGAAACATCGGCATCTGCCTAAGCCGATAATGTACTCCAGAGCATTGCGCTCGGAGAATGCAGAGGTTGGGAATGCGTCAGGCGGTTTGTCTTTGGACTTGGATTGTTTTGCATGGCTAAGGGATAATGCACCCGAAGACTTAGAACGTATATATAAGGTATTTCCACAAAGTAGGGTAATACTCTACAGGTATGACAACAGATAATGTTCTTTTTAATTTATATATAATAATGTATTATCTTCTTTATATGTATTGGCAGGCTTGTGAAAGTCTGCCTTTATTGTTAATGTATGCAATATAGAAACATCATAAGTAAAGAAAGGTTAAATAAATAAAGAAAAACCATAAAACATTTGCATGTTAGAAAATTATTTCGTATCTTTGCAATGTCTTTAAGAGGTACTTGAAGATTTGCCGCAAGACAAGTTTCTTGCAAGATAGTGCAGAGCGAGCACGTTAAAAACTAGCACAATTGTTATGAAGATGATTACCGAAAAGCAGAAGAAGTTCATCAATGATATTAAAGGTGTTATTACAGAAAATGGTATTAATGCTATTGATGCATTGGACTTGAATAAGTTTACTTGCTATGATGCATCTAAGCTTATTGGTGGTTTGCTTGGTCTTAGAGATTGTTACAAGGCGATTTCTAGAGGCGCATGTGTAACTAGTACGGCATATTGCGGTGAGGCTTTAGATAATGTCTTTAATACAATTGAAAAGTATAAATAATAAAAAAGGTGAGACACACCGCAAAAACTGTCTAAGATAATGAATATCAAAGAATTAGTAAGAAATATGATAGCTTTCTTAAATGAGCGTCACGATATGGATTGTGCTACGTTACGTCAGCGTTTTGCAGTATGCTATGATATGAGTGAAGACGAGGCAAAGAAAGTTATTTTGGAGCTGACAATGCTTCAGATATTTGCAGAGAATTTTGGTGTTGAAATTTAAAACTTTAAGATTATGGATAAGAAGACTGCATATAAAGTTATAAGCCAATTTAGGGCAAATAATTGTAAGAGTGGAGCTTTGGCTATCGCTTTGGATGAAGCATTAAAAGCATTAAAACCGATTGCAGTAAATCAAGTTTTTTGCATTAAGCTGGAGATATTAGATAGTGGAAACTATTATCATTCGAAAGCTGCGCAATCTACCTTATGGTTAGAAGCTTCTAACAATAAGAAAAAGATGCAAGCACATATTGAAGAATGGAGAAGTAAGGTCGTAGAGCGATGCAAGGATAACAACAGCTCTTTTGAGTTTGACTTTCATCATGGGAGTCCTTATAATTTCACGGCAAACAAGTCGAATTGTAATGAGTTACCTTTTTACTTTAAAGGTAAACACTACTGCTTTACAATATTAGAGGTTTCTAAGAGTATTAAAAGCATGTATGATGACCGTATCGAAAAAGATATGGATGCCGTTCAAGATATGATGTCTTATTTAAATTTATAGAGCATGAAGTTATACGAGGTAGGCTGCATCGTCAAAGAGGTGCAGCCAAAGAATGGAGTAAAGATTACTCTAGAGGAGGCTCAGGCTTTAGTTGGTGGTTATGTCGAGTTGGTTCATCTTGATGATAATAACATATTATTGTGCGATGAAGATGGACTTCTCAAACATAAACCTATAAATACTTTGGCTACAATACAAGCGAAGAGGCTTGGCTGGAAAGGTATTTGTTGTTTGGTTGGAAGCGTTTTATTTTTAAAGGACAAGGAGTTTTAGTTATGAGTAAGGCAAGAAAGAATGATGTGAATAAGGATATACCCGAAGAGCGAATAACTCTTAGGGTATTGAAGAATTATTCAAAAATGCAAGAAGAATTATGTCATCTTCGTAAGAAAACACGTGAACAAGGCTACAGACTTAATGAACTCAACAATCAGCTACAGAGGCTTCACTCGAAAGAAGTTAGATATGAGTTAGAGAAGTACAGAAAGTTACTCTTAGAGCGTGATGAGTTGCGTGAGAAGAATAAGGCTTTGGAACAGGTGGTAAAGCAATACGATGGATTAAAAAGTTCTTTTACTAGCGAATTGAACGAAAAAGAGGAGGGTAGAGAATGATTATAGGTTCAATGACGGGGCGTGAACTCTTTGATATATTCAAGAAGGATAAGCCTATGCTAGAAAAGTTTGCTATCGAAAAAGCAAAGAAACTCATCCGTGAGCTTCGTAAGGGAATGGGACGATACACAACTCAGTGTTATGATTTCAAGACGAAAGACGCTACCGAGTACAAAGTATGCGTGTTTGTAGATAGAGGGAACATAAGACAATTCTATTTTGACATGTTTATCTATTGCAAGGAAACGAACGATTACGTATGTGCTACTTCCTTGTTGGACGAAGAGAATAGTGCAGAGCAGTTCAGTTATACGCCTCATTTCTTGCGGAGATATGCCGAGCGAGCATTGGGAATAGAGAACATGCCAATTAATAGGGTGCTTGCTCACATCGAAAGAGAAGTAGGCTATACGGTACTTATTTATAAGAATGATACAAGTAAGGTTGTTGCTACAAGTATGGGGCTTTATCTGCAAAAGATTGACAAAAGGCGAGGTATCAATATATGCAAAACTTTTGTTAGTGTTGACATGCTTAAAACCTCCCAAATTAAAGCGTATATGGTTGTTGCGGACTTAATTGAAGAGTATTCAGAACGATACAATAAAGTTCAAAGGAATGATAATGTACGAGTAGATTTCGCTAATGATTGTTTGAGAAGAGGTATTACTGAAAAAGATTTGATTAATGCCTATGGTGAATATTTTAAGAACAAAAAATAAAAGAAAGGGTTTCGTATGGAGAGAATGACAAGAAATGATGCCGCTGCTTATTTAGGTGTTGACCCTCAGACGATTACGAACTGGGTTAACAAGGGCTTGCTTGGTGGCTACAATGATAAAAGCAGTAAACGCTTTTGGGTGAATGTAGATGATGTTAAGAAGTATTCCGAGAAATACAAGATGTTATCTATCTCAGAGGATTTACTTGATAGAGAGCAGAAAGAGTTGTTGGCAAGTGAGCGCAAGGTAAATACTAAGATACAAATGTTAATGCATGATGCGTTGAACGTTTCTTCTTTCAGCTATGACAAAATAGGTAGTTCACTTTGTATGTTATTGGAGTTAACGGCACAATACGGATTACGAGAGAAAAAGATTATGCAAGCATTTTTCAATGGAGACCGAATTAGTGATATAGCCGATAATTTTGAACTTTCAAGAGAAAGGGTGCGCCAGATTGTTATTAAGGCTATCCGGAAGTTCAACTATGCGATTGAAGAACTTGTAGACTTGAAGCTGGAGAACAATTCCTTGAAAGAGGAAATTAAGAATGTAAAAATGCAGTTTATTATGCAAGAAGGTAAAAAAGAAGAAGAACAACCTGAAGATGTTCCCACTTCATTGTTCTCCATCAGATTAGTTAATTGTAATTTACCAGTTCGTGTCCTTAATGTGACAAAGGCAGCCGACATAGATACTATTGGAGACTTGGTACAATATTCCAAGCTCGATATGATAAAATTCCGAAACTTCGGAAAGAAAAGCCTTATGCAATTGGATGACTTTATTCACGAAATGGGATTGGAATGGGGCATGGATAAGGCTAAGATATATGCAAGGGGTATTCAGCGGATGAAAGATGACTCTTATATTGAAGAGTTGTTTGGAAAGCATCTTGCGGATATAACAAGCGATATTGAGAAAAAGTATAATCTTTCTCCGGCTGAGGCTATGAAGAGAGCTTATAGTGAAATGAAGAGATATGTAGGATTTAAAGAGAAGAGTAATGAATGAAGTATATAATGATGTTTTAGGTAAGGCGTTAAGCATTAAATCAACCAATAATATTGTCGTAAAAGTAGAGCAAGGAGCATTAGAAGTTAATCTGAAACAATGTAGTGTAAAGCGCATTATGTGGTTCTCTGTCTTCTTGATTGATGGATTTACTATGCGTCCATACAGTTATACTTTCTATTCCTCTATGAGTGATGATGAGTTGGATGACACATTTACACAAGTAGAAGGCAGATTGAGCTTTCTGAAAAACTTAAATTCTAAATAACATGACGGAACAGGAAAGAAAAGTTGTAAACCATGCAATGAAGATTCTAGAGCAGAGCCAAGATGATGAGGCTAGGGCGTTGGCTGTCAAGTTGTTGGAACAAGGTACAAAAGTTCCTCTTCAGAAAGTGCAGTTTTATGCCGCATATTGCAATGGCTTGCGTGATGGGTATTCAAGAATATTCGACCTAATACAAGGTGGTGGGTGGCTTGCGAAAGTGAGCAAGAAGGAAATGCCATATTTCGAAGCAGAGAAGGAGCTTGTAGAGAGCTGTATTGATGCTTTCTACGATTATCATATGGGCAAGTATGATATTAGGTACAAGAATAAAGAATTATCCAAAAGTGGTAATGGCTTGCAAGGCTGTTTTTGTGAAACAAACGATGATTGGTTTTGAGGTTAAATACAACAAAGATAAAGAATGATTGCACAATATAGATAAGTGAAGTTGTAAACCTTTGATATGTAGGTACTCCCTTGCAAATTTTGTATCTTTGCAAATAAAAAAGGAGATTTATATATGGCAGATAGAGGATATAGAGGCAGACCTCAACGAGGCGAAAGAGCGGATAGGCAAATCAATGCCGGACATAGCCGTGGGTTGGATGCGGCTTTGTCTGACACTGAAGCTAAGATTAGAAAGCTAAAGACGGAACGTATTTATGCCTTTAATAAGGACGGAAAAGAAATAGCGCATTCCCAAACAGGAAAGGCACATAGTACGCAATTACCTTTTGGCTATAACTACAAAGATGCCATCATTACTCACAACCATCCTAATAGAGGTATTGGAGATACTATAGCTGGAAGAGTTGGCACAATTTTGTCTGGAGCTGACATTTTTACAACTATAGCACATAACGCTTCCGAGATTCGAGCAGTTACAAAGAATTATACGTATTCTTTGAAGAGACCAAGTAAAGGGTGGGGACTTTCAGAATCGGATGCATGGGATGTTTTTGGTAAGAAAAATTCGCAATGGAGACGAACCCTTCAGCAAAAACAGACAGAGTATCTTTCAAAGAGCGGAATACGAAATCGAATAAACGAGAAAGTGCTAGCTTTAAACAGAAAGCGTTCTAGTTTTACGAAAGGAGGAAAAGTCCCTAGTGCAAGTGATGTGTCTAGTTATAATCGTGAAGCAAACGAAATACAGAAACGTGTCACGGAAGCTAATGATAGAGGTAATGTTGGTGCGCAATATCAAGTTATGAAAGAATACGCAAAGAAATACGGATGGAATTTAACACGTAAGCGTACATCTTAAGGAATATATTCGAACGATGGGTAGTATTGTCCCTCTTCATGTGGGAAGAACCTTCCCATCATTGACAATGCCGTAGTACATTTTTCATATTGCTTTTGAAATCCGTACTTTTTAGCTCTCGATAGGTTGTGATCCAGGTCGTTGATTTTGACTTGTATTGCAACCATATCTTTTGAATCAATGATTGATTGTATGTAGTCAAAATACGGAACACCTTTCTTGTGGGTTAGGACACATACACTATCGGCAATGTCTTTTCTAACACCTAGTGATAACAGCTTGTCGTAGGTCATATCCGTATCTTCAATCGTATCATGGAGAAATCCGACACAAATCTCTTCGGTACTATTACCCATTTCTCCTACATGGATAGGGTGCAATATAACAGGCAATCCAACCTTATCAATCTGTCCTTTGTGCGCCTTGCAAGCGATACCAAGGCACAATTCTATCATTTCAGAATCTTTCATATTCTTCTTTCGTTATTAGCTCACCTAACTCAAGAGCATCTTGTGCATAGGTGTTTTCATTAAACTTAAACTCCTTTGGCTTACGTCCTTTACCTTTAGGGTAACACATAAGTTCTTTATTTACATATTGATAACGGACAACGATGTCATCCTCCCAATAGTAAACATAAACCGACTCTCCGTTTTTAAGGAGGTGGCTGATTTTGTTCTTATCTTTATTGTTCATAGTCTTTATCTCCTTATTACAATGCAAAGATATAAAAAATATATTAAACTTGCAAACAAATTAATGTTTATTACTTGAAATTTAAATATATTAATTATTGAAATGTTGCATAGTAAGCTTGTTGCATAGATACTGACCTTTGCTTCTTACCTCCGTTACTCTTGGCGGTTCTACTTTGCTCATATAATGCATGTCCCCAACCGGATGGTTTCTTGGTCTCTTTATAGATTTCTCGCATGGTCTTCCCACCCAACAGCTTGTAGGCTATCGAGTAATTCTCTTTGGCGTAAATCATCTTGGCGGTGTTAACTTGTATTTCACCAATAAGTCCGGTTTTCTTGTTCCGGATATTGATGATGTTTCCTGAATAGCCAGTATCCAGTTTCTGTTCCTTGAGTCTAACGAACTCAAAGCCCTTGTATTTGCCTTTAAGGTCTTTTATTATTTTCGGTATTGACCCTTTATCTGCGATGATGGTTGTTCTGTACGAGTCCTTAATGTCTTTGATACCATTAGCTTCGCCCTTAGCCTTGCGTACAATGGAGTCAACACTCTTGTAATTGATAGGAGTGACCCTTGCTCCATACTTCTTAGCTATACCTTCAGCTATAGCTTGTAGCTTGTTACCAACCGACTCGGCTTTTCTCCGCATAGAGGTAGCTTGTGCTCTCAGCCTAGCATATGCCCCATTATTACCAACGTCTCCCATATCTTTTTTAGTGCAAAATTAACCAAAATGCAAGCCAATTAATATATTGCGGCGATATGTTATTTCACTTAAAAGACAAAGTGAAAAGACACGCAAGTAAACATTTCTCTTAAACAATTATTATTCATACCTTTGCAAGAAACAATGAGTTGATAAGATGACGAAACCAAGAGATTATTTCACAGGCAAGCAAGAAGAGTTCAAACGCTCCGAAGTGCAAATAGCACCATATAATCCAAGGAAGATTTCACCGCAGCAGAAAGCTACATTGAAACGTTCCATAAGAAAATATGGCGTTGTTGGTGGTATAACCGTCAATAAGCAAACAATGACCATCGTAGGCGGCAACCAAAAAGTAACCATCGTGGATGAGATTATGGGCTATCCCGAAAAGGATTATACTCTTTTGGCTGAGGCTGTAAATATGGATTACAAGACCGAAGTTGAACTGAATTTCATGCTTAATTCCGAGAATGCTCATGGAGAATGGGATGACATGAAAGTCCGTGAGTTAATTCCGGACATAAACTATATGGATGCCGGATTAACGGAAGAAGACTTATCCCTGTTCGGCTATGATGCAATGGTAAAGACTGAAGGCGAAGATGAGTTAGGTAAAGAACTTAATTCCTTACTAGACCCATTTGCCCAAGAAAGCGAAAACAGAAAAGTACAAGCACCAAAGGAAGTGCAAGAAGAGCAGAGACGACAGATAGAACAAAATCAAATTATAGCCAATCAGCAGCAAGAGGCTCAATACCAAGCGAATAAGGAACGTATGCAGCAGGTGAAGAAAGAAGTAAACACCAAGGCAGCGGAAAAGGCATTAGAAGCCGAGTCTTACGTCATGCTATCCTTTGATAACATCGAGAACAAGGAACGCTTTATGAGCACCTTTGGCTTTATCGAAACCGATAAGGTAATAAAGGGAGAAATGCTTATGAAAGTAGCAAAACGAATATAAACGAATAAGCAATGAAAAAGATTATAAGAATATTACTAGGGTACATAATAGCGGCAATAACAATGCTTATGATTATTCCCTTTATGTTTGTTTCTCTGTTTCTTGGAAAAAGGAGAAAGAAAGCGTTTGGTATATGGGTGTCGTGTCTTTTTATCCCTTTGATAAACAAGGTAGGGCAATTGGTTAACTCATAAATATCGAAAGACTATGAAGGCAAACGGAAAAAGATTAATGAAGATTGCGAACTTGGCTATAACTATGGTATTGGCAATACCGATGTTCTTACTAGCCGTTCCTTTCTATATGTATAACAAAATTAGAGGCAAGGTATAAATCCCATCTGCCCAATATATAGCGAAACAATAATAAATACAAGAAAATGGCAAAACCGAAATTTGATTACAATGGCGATGCTTTCTACGATGAGATAGAACAGCTTGCAAAGCAAGGTCAGAAGGATTCTGAAATTGCCTACGCCCTTGGTTTGAAGTTTGGGGTTGACCTAAATCCACAGGTCTTCAACCGAATGAAAAACGGAAAATACGAGAATTGGAATGAAGACGAAAATGCGGAAAGAGGCGAAAGGATAACTCAATCCCTCGTGCGTGGCAGAGAGTTTATTAATGCAATCGTGCGTGGTAGATTCCTTAAATGCGCCCTTGGAGGTGTCAAGGTAAAGGGCAAGACAACCACCAAGAGACATATGGTTGTAGATGGAGTTATGACAGATGATATAGTAGTGGAAACTAGAGAAACCGAGCAGGAGACCCCACCTAACGTACAAGCTCTTTCAACTTGGCTATTCCATTACGATATGACTTGGAGAGAGATACAGAGAGGTAAGAAGGATGAAGAGGAAAAGGGCATTCCTTTTGACCCTAAGAAAGGTATATCCGTCAATAAGTGGATAGAAAGAGAGATTGAGCAAGAAGCAGAAGAACAAGAGGAGGGTGAATAATGGCAAAAACACATTCCGTTTATTATCCGTTGTATAACGACAAGACGCATTTCATTTACCTTATAACAGGAAGCCGTGCGTCAGGAAAAAGTTTCTCTGCTTCTCAGTTTATCGAAAGACTTACTTTTGAATACAATGCAGAAAGAAAGATAGCACATAAGATTCTTTATACACGTTATACAATGGTGAGTGCCGCTATTTCCGTAATTCCAGAGGTTAAAGAGAAAATAGAGATAGATGGCACACAGGATTATTTCAAGAACACGAAGACGGATATAGTCAACAAAATGACGGGAGCTGAAATCATGTTCCGTGGTATTCATACGGCTAGCGGTAATCAGACTGCGAAGTTAAAGTCTATTCATGGTGTGACTACGTTTGTCGTTGATGAGGCTGAGGAATGGACGAGTGAGGAGGATTTTGAGCGTATCATGCTTTCAATCCGTCAGAAAGGCTTGCACAACCGAGTAATAATCATTATGAACCCTTGTGATTCAAATCATTGGGTATATAAGCGTTTCATCGAAAAGACTCATAAAGAGGTGTATTTTGATGGCGTTCCCGTTCAGATCAGTACAGACCCTAGAGTACTTCATATACATACGACCTATCTTGATAATATAAAGCATCTTTCACCGGAGTTCCTTAACGAGGTGTTAGAGATGAAGGAGAATGAGCCGGAGAAATATGCGCATATAATGATTGGTAGATGGTCGGATGTATCAGAGGGCGCAATATTCAAGCATGTAGGCATCGTTGATAAGTTCCCTAGCAATGCAAGGAAAGTAGCCATCGGTGTAGACTGGGGATATTCAAAAGATTATACGGCAATTGTAAAGTGCGGTATCGTAGACAATCGCCTATACATAGAGGAACTTTGCTATAGAACGGAAATGTTATCTAGCGACATCATAAGATTCTTGCGCCCTTATGCGGACGAAGGCTTGTTTGTGTATGCGGATAGTGCTGACCCTAGACTTATAGATGAGGTAGCTCTTGGTGGAATAGTTATATATGGAGCACAAAAGGGTGCTGGTTCTATATTGGCTGGTATTGACAAGATGCAGACATTCGAAATCTTTGCGACTAGGCAATCAGTCCATTTGCAGAGCGAGTTCCGCAAATATGTGTGGGCAAAGGACAAGGATGGCAATTATATCAATGTTCCCGAAGACCATGATAACCATTTGATAGATGCTGCTAGGTATTATATTCTTGCCGTATTGCTCGGTAAAGTGATGAAGCCAAGAAAAGCTTCTAAATCAGACTTAGGAGTGTACTAAATGACAAATATAATTACTTTTGTAATAAAAATACAAGTGTTTAATTATTAGATTGTTAGTGTAAGTATTCTATAAGAGTAGATAAAAGTTAAGTGTAAATAAAAAAGATTGTTTACTAAATAAAGATAAATTCTTTAGTAAATAGTCTTTTTTATTCACTTAAAAACTAAGTGAAAGGCATACGTAAATTAAAGTATGTAGAAACCATGTTTATTATTACCTTTGCTTCAAAAAGTTATAAGGATGTTTGTAGATTCAATTATTCAGATAAAGACATATTTTCGAAACCTCACGCTCAACGCATTGGGTGTGGAGAGAAGCATCTTCGAACGTTTGGACGATAACGATGTTGATTCTGTCGTAAACATGATGGAACAACATGATTTCGATGTGGATAATGCCATTTCGGAATATAATCCACAAACCCATAAGGTGATGAGCCGTGAAGATAAATGGGTAAAGGGAGAAAAGCCATACAGGACGGAGAAGTTGGCAAGAACAAGACAAAGATACATCAATGAGGTAGAATTGTTCTTCTTGTTAGGCAATCCGGTTATGTGGAAGAAGACTGAAGGTGACGATGAAGCCTTTGAACTATATAAAAAATACTTGAAGGATATATACTTCAATACCAAGCTACGTCAATGTAAACGACTTGCCGGAGCAGAAACCGAAAGCGGTTTTGTTTTTAATTTCTCGCAAAAAAACGGAAAAATGCATGTTGATGTGTATGTTGCAGCTCGCTCAAAGGGACATAAGATGAGAGAGTTGTTTGACCAGTACGGAAACATGCTTGCTTTTGCTGTAGGCTATTCCTTAAAGCGAGAATCAAAGACTATCGAATGTTGGGATATATTGACATCCGTTTTTAACTATCATTGTGAACGTGGTGGCTTTGGGTGGAAAGTGTATAAGTATCCTAATCCGACAGGAAAAATTAATGGCATTTATTTTCGTCAGCCAAAGGCATGGGAAGGAGCAGAACCGAGAATGGAACGTGAAGAAATGCTTGATTCCAAGATTGGAGATGCTAACAACTACTTTGCTGACCCTATTGCCGCTGCTACTGCTGACGTGATACAATCAATCCCTAAGCGGAACAAGCCAGGTAAACTCATACAACTTACAGGCAAGAACTCTAGGTTTGAATATATCAACCCGCCTCAAAATTCCGAAATCCGCAAGGCAGAGAAAGAAGACTTGGCTCAGTCTATCTTGTTTGATACGTTTACACCGGATATGTCACCGGAACTGATGAAAGCTATGAGCACGCTTACTAGTGTCGGCATAAAACGAGCGTTGGTATTGGGCTACATCAAGCGAGCGAACCGAATGGAAATCTATGAAGAACTTGTCGGTAGATTATCGCATGTGATTATAGCCGTAATGAAGGAACTATATCCTGAGATGAGAAGCAAGTTGGATAAGTTGGAGGTCGAATTCGATTTTGCCGAACCTTTCGAGGATGACAAAAAGGATAAGTGGAAAGTAATAGCGGAACTATATAATCAAGGCGTACTTTCTTTAGAGACTGCTGTACAAATGCTGGCTTTAACTGACGCTCCTGCTGAAGAAATTGAAAAGATACGCAAGGATGCAGAAGATAAAGTAGCGTTAGCTGCAAAGGTAAAGGGAAACGAAAACACAACTTCATAATTTTAAATGCTTATTGTTTTTGGGCGCATTTCCTTTTAGGATTTGCGCCCTTTTTGCACTTAAATTTTAAGTGAAAGCATTGTGATAATAATATAATATTATTCCTCATTTTGTTTTTAACTTTGTTGGCATGAACACGAATGAACTTATCATAAACGGAAAAGATGCTTGGAATACCTATCGGGTCAAGATGGGGTATGGCTTTTTGGATGCGTTGGAAGCTGACGCAGACAATAAAAGTTATATAACCAATGAAGTAAGGACTGAGCACGGAACTAGGGTTGTTCCTATCCGTCCCAAAAAGGCAGAAAGAAGCATTACCTTGGAGTTCGTTATAGTCGGTAAAGACCATAACGATTACAATAATAGGGTAAAAGCCTTTGATGCACTTATGGATAATGGTTTTGTTACGATACAAGTTCCTCGATCAAAGGATGATGTCTATCGTTTGTTTTGTGCGAGGAAGTCTCCTACCTATTCAAGAGGAAAAGGAGGGGTTATAGGCAAGAAGAGTTTGAAGTTCATAGAATATAATCCAACGAACAGGGGAGCCTTGACTGATGCGGATATTGATATGTTCACGTTGAAAGAATTTGAAGATATAGAACAGTTATGAAAACTTACAAGAATATTGATATAAAGTATTACGATAATGACGGAAACATACATGTAAGATGTTCTGTTCCCGTAACACAGGATGCATTGGTTCACTATGAATTAATGCAGTCTCACTATTGTAAGCTTTCCTTTAAGCTTTATAAGCCTACATATTTCTTGCTTGGTGATTTTATAGATACACCATATGGACGATTTGAGCTAATAGATTTAACTAAGGCCAAAGATAATGATACTATTGGATATTCCTATGAAATCCAATTTGATGCATATTATCGTAAGTTCAAGAACAAAATATTGAAGTATCGCCCGAATACAGGTTCACAAGAAGCGACTTTCTCTCTTACTTCAAAAATAAGTACCCATGTAGAGGTGATTATGAAAAGTCTAGCTTATTATGCGAAGTTAGACAAGTCTTATCTTTACGACCCTAAATTTGAAGGCGAAGGAACGGACTATACTTATGTTATTGATGCGAGCGTAGATGCAAATGCTGCAAAGCTTATAACCTACTCAAACACAAGTGTGTTGGATGCTATTGCAAATATTGCTCAGACGTTTGAATGTGAATGGTGGTTTGAAGGCAATATTCTACATTTTGGTACTTGCGAGAATACAAATGCGATTGTTGATTTCAGACTAAACGACAACATCGTTTCTATGTCAAGTTCACAAAGCCAGTCCACTTATGCAAACAGGGTATATGCTTTTGGAGCTGCAAGGAACTTGCCTAGTGGATATAAGAATGATGCCGATGCGGACATAACAAAAGATGGTGTCGTAGAAAAACGTCTTATGCTTCCTACTTCAGCAGAATGCTCTGACAAAAACAAGCAATTGTTAGCAGAGAATGGCTTTGAGCTGAAAAACGGATATATACAAGTCGGTGGACTCCATGAAGACCAGTACGTAGAGGGAGTAACAACAAATGATGATATTTATCCAAGAAATCTTATCAAAACGTCTAATGTGACATCATACGAAAAAGATGTAGAGGATGAAAGTACACCCGAAGAGGGTGATTACATCAAACGGACTTTCTATCGTGTAAATTCGCTTACTATTGTCAATGATGATGGCGAAAAAACAGGTGATATGGCTTTCCGAAAGGCGTATATTCTTAGTGGCAAGAACTTACATATAGTATTCCAAAGCGGTTCTCTTAATGGTATGGACTTCGAATGTGAGTTTAATCCAGATGGAGTTTCTGAAATACTTAAGGACGATGATGGTAATCCGATATTGAAAGATGGAAAAGAACAGATAAATCCTAAGTCGCAGGTATTTGAGATTGTTGCTAATGAGGATTATGGTCGTTTTTTGCCGGACACAACTTTGCATCCAAAGGACGGAGATACTTTTGTTCTCTATAATTGGGATTCTACCAAATTGGGCGATGCTTTGGTATCTGCTGCTTCCAATGAGTTGCTGACGGATTCTATTAAGAATTTGAAGAAGTCAATAATAGACCCTACGACATATACATGTACCGCTGAGGCTAATTATTCATTCAATCAAGGTCGTGGCAACTTGCATGGGGTAGGAGACAGGGTTAACCTTTACAATAAAGGTTATGATGACAGTTATAGGTCTTCAAGAGTTATTGGATATGAATTCAGCCTTGATATTCCTTTTGATGGTGCGAAGTATTATGTTGGAGAAAAGCCTTCGTATTCCCGCCTCAATGCAATGGAGTCAAAGATAGAGGAACTTGTCTATAATGGACAGAGTTATCTTAATGGTAATGGCGGAAGCGGAAGGTCGATTTACATCATTAAGAGTTATGATAGCATAACTCCTACGGATTATAATGTATTTTCAGCAAAAGCTGTTGATGAACAAAGATTAAACAAGACAAAGGACGACACCGTAAAGGGCACAATCACTTGGGAAAAGGTGCAGAAGTTCTTTAGTGGGTTGCATGTCGGTAACTCCAACAATGAGAACGGAGGCTCGTGGACTCCCGATGCAGAAGGTCGTTCGCACCTCATCACAGATTACTTGGAGGTAAGAATGAAGGCTATCTTCGAGGAGCTGGTCATCAATAAAACATCCACCATTGGCGGTAAGGAGATAATCTCTCCTGCTGGTGGCGTGGTGGCTCATAAGGTAGAAGAGGTTACTGTGACATATAATAATGTGTCACAGAAGGCTTATCGTTGCTATTTCTTAGCAGAGCAGGAAGGCGATGCCGTGGATAATGATTTCGCTATTGGCGACCAAGTGCGCTCGGAATCATTCAACGTCCGAAAGGGCACTTATCACAAGGATGGCAATCACTTCTATTGGCGATTGGTAATCGGTCGTGATGAAGACCCTGTAGAGCTGGAAGGAAAGAAATATCATTATATCGACCTCTCTGATACCGATTGCGCTACGGCAAGCGACGTACCTGCTAAAGGTGATGTGCTCAATCAGTGCGGTAATAGAACCGATGTAGAACGTCAGAACTGCCTTATCTTCTCGGCGGTAGATACCTATTCGCCATCCATCAGCCTCTATCACGGCATCAACAGCTATTCCTTTGCCAATAGGGAGTACGTGGAATATGGTGTGAATAAGCAGAATAATAAGGCATTCTTCAACGTCTATGGTGATATGTATGTAGGTGATAGACCTACAAAGGAGAATGGCTATGAGGGCAGCTCTTATATCAGATATGATAGCAGCACTAAGCAATTGTCTGTTAAGGGTAAGATTTCCGCTAAATCCACTGTGGATGGCAAGGAATTGTCTCAGTATTTCAATAAGATTGCCGAATTGCAGAATCAGGTGGATGGTGCTATCGAAACGTGGTTCTATGATGGTGTGCCTACCTTGGAGAATGCCCCAGCCATCAGTTGGAAGACCGATAAGGATAAAGAAATCCATCTTGGCGACCTTTACTACGACAACAAGACGGGCAAGGCATACCGCTTTGCCAAGGATAGCAACACCTATAAGTGGACTATCATTACAGATACCGACATCGCCAAAGCCCTTTCCGATGCAAGAATGGCACAGGAGACCGCAAACGGGAAAATGAAGGTGTTTAGCGTTCAGCCTACGACACCTTATCAGGTTGGCGATATATGGGTTAATGCCACTTATCCTTCTGACGGCACTACCTACAAGAATGAGGTATTGCGCTGTCAGACCAACAAGGCAGCAGGTTCTCAGTTCGCCATCGGTGATTGGATTAAAGCATCTAAATACACCGATGATACCGTTGCCAACGCAGCCAAAAAGGCAGCAGAAGATGCTCAGAAGGCGGCACTGACCGCACAGACGGACATTAAGAACCTCGGAAAGACGGTCACTGATAATAAGAAGGAATTCGATAATTATGTTACCGATGGCTACCTAGAGCCTTCCGAGATTGCGGCAATGGCGCAGGATTCTAAGCGACTTGAGGATGATTTTGCGGCTGCACAGAAGTCGTATAATGAGGTGAAGGATGCAGAGGTACTGAAGGACACCAAGGAACTCACTGACCTCAACACCGCTTTTGCTACCCTCACGAGTGCCAAAACGGAACTCATCAAGTTTCTTTCAGATATATCTAAAAGATACAATGAGACTGATACCGACGGCAAGGCTGCTATCGTCTCAGCCGTGGGAACGAAGTTCACTAACTTTCAGTCCGCATACAGCGCATTCTATGACAAACTTGGCTTGGCAAACTCCTATATCACTAGGAAGATATATGGTGACTTGAAGCAGAATATCACAGACCTCGCAGGTTACAAGTATCTCAAGGATGCGCTCGGTCAGACTACAGATATTGACGGTGGTCTTGTAATGACAACGCTCCTTGCGCTGAGAGACGGAGACGGAAACGTTCAGAGCGGTATCAACGGAGCAATAGACCCGAATAGAGGAAAGAAGAGTATCGCAACATGGTGGGGCGGTCAGATGGTGGATAAGGACTATAATAGTGGAAATCTTACCCCTGCAACCTCCCTCATCCGCTTCGATGGCTCTGGTTATCTTGCCAATGGTGCTATCTGGTGGGACGTGAGCGGAAAGGTTCACGCAGACCCTACATCGTTTATCATCAGCGAAAAGAATCTTGGCGCATACCTCATCTTCTTCGAGCCGACCTGGAAGGAAGGAAGTGCAGGAACGAGCGTTGCCGACCTTGTATCACTGAAGCCAAACGCACCATTCTCTAAACTTGGTGTATCGGGCGATGCTACCTTCGAGGGCGCAATCTCCTTCCATGGCATTAAGCTCACGTATGATTCCACAAACAAGGCTATCAAGATTGATGGAAATCTCTATGCCACAGGCGGTATCACGGCATACGGAGCAGGAGCATCTACCACGGGCGGTGGTGGCTTGATTGCAAGCGTAATCAGCTATGCGAGAATCTTAGAAGGAAGCTATACGGATGCAGACTTGACGAGTATTCCGAATGCCTATGCTATCAAGGCTCTCAGCAGTCGAATTGACAATATAGCTACAGAGCTTGGTGGTCTTAATCTCTCCTGGAATAACATCACGGGTAAACCATCAACGTTCGCACCTAGTGCGCATACCCATAAGTGGACAGAAATCACTGACCGCATCACGAAGGTAAGCCAGCTTACCAACGATGCTGGGTATCTGACTGCTCATCAGTCTCTCGCAAGCTATTATACCAAAGCGGAGATTGATGCAAAGGGCTATACTACCAATAAGGGTACTGTTACATCAGTGGCTCTTACCCTCCCTACAGGTTTGGCGTGCGCAACAAAGACCATCACAACAAGCGGCACATTTGCTGTTACTTTTGCTTCTGGATATTCAATTCCAACAACGACAAAGCAGACGGCTTGGGATGGTGCGGTATCAGCAAAGCATACTCATAGCAATAAGTCTGTGTTGGACGGCATTTCATCTGCGAAGGTAACTCATTGGGATAGTGCCTATGATTGGTACGCCCTTATGACTACTGACGAGGAGACTGCGGATGGCATTATCAATAAGTGGAACGAGGTGGTGAGCTTCCTCGCCAATATTGCGCAGACAGACACTCTTAGCGGTATTGTTGATGGAATCAATAAGTCTATATCTGACGAGGTGACAAGAGCGAAAAAAGCAGAAGGGGTAAACGCTTCGGGCATATCCACCAATAAGACGAATATCACCACCTTGCAGGGCTACTTCACTAATGGCTCTGCGAAGAAGGCACTCCAGCTCACGAATGCTCGCAAGTTTTGGGGAAATTCATTCAATGGTACTTCTGATATTAATGGAAGCATCATCGTGCCTAACGGAAAGTATATCTCCATCGGCAACATAAAGATGGAGTATGATGCAACCAATAAGGCGTTGAAGATTACGAACACTACGACTAACGAGGTGGCAAACCTCTATACTAGTGGCGGTGTTTCTGCCTATGGTGTGGGAACATCATCATCCAGTGGTGGCGGCTTAAACGGCAGTGTGAAGAGTTATTCAAATGCCTTGAAGCTTACATCAGAATCGCTGAGTGAGATTGCCTCTGCCTACTCCATCAAGGCTCTTGATTCTCGTATCTCCAGCCTAGAAGGAGGCTCGGCTATGGACGTTAGTGTTAGCGGTAGTGGAAACGCAGTGACAGCCATCAGTAAGAGCGGAACGACTATCATCGTGACAAAGGGAACTACGTTCTTGACTTCACATCAGAGCCTTGCGAGCTACCTTACTAAGACTGACGCTGCCAGCTTGTATCAGCCAAAGGGAAACTATCTTACCGCACACCAATCGCTCGATGGTTACGTTAATGCAATATCTGTAAGTGGAAGTGGGAATGCTATCACGTCTGTATCTAAAAGCGGAAAGGGTATTACATTTACTAAAGGTGCTACATTTTTAACTTCTCACCAAAGTCTTGCTAACTATTATACCAAAAGTAGTGTAGATTCACTTCTTAGTGGTAAGTCGGCAACTAGTCATACACATAGTGTTAAGATTAACGGTGTTACTAAAACTATTGCAGCTACTGGTGGAACTGCTGTAGATTTAGGAACGTATCTTACTTCTCATCAAAGTTTAGCAGATTACGCTAAGAAGAGTGAAATACCTACAAAAGTAAGTCAACTTACTAATGATACTGGTTATATTACTTCTAGTGGAAGTTGTGCTTATGCTACAAGTGCAGGCAATGCTGACAAGGTTGATGGTATTCATGCTAACGGACTTCTTACTGCTCTATCTAACTCTGATAAGGGAATTAGTATAACAGTTGGTGGAACAACTAAAAGTGTTTCAAATATTAGTGTTAATTATGCTAGTAGTGCTGGAAATGCAGATACTGTTGATGGTGAACATGCATCTGCTTTTACTAGAATAGTAGGTAGACATGGAATTTACACATCAGGAACTGCCCCTTATAAGTATATTCATTTGTTTAGAATAGCAAATTCAAATGGTTATTCTACACTTGATTGTGAAATAGATATTAGAACACGTTATCATAGTGCTAAAATAGAAATTAGAATTTCTACAGCGGAACATCCTTATAATAATGGAGGAAGTTCAATTTCAATAGTAAAGAAAGTTGTAAGTGGTAGAACTTGTAATCTTTGGGTTTTACCTACAGTACAATCATCTAACTATAATTATTATGATGTGTATTATGAATCAGGAGCTTGGAATAGTGGTTCTTATGGAATAACATTAAAAGGTAATAATGGTAATCTTGTCTTCGAACATAAAGGTACAAATCTTACAAGTTTACCAGATAAAGTTACTCCTGTTAGTAATAACATTGCTACTTCTGCAACTAAACTTCAAACTCCTAGAACTATTTGGGGTCAAAGTTTTGATGGTACTGGTAATGTAAGTGGATTTATGAAGACTGTTAGAGGCTTAATCTATGGAGATAGCCTGAGTGAAGATTGGTCAGATGGTAATAATACACATCCTTGGTATGGTATTGATTATCGTCACTGTGTAGATAGTACTGAAACAGGAAAATCATATACTTCAATATCATCATACTTCGGTTTATATTTTAAAACTGGAGGTTCTAGATTTATTTTTGATGGAGGAAATGTTGGTATTGGAACTGCTGTACCTGCTTATAAACTTCATGTTGCTGGTGATATTTATTCCACTGCTAGTATTAGAACTATTTTTAAAGATAAAGCTATAATACTAAGCGATTCTGATGACCCTGCTTGGATTAGTGGCTTTGCAGGTCAAATAGTATTTAATACAGGTAATGCTGTTCGTTTTGGTGAAACTGATTGGAATATTGATAGATGGGCAGGTCTTAAATATACTCATTCTAATAAAACTATTTATCTTGGTATAGCTGATGGTTCTGCGTTTACTGCTATAAAACCACAAAGTGATGGTACACTTAAATTTCCAGGTATTACAACTATAATTCCTAATCCTGGAGCTAGAATTGGAGGTAGTGGTGGTGATTTATATTTAGGTAATGCTAATAATAGTAATTGGGTGAAAGTTCAAAAGATATGTAGTCATAATGGTTCTAATTATTGGTATATATATCAAAGCGGTAATGCTCATTTTAGTAACATTAATGTTGTTGGTACTGCTAATATCGGTGGTAATACTACTATCGGTGGTAATTGTCTTGCTAAAGGTGGAGTTACAGCTTATCAATCTTCTGACATCCGCTTGAAGCAGGATTTGCGGAAGCTGGATTACTTGGGTATCATCAAGGCAATGGGTGGCACATTCGGCTTTGCTTGGAAGAAGGACAACACAAGGTCTATCGGTTGGATTGCCCAGCACGTCTTGTGCAACCCTCACTTAAAGGACATCGTTGAGACGGACGAGAAGGGCTACTACAAGATTAACTACTGGTCTCCGAAGCTGATTGCAACGGCATTTGGTGCTATCGAGCAGGTGGGCGATGAGGTCAGCAGGTTGAAGGCTCGGGTGGTCTTCCTCGAATCAGAGGTTCAGCGATTGAGCGGAGATAAGGAAGACTGCAACAAGAAGAGATTAGATAACAAGAATATTAATTCATTAAATTAGATTAGAAAATGGAGAATTTAAAGATTAACAAGAAAAGTGAACAGACAGCTGCCACTTACACCAAGGGCGGCTATCGAGTAGAAATCACCTACAATGTTGACAAGACGGGTGGCAACATTGAGAGCATCAATATGAGTATCTATGGTGACCCAAATGGTAATTATCTCGGCAATGCGAACGCAAGCTCCAACGGCAGCGAACTGACCTACAACATCAGCGGTGTTCCGCAGAGCAAGCTCAGTGAGGTATCAGCATTGATTAAGGAGGTCAATTCCGCTATCGCCGCTAATATGGCAAGCGAGGCAGCAGAGTAAGTATCGTGAGTATTAACGCAGGGTGGCTCTTATAGAGCTGCCTTGCCTAGTGTTCAATGTAACAGTAGAGCGAGTTGTTACTAAAGAAGTTGTAACAGAATTAGAAACTAAAGTTGAATATTAAAAAAAATAAAGATTATGTCTTACAATAGTGAAAACGGAATTATTAGTGCTCCTGTTAGCATTGATGATGTTAAACAAGCTCTTGGAGAGAGTAGCAATGACCTTGCTACTCTTTGTAAGAGTGAAAATATAAATATATGGAGTAAGTATAAACCTATTAGTTGTAAAGGTGAATTTAAAGAATATCCTATTAGAGAAGACTCTGAGGAAATAGTAACATCTTCATATAATAAATATACTTGTGTTGTTCGTTGTGGTATGAATATACCTATGGATACTTATAAGAACTTACGTAATAATTATGGAGGAGAAGGTTTTGCTATTGAAGCATGTAAAGAACTTTATATTGATAATGTATATGGAGTTAGAGGTATTGATAAAGATGCAAGTACTAATTCGCATACTGTATATGCTTCAGGAAAACATTTTCCAAAAGGTGGTGCTAATTCTCCTTATAGATTAGGTGATTTTAGAAACTATAATAGTAAAGCAATAAGTAATATGTTCCAATCTTTTATTCCTACGTTATTTAATGTTGAAGTTTATTATTCTTCAACTCCTAAATTTAATTGTGTTCTATATAAGAAAACAAATGTGGATGATAATACAAATGTTACTATGGAAGATATAATTACCGATTTGTATTTAGCTTGGTCTTTTTGGATTCAAATTTGTTATGATTCACCATATAATAATACTGATAAGATTTATAAAAATTATTATGTTGGTAATTGCGAAAAACCAACAGATTTTATATATGCAAGTAGAGAAATAACTTTTGATATAGGTAGTGGAGATAAAGTTATTTATATTGTGCCTTTTTTAGCATATACTCGTAATGCAACTTTATATGATAATACAAAAATAATTTTTATATCTCCTCCGGGTGCTATTAGTTTTAAATATTATCCTAGACAAATTAATATGGAAAGTATTAAAAGTGGTTCTAGTGGTTTTGTTGATTTCTCATCGTTGAGACAATTAGTTGGTGGTAGTTGTATTTGTAAAGCAAGAATATATAAACTTCCTGATGCTACATTTACAGTTAATGATGGTATATTTAGAAGCGTTTGTACGTATGGTAATAATAAGACAACATACGGAAGAGGTTATGTATCTAATAGCTCTGGTCAAGATACAGGCTCTGTAACTATTCCCGAAGGTGATAGAACAGATTATATTGAAGTATATATAAGATTTGATAATGTTTATGAAGGAGGGTATTATGGACAAATGTGTCAATTATCTTTTGAAATTAATATAGATGGTGGATGGAAACAAGTTCCTCCAGGAGGTAGTTATATTATGTATTAAAACGTAGATGTTCTTAATATAATAAATGTGCTAGAAATGTATTTGTGGTTTACGTTCTCACCGAGAAAGCAGACACGTTGCGACCTAGTGATTATCCAACATGGGGAAGTTAATTTTAAATTCGTAAATTTTGCTCCTCCTGCATTGCTATTCGGAATTATTTTCTTAACTTTGCACTGTTAACAGGAAAGGTATTCTGCTATGGCAATCTGGCGAAGAATATTGTATAACATAAAAATAAAGAAACAATTATGAAAAAGATTAAGACAATCGAGGCTGTTGCAGCCTACAGAACATTGAAGGCATTGAAGACATCATCAATGAGTGATGATGCCGCTATGCGAGTTTGGAAGAATATGAAGGCTCTGCGCCACGTAGCCGATACCTACGACAAGGATGTGGAGGAAGCACAGGAGAGCTTGAAGGACGATAAGTTTGAGGAGATGCAGCTCAAGCTTCAGGAGTGCCAGCAGTTGGAGCAGAAGCACGCCAATGAGGGCTACGAATACACCAAGGACGATTCAGCCAAGTTCGCTGAGGTCAATGAGTACTTCTTCAATCAGAAGCAGAAGACAGAGAAGTATTTCAAGGAACTTGCCGACAAGGAGGTAGAGGTAGCCATCGAGGAAGTTGAAGAGAAAGAGATTTTCAAGGCTGCTAAGGATTGCGGCTTGAAGTTCGCTGATATGGAGAGCCTTGAGGTTGTGATAGGATAAACACTGATAGCGTTAGAATTTGGTAAGGAAACCGTTCTAACGCTATTTTTGCAGCCGTCTACTTTCAGATTGTTACTTTAGCAAAGTTTAACTTTAAATTTTTGCTCAAAATAAATATTTTTGTGCAGTATTGTTTATTTTTGCAGCACTTTCCTTATTATTAAGAATGAGGAACTAAGAATAAATAATAAACAAAAAAAACAAAAGGAGAAGAATTTATGACTAAAGAGGAAGAAGATGAAGTCCATCGGTTAGTTCAATCAGTCGGTGTTGTACAGTTGTCAAGAGTAATGTTTAAGGACATGGACGTTAGCGAAATGATAAACGTCATTATCCTTGCAGGTAGAGGCTACAGCGTAAAGCTACTCACTTGGTTTAAGTATTATTGTGAAGTGATGCCTCTGTTTATCATGCTTTTTCATATTGCATGCATGGTAACATTTGCGTCTCATGAAAAAGAAATGTGCGTATGGTTTAAGGAGAATTGGGTATCGGCAGCATTTATCTATTTCTCAGTTTACATCCATCCGCTTGTGCTTATACTTGCTAGCAGATTCTTTTGGCTCTGCTACAGATAGCGTATTCCGATGATAATCTACCTATTTGGGATAAATGCTATCCATATTGTATACTGGAATGTTTTTACCACCAACGAAATGGTGGAATCTAATGTTGTAATACTTGTAATGACCATTATATTTTATGTATATGGTTTTGCCGATAAGTATTACTCAGGCAAGGGCTGTCAAAGTTTAATCTCTAGATTATAATGATATGGGAAAGTTATTTGGTTATCACACCTTGGGAGTGTTATTAAAATCGTTGTCTGACTCTTGCTTTCGAGCAGACGAGCAAGAGAAGAGAGGGGAGAAGGTAACTGCTTGCGGAATGAGCAGCGATGAGATAGAAGACCTTTGTGAGAACTATCTGCCGTATGCTCTCAACCCTATGTTGAGCACCGAGGAGGTCAAGGAGAAGCTTCACGTTTCTGATGCAACATTGAATAGAATGGTTGCTAGAGGTGACATTCCGAACGGAGAATGCAAAAAGCGAGGGCACACCCGATATTTTAAGAAGTGGGATATACTGCACTTCATTAAGAGTAAGAGAAAATAATAGTTGAACATGTAAGTATTCCTTACAAGTTGAGTAAGAGAGGTAAGTGGTTACCTCTCTTTTTTGTTTCAGTTTGCGTGAGTGACTGTTGCAAAAATTGCAACAGTCACTCTGACTTCCTTTTTTTTGTTTTTACATTTTCAAAAAGTCTTCTATATCTATGTACTCAATACCGAAATTCTCCGCACATTGTTTGTCGGAGTCCGAGAAGTCACCTTCTTTTCCGCTAGCATCACCTATCATTATCAGCTCACTTTTCTTCCAAGAAGAATACGACTCAAGCATTCCTGTATTTGGCTTTCTCATTTCTATCTCTGCATGCGATGGGCAATACATAGAGTTGACGAAGATATTTCGTCCGGTATGATTGCGAAGATATTTTTGCATAAAGCTTTCAATAGCCTTAATCTTGCCGATAAAATCCTGTTCGTCAACAAATTGAGGGATGCCTCCTTGGTTTGAGACTATTTCAACATAGTAAAGAGTAGGGAATGCATCTACAATCTTATCCAAAACCTCTTTACGGATTTTGAAATCTGTTACATCTGTAGGAAAGGTGTTTCCTGATATAGTTGTAATAATCGTGTCGTCTAAATCAATGAATAATACTTTTTTCTTGATTAAATATCCTTTTTCTGTCATAATTTTGCTTTTTTTTCTATATTGATATATTAATATCTTTATCTACGAAAATTAAGTTTGTAAAACACAGTTGTTTCGGTGTGTCTCACCATTTTTATTACAATGCAAAGATACGACAAAAAAGATGGCTTTGCAAATAAATTAATGCAAATTTTAAAACGTTATCTGTTTTTAATGAAATCATTAACAATTCTCTCTATGGTGTCTTGCTTGATAGCTATAGGGGCATCACCTTGATATTCTATCACTTGGTTGCCGCATTCCTTCCAAAATAGGTTACTATTGATGCGTTCGCCATCTACCAAGATCCAATCCGGATGATGTTCAAACGAATGCATATTAGTTAGCGGAACGAGAATGAATAATTTATTCTCCATCTTGTTTACGAGTACCGACAAGTCATTATCATCAAATGTAATGATAACTCGATTTTCATTCTCAGATAGAACGTTAAAATCCTCATTAAAACGTTCATAAAGGTAATTTTTGATTTTCGAACAACTCATATTCTTGTAATTTTATAGGAGGGCAGATGGAAAAATCCAAGGTCTGCCCACCAAGTTAAACTTATAAGGAAATCTTCTATAATATCGACTGACAGAGCCATCCCATAAGATAGCATGGTTCTTCGCCTTGCATATCTATTCCCAGATGGTTGCATATATGTGCTACTACATGAAACATTTCATGTGTGAGACTATTTATATACTCACCTTCAGAAGTAGATTTGCAAATGAGCACAACACTTGTTTTCTTTGAAACATTTGTGTATGTCAATCCTTTGTTTGAAGAATCGGTTGAAATGTGGTCGTATGCATCCAATAATGGTTGCCCCTTACAATCAATGGAACTTAGTAAGTCCATAGCTTCGTCAACATCTTCTTGATTAGCTACATGACATACAATCACATTCCAATCGTATTTCTCCAAGTAAATTTCTTGTTTAATCATAATACATCATCCCATGGAATGCCGATACCATTATGGTTGCAATCGGCATAAAATCTATTGAAAATAAATCCGTCCGCTTGGTCTGGGTCATCCACCATATCCTTAATGAATTGAGCCAAAGCAGCTTCGTCCTTTAAAGAGGACTTAAAGAAATCGGCTCTAGCCATGTTTGCGACATAGACGAAATCGTAATTGTCGGCATTCTCCAACTTTACGTTATTGACTTTAAGAAGTTCCTCGACTGTATCTTTTTCTGTCGGTTCAACTTTTTCGAGCTTACCAGTCGTTGCGTTTGTCTTGCGCATTAAGGTAATAGCCCAATCGCACATCTTTTTATTGAAGTGCCAGCCATTGTAGCGAAGGTATGCAATCATCCCTTCAGGCTTCATATCGTATGCGTCAAGTGGTATTTTGTATCTTCCCATAATAAAAGCTTTTAAAGGAGGTGGAGATTTCTCCCCACCTCAAAGTGTAATACTAATAGCGATAACCGCCACCTCTGCGACCACCATGTCTTTCACCATAGCGGTCATCATCGTCATCCCAATTGTCTCGGTAATCCGGCATTGGGTTTCTGTGACCCATTCGTCCATACTTGTCATCCCCCATTTCATCAATGCAGTGCATGAGTTTACCACCATACTTAAGCATCTTCTCTACAAGTTCTGACATTTCATTTACCTTGTTTTCGGTAATTTCTATCATGTATCCCATAATGATTTACTTTTTTGTATTAACTTTTTCCAAAGCCACTGACAACATAGACTTAATATCGGTCAAAGTTCCCTTCATTCCGCTAACCTCGCTTTTGAGGTTATTGATGTCTTCTTCCTGTTGTCTGTCTTTGGCTATTTGTGGATTCAATACGGCACGCATCTTTGCGCACTCTTCCATAACCTTTTTGTGGTATGGCTCGCTTTCCACAATCTCCTTAGAATGCCGATACATAGCCTCAACTTCCGCATCCATAGCTTCACGGCTTTCAGAAACCACGAGGTTTTCCGAATTTGCAATTTGCATATTGGATGGGAGTTGTTTGAACTCCATTTGTTCATTAGGCAATTTTACGACAACATCAACGGTAGTCTCCATTGGTTGTGGGTTGAATTGCCCAGGAGTATATGTTGGGAACTTAGGTTGTGGGTTACTGACCGATACAACCTGTCCGATTTTAAGACTTGGGTTTTCACCCTTGTCAAGCACATAGAATATGCTGTTAGGTCGAAGTCCTTGAAACATAGCTTTGTAATGTTAATTGTTAAACAATACCCGTCATTAGCTGAAGGGTGTTAGTATCTCGCTCGAACCAAAACTGATAAACTCCAGTTCCTGCAATGTCGGCTACCGTCAAAGGATTGCCGTTGAACTTAGTTACAGCTTGGGTTACGCCATTGGTCTCGAAAAGGATTGGCAGCGTATTTGTCGTACCAGTCGGAATAGCTTGATATAGGTTCACAAAGATAGTTCCCCTATAGTTAGCATTCACGAAGGCGTGGTTTCTGAACGAGAAAACGACATTTTCGGTGTTCACCACCACGCCTGTAGATGCGATAGCTGCCGAGCCGTTACGATTAACCCATGCAAAAGGTCTCATCCATAACATAGCAGCCTCCTTTCCTAATTAACCCCAAAAGCTTGCATTGTTGACACCATTCAGACCATATAAGCCTGTTTGCCAAGCAACGCAATTTGGAACAGCAGTAAATGGACTGTAGCTGGTTGTAACAGTTGATGGAAGCTTACACTTGATACCATCTACCTCTTTTTGCAAGCCAGCCAACATAGCGTTGACAGGTGCCATAGCTTGACCTACAATCTGCGAAGTCATGGCAGAAGACTTATAAGTTCCATTCTCTTCACGAAGATGGTCTATCTTGTCCTGCATATCTCTGAGTTCTGCTTGGCGTTGGCCATTAACTACGGTCTGAGTACTATCTTTAATAGCATTCAAAATGTCGCATGTCTGACCTTTAGTTTCGAAAGCAACATTAGAAAAACCTCGTTCCTGACTTACGGCTACATTGTTGATGGCATTCTGCAAAGTGCCAGTCTGCTGACACATAGCCAACTTGACGTTTCCGTCCATAGCTGTAATATTGTTATTTACACGGCAGCAGCAGTCAGCGAGTTGTGATGCAATCTGCATGTTACCTTGCTGAAGAGCGTTGATGGTTTGCATTCCGCTCATACCTACTTGGTTGCCCACGTTCTGGACTTGGGTTGTCAAGGCAGAGATTGCTTGTTGAATCTGTCCTTCAGTACAATTGAGCTGAGTAGCGAGATTACTGAGTGCATTACGATTGCCACCGATAGCATCCATAAGCAAGGAACGACCATAGTCATTGTTGATTTCATTGGCAAGACCTGCGCCATTGCCACGGCCACCAAAGCCGAAACCATTACCGCCCCAACCACAGAAGCAAAGGATAAAGAGCAGCCAAATGAACCAAGAACCATCGCCATTGCCGAATCCGTTATTACCCTTCATCGCAAGAAGAACGTTTGGGTCAACGCCTCTCTGTTGGAGCAAAGGAGCTATCAAGCTCATCATTCCTCCATTGTTACCTGAACCCTCTGGATTAAAAACATAAGTTTTTGATGTCTCCATAAGAATAATCTTTTTGTGTTAAACCTTAATTAAACTAACTCTATGTAACGTTACGGCTGCAAAGTTACGAATAATAAGGATAAGATAAAATAACTCTATCAAACTTTCTTTTAATCACTAATAATCAAGTAGTTAAGGTGATAGGAGGTAATGTCATACTTCCGGATGCATGGAAATCAAAGGCTTGTTTGCAAATTCCGTTTGCAGAAAACGAAAAATGCAAACGGAAATTAAGCACGCACAAACTTGAAACCAAATTTTTCAGTATAGTATTCCTCTTTAGGGTGTCTTTTTGTCTCGGAGTCATAGCAGAGAATAAACGGCTCACCCTTAGAGTAGAAATAGTTATAAGACTTTCGCAAATACATCTTTGCATTCAAAGCCTTTGGGGAGAGCTTTCTTATTCTTAACCTAGTTTCTTGAGGCTTACCCGACATTACTCTAAGTTCATCCATTTTGTATTGCATGTGAAGTTTTCTTCCTTTGCTTGCATATCTTTCTTTATTCCAATAGTCTCTTAGAGACTTGTTTCGTTCTTTACGAATCCTATTTATCGTTTCTATATCGTGTTTCAAGCCAAGCTTACTGACTTGTCCTAATATTGTAGACTGAGGAATATTCGTTACTTCTGAGATTTCTCTCGCTGTCATCGTTTGGTACATGTCGGAGATTTTGCGGATAGTCTCATTATTCAATTTATTGTCTATTTTCGTTCCACCTAAAATAGTGATATACTTGTATAATGTATGTAAGGTTACACCAGCAGCCTTGGCTACTTCCTTTCGTGGGTAGTCATTGATGTGGGCTTTGATATAGTCCATCTGTTCTTGTGTTAATCTTCTTGGCATTCTTCGTCCTCCTCAAAAGAAAATCCGTATTTGTTCTTGTAGAATTCTTCATCCATTCTGCGAGTATTCTGGTCATAACCTAAGATGTATGGTTCACCTTCAAAAGCAAAATACCCATACTTATTTATAAGATGGTACTTGGCATGATATGATTTTATCGGCATTTCTGAAAATTTGAATTTCGTCTGCTGCGGAATACAGGATATAACTCGGAATTTCTCCATCTGCATAGTTCTTTGCCAGCTTTTCACCCTTTTGCCAATAGTTGCTTTATCATATGCTTTTTTTAAGTTAGCCAAACTATTCTTTTTAAGTCTTTCGATAGTTTCTTCTGAATGAGTAAGCTTTAGCCTTTTAGCAGCCTTGCCTACCGTAGACGGATGGCAGCCTACAATTACTGCAATCTCTCTGACCGAATGGTCAGGATATAGTTTTGTGATTTGTTCATCACGTTTCTTGTCGGGTTGCGGAACAGGTCTTTTATGTTCGATTTTACAATTGCAATCATGTAGAATCTTATACAAGAATTTCACGCTGACACCCATTCTTTGTGCCAACTTGTATCTTGGCCGTTCATTTATGTGCGCCTTAATAAAGTTTATTGTGTCTTGTTCTATAACTTTCATTTTTATTCAGTTTTTGTGGTGTGTCTCACCTGTTTTTTGCAAAGATAATGAGATTTTATTGGCAGAGCAAATATTTTAATGTGTTATAACTTAGTTTAAGGAAAAATTTAATTATTTGCACAAAAATTAATTGTGTAGTTTTCTGACTCGGCTATTTCCACATTATTATATATAAATAGCTATCTTTGCAACAAAAAACACAAAGAAATGACAGCGGAAACTATTCAATTAATACAGACGGGAATTAATCTTCTTTGTGCATCGGGTGTAATCTCAACGCTGCTGTACTATAATAGTAGAAAGCGAAAGGAGGCGGCACTCGCATCACAGGAAGAGAATAAGACTATTTCATCATATGCCGATGAGTGGAAGGCTCTCTATGAACGTTCCAACGAGTCGGTCGTTAATCTTAACAGTAAAATAGATGAATTGTATGAGGAAATCAATCAGTATCGTATTACCATACGCAATCTTAGGGATGAGAAGAACGATTTGAAGCTTGCCTTGCATGAGGCACAATGGAACAGATGCATCAAGGATGGATGCCAACTTAGAACCCCACCAAGAAAGCGAGAATCCTTAGAAACGTTGGTTGAAAAGGAAGAAAATGAGATATATCGTGACAGGGAGGATTAAAATATGGTTAAGTATCTGAAATTACTCATACAAGTTAATAGCGGACATTCAAGCAAGGCATTCTTCTTAGTGTCCGTTACTCTGATAGGTCTCTTGATGCTCCTGGTTGTCTGCTTTATCTTAGTGTGGGAAGTGGTGACTTATGGGACGATCAAGACCGATTTGATGGGGTTAAGTGCATTTGTTGGTAGTGTAGCTAGTTTGTTCGTCACGGCTGGCATTACCAAGACGATAGGGGAACGTGGCGAACATCAAAACATAAACGACAAATAGACTATGGCAGACTCAAGTATTTTACAACCATTCATCCTCTCATTCGAGGGTGGATATTCTAACAAAAAGAGTGATAGGGGAGGCGCAACGATGAAAGGCGTGACTCTAGAGACGTTCCGTAAAGTTTATGGTGCTAGTAAGACTGCATCGGACTTGAAGAAGATAACCGATGAACAATGGCATCACATATTCAAGAAATATTATTGGGATGCTTGCAAGGCTGACCAAATCAACAACCAGTCGGTGGCTAATCTCTTGGTTGACTTTGCTTATAATAGTGGAGTAAGCAGAGCCGTACAAAAGATTCAGACTATCGTAGGAACAAAAGCTGATGGTATCATGGGTAATATGACTTTAGCTGCTATCAATTCATACAAACAAGGTCAATGGGCGTTGTTAGATAAGTTGAAGGTGTCACGAATTGCCTTTCTCAATGCGATTGTGAACAATGACCCAAAGCAAAGTGTGAACCTGCATGGATGGCTTCGCAGGGTTGGAAATATACAATATGGAAAGCTCGTATGTAATACCGGAAAGATAATCACTTGGTAATCTTACGAGACACAGGCTCAACTAAGGCATTAGTAAGACCATCATTCTTAATTGGGTGGTGGTTTTTTCTTCACTTTTGAAATTTTGAAAAAGAAAGAGTGGGCGAAGAAATCGTTCCTTTTGGTTTTATTTGTACCTTTGCACTCAAAAAGGAGGTTGATATGGAGCTTAGATTTGACTGGTGGCGTTGGCTCGTTACCATATTGGTAGGTTTCTTCATCATGCTGATGATGTACGGATGCCGGACAACAAGATATGTAGAAGTGGAAAAGGTGGTGCGAGACACTACTACTTACGCCCATTGGGACTCAATTATCAACGAAAGGGTCAAGCTTATTCGGGACAACTTGCTATCTTATCATTGGGAGCAGACCGAAAAACAGGTTAAGGATTCCACATACATCAAGGATGATGTCAAGACAAGGGTAGATGAGAGTGGTAAGGTGCTAGGTAAGGATTCTACTCATATAGAGATTAGATACAGGGACAGCAAGGAACTATCCAAGGTTCGTGATAGCCTTATTCATTATAAGGAGATAGCAGAGCGAGCGAGTATATATAAGGCTCAGAGGGATAGCCTAAACAGAGAATTGAGTATTGCCCAGACCAAAAAGGAATATATTGAGAAAGACTTGGAGGGATGGGATTTGTTCTATTGGAAATTCGGTATGATTTCCTTTTGGGTCGTTTCCTTGATGCTGGTTACAATGATCTTCTTTCTCACGGTAAAATATAAGAAACAGTTATTTTATTAGGTTGGTTTTTAGTTATTAAGGTTTTAGATTGGTTTAAGGTAACAACTTATGGAGCAGCTGCCAGTGATGGTGGTTGCTCTTTTTTTTGTCTTGAAAATGCCTTAGAGTGTAAAATGTTAAAATTGCAAGCGGCTTAATGTATTTGTAGTTTTGTATACGTAACTAAAATTGTGTTATGTGTTAAAAATGCGCAATTAGAGTAGAATAATACATTAAAGCTCTTGCAGTTTGAAAATAAATTAGTATCTTTGCAGCGTGCTTTGTTGGTGCTGACACGCTTACAAGAATCAATAAGATTTTCCGTGGCGAAAGCCATACCACGATAATCCTTACCTAGATTTCGGTGTCAGACGAATGAAGGGTAAGGATTTCTTTTTAGAATCCTTGTTTTGAGTCGAAACATTCTTAGATTGCTCTAGGTTAGCAATGGGCAATAATTGTTGGAGTAGGCGAAACACAGATAAGGTAAACAAATAAGGAATTTATGGGAAAGCATTATTTACACATACGTATGGACTTGGTAAAGAAGTATACCTATGGTGCGTCATCGCAAGAAGTGAAAGCGCACAAGGAGACTCTTTGCTTTGCCATTTGGTGTAAGATGCAACGCAGAAATTCTGTAATATTTAACTTAACCATCAAGGATGTAAAGAAAAAACTCGGTGTAGGCTATCCAAAGGCAAGAAAATTGCTAAAGGATGTCAAGGAGGATGGACTCTTTACAGAACTTGGTAACGGGCGATTTATCGTGAATACGTTCCGTGATAAAGAAAAGAAGCCCAATAAAAAGGGCGGTCGCTTTCAAGGGGCTTACGTTTGTCGTATTCCTATTAGTAAGGACTATAAGCTAAAGGAGTTATATTCTATAGTCAACAATATTTTGTACACATCGGTTATTAGTGGTGCTCGTCAAGACTGTTTTAACGTTGGCAACAATGATTGTGCTTGGCATCAACTAACTACTAACTCGTTTGCAAAGGTTGTGAATATGGGTCATGGCTCTATATGCCGAATCAAGAAGAATCTTATCTGCGAAGGTAAGATTAAGTCCACGTATGCGGAAATGCACATGGCAGATGATAGAAACGAGGGAGAGATGGAACGAACATTGCAAAGGTTTGGTCGTAGGAACTTTACGTTTAACGTAGGTAACCTGCACTATTTAATTATACCTTGCTCTTACTCTTTTGGAGACCGAGAGACTTCTATTGCTATCAAGCACAGAATCTATGGTTATAAATTGAAGGGACATCGAATGCAAATAAAGGAAAATGGCACAATAGGAAATCTACCTGATGACTTCTATGGTGGGTAAGTTCTATTTTGGACATTTTCATATTAGTAGTTAGTTGGAATAAGTATAGGAGTCTTTAAGAGGCTAACGTGTTCCTTGATATATTACGTGTTATTATTATATATACGAGATTATGAAGAAGATAGAAGAAAAGTACTTGGAATCAGAACATCAAGTTAGAGCTTATGATGTTTATCTGAGTTCATATCGTGTGAAAGGTGCAAATCGAGTGTTGGCTTATAGTCGATTGTATGATGGTGACAAATTCATTCGTGACAACTTCCTGGTCAACGAGCAACAAGCCGACAAAATAGAGGCTATGTTTGACTTGGTTAATAGAATATTGGAAACTTGTAAGGATATAGACTTGTTTACGATTCGTGTTTCAAACAAAACTTTTGCGAATTTAGTGAAGAATGCTGACTTTGCGGAAGAGTCTAATCGCTACTTTGGCAATATATCTAGATTTAAACGTCTGCTTGGCAAGAGGGAGGTGATAATTGTTATTCCCAATTGGTGTACCGCAAACAAAAAAGATTATGCTATTGACGAAATGGCAAAGGATTTGTATGCGAAGATACCATCTTCCCGAGTCTTTTCGGGTTTCTGTATAAAGAAAAATTGGATAGAAAAGGGCTTTATCGAAGATTTGTGGGACTTGTTATGGAAAAACGAATGGAGACAGAAAGATGGAAACTATTGTGATGATTGGCGAACATTGGCAGGTGCTTACAACTCCGTTTTGCGAACAGGCAAGAATGCAAAGTATGGAAAGGTTCAACCTAAGAAAGAAGAAACTGTTGTGGAAAGAAAAAGGCTTCTTCCAAACTATATTTGCTATACAGATGGCAGCTGCGATAACTATTCCACCCATAAGGCAGGTGGTTCTGCGTATATTGTTGTGAATACATCTACAGGTGAACTTGAAAAGGTCAAGACACACCATTGCTTGCATACTACCAATAATAGAATGGAGATGTTAGCGATAATATCAGCCGTTAATTATTGCCCGAAAGGTTCTGTCATAGAGGTTCGAAGTGATTCCAAGTACGCATTAAAGATGTTCCGCTATACAGATTGGGAAATAGGCGCAGATATAAAGAACACAGATTTAATCAAGTTGTATCGTAAGTGTGCAAAGGATAAGCTTGTTATTTTGACTTGGGTAAAGGGACATAATGGCGATGATTTGAACGAGCAAGCGGATTGCTTGGCTTTTGGTGCATATGAGAAAGCATTAAAAGAGAATGGCTTACCAATGGCTCCTGAGAAGTATCGTGCTATGAGACGAGGCAAGCAGACGGTGTTTGAAACAGATAATTAAAGATAAATTTGATTTATTATGAAAGAGTTAAGTTTTGATAAGCTATACGTAAAGTTTAGCAATTTATATTGTGAGTATCGTAGTAGAAAGCAATTCTTGAAGTGGTTGAAATCCTCAAAGAATCTTTCTGAAGAGTTGTTTGAAGTAACGCCAAGTGAAGGTGGTTCGTTTGACGTTGTGTTGTCTTTTGAAGAGATAAAGGATGTATTCCCGATTATGGAGAATTCATTGCCTAAGTACGAAAACGATATAAAGCAAGTTCTTTTGGCTATAAAGGAAATGGGACAGCTTGAAGTTGCAAAGATATGGCATGAGGACGATTGGGGTGATGGCTTTGTAGAGGATTTTTGTAAAACCCATGATATTTAATGAAGATACGGACGTTTGAACTTTGTGCCGGATATGACTCTCAACTGATGGCTTTAGAGCGGTTGAAGAAGAAATATTCTGATTTCGATTACGAGTGCATCGGATGGTCTGAGATAGAGCCAAATGCAATAGCTTTGCATAATGTTTGCTTTCCTAGTCTATCCGGCAAGAACTTTGGTGACATGACCAAGATAGATTGGAGCTAGGTAGCCGATTTTGACTTGCTGACATATTCAACACCTTGCCAGTCTGTTTCGCAAGCCGGAAAGCAGAAAGGAATAGAGGAGGGAAGCAATACACGTTCCTCTATCCTTTGGTTCACAAGAAACGCCATTATTACCAAGAGACCGAAATACCTCTTGATGGAGAATGTAGAGGCTTTGGTTCAAACAAAGTTCATTGGGTTCTTTAATAAGTGGCGCAAGGAGTTGGAATCCTACGGATATGTTAACTATGCTAAGGTGGTAAATGCAGCCGACTGCGGTGTTCCTCAGAACAGAAAGCGTGTCTTCATGCTCTCTATACGAAACGATGGTGATAAGATAGATTATCATTTTCCGAGAAAGACAAAACTAGAGAAACACTTGGTTGATGTCTTGGAGGAAAATGTGGATGAGAAGTACTTTTTTAGTGATGACTTGCTATGTAAAGAGAAATTTGTATCGAATGAATGGAAAGAACCTATGAGTGCAGCTATAAGAACTCGTTCTGAGGGGAAGTGGATAAAAGGCGAAAAGCATAGTTCAAAGGTCGAACTTGGAAAGAACATAGCCAATACCATTACATCTGCGAGCAAGGACTCCTTGGTTGTGCTTGGAGAGACAAGGTTGCGCATTAGGCGTTTGACTCCGAGAGAACTCTTCCGCTTAATGAACGTTGACGAAGAATACATAGACAAGATGCTTGAAAGTGGAGTGTCGAAGTCAAGTCTTCAAAAGGCTGCTGGAAATTCGATTGTCGTAGCTTGCATGGAGAGGATATTCAAGGAACTTTGGTTTTCTGAGAGTAATGTTAAGGTCGCTGATGATGGTCAGCTATGCTTATTTTAAATATTGACGATATGATGTTTTTAAATATTAACGAGAAAAAGGAGAAAGCAAATGCTATCTCATACAAGATAGATGAGTACATCTGGGGACGAAAGGATTTTGTTACCGATTGCCCCTATGGTGAGAAAGGCAGATACACCAATGCAATTAATAAAGTTGGTGATTTGGGGTGTAATACTTGTGAATGGCAGGTAAGACATGACCCAAGTACGCAAGTTGTGATGTGCTCCCATCCAAAGGTGTAGAAGAGCGAGATTAATAAACTTTTTAAGGATATGTGATATGGATAAGGAGAAATTAAAGAATGATTACGAGAATGCTTGCAATGCTTACTTGAAGGCATTCTGTGAGAAGCATGAATTTTACGGATTAGATAATCCGGAGACATTTTGGATAGGTGACCAAGTTGGAGGAATAGCTAATTGTGGCGATTTGACTTTCGATATGGCTACTATTGTAACAGATATTGAAAAGGAAGCTCCCGAAGAAGAGTTGTTGAAGTGGTACGATTATACTATTGAAGCTAGAGAGTTCAATTTGCCTGTTCCAAACTTCGACCATTGGCTTATGGGGTGTCCTATAACACCAAGTAAATGGTTCGAGATTATGCGAGCAAAGCGCAAGGAATTTGAGGACTTGTTGAAACAAGAAAATGAAAGGTTGAAAAATGGAAAGAAGTAATCTTTTTAATCATTTGTTGAGGATATTTGATGAAGGTCTCAGTATGAAGACTACCGAACTTGAATATGGTACACTTGAAGTTACTGTAGAGAATCGAAGCCAAGACAAGAAAATCACATTCTTAGCAAAGGGTATGGAGGATGCCAATCAGAAAGCAGCGGAATGGCAGGTTGGACAAATGCTCTTGAATTGCGATGATTTCGAGGAGATTGTTATGTTCTTGGCTCAAAGAAAAAAACTTAAAAAGGAAATGTCAAATGGATAAGAATTTTAGAAGTTGTTTTTGTTGCGTCCATTTCTTGGTAATACAAAATACAAGTATAGGAAATATTTTGAAATGCAAGAAAGGTAGCACTACGAAAGTACAAGGGAAGCGATTGACAGAAATCGCTGCAAGATGCAAAAATTACAAAGCGTGAGGCACACGTTAAAGAACATAGTAAGATAAAATTAAGGATAAAGGTAATTGGCCGCATGAGTATTTGAGAAAGAGAAAAATGTAAAAAGTTTAAAATAAATGGTAGAAACTATATTAAACAATTAAAATACATTAATAATATAAAGAAACACATTAAAACGCTTGCATGTTTCGAATATTCTTTGTATCTTTGCATTGCAATTAAGAAATAAAGGTTATTAATTTGAAAAGGTGAGACACACCATAAAAACTGGGAATGATGACAAAAAAGGAAATAATAAAACAATGGTTGGATGAGCCGAAAGTGAGATATTGTAATAATTCTAATTTCACTTTGGGTTATGGTGATGGCTGGGATTGGGTTAAAGATGTTCTACGACCAGCTATCACGAAGAACGCTATGTTTCTCAGATTCTTGGAGTATGGTTTCCGTGAGATAGAAGAGTTTTTGAAATCAAAAACCGGAAAACCGAGCGAAGAGGATTGTTCCTTGTATTCTGTTGGATATAAGGATGGTGTCAATGATGCCATGATTGCAATTAAGAATAGATTTGAAAATTTAAAATAGGAGGTTAAATGGATTTAGGAAAGGCGATTAAGACAATGAGGGTAAGCAAGGGCTTGACCCAACGACAACTTGGTAAGGCTATCGGTTGTAGTGAGACAAATATGTTGTTTATGGAGACCGGAAGAACGTTTCCACGTAAGAGTAAGATTGATGCAATATGCAAGGTATTGGAGATTCCGATGTCTTATTTGTTGATGTTCTCTATTACACCGGATGATATTCCGGAAGATAAGCAGAGTTTGTATACAAGCATCGTTGAGCCGATGCGTAACGAATTTATTAGGGAGTTGTTGCGATGAAGAGATGCTATTATTTTGTGGCTAAGTATGTCAAGAATGGCATAACACGTACATGTACAGGTACACAAGAGACGATTGATGGCTATTTTGATTTCGTCAGTGCTGGAAATTTTATAGCACAGAAACATAATGTTGATTCAAAAGACGTAATTGTAACTTTTTGGTCTGAGATTAATTCAGTAATGTTAGATAAATATAAAAAGCATTAGAAAGCATAAAAAATGGTTGAATTCGAGTATGAAGGCAGTATCATTTGGAAAAATTACGATTTCCATTTTATGCCTTGTGTAGGTGATAAAGTCGTGATTAACAATCTTACATACAAGATTAAGTCTCGTGTGTTCAAGTGCCAAGGAAAGACAGTTAAAGTTGTTTTAAAAAAGGTTGATAATGAAAATACGAATAGTTAAATATGTTTGTGCCGATGGAGTAGAAAGAGGTATCTTGGAGTACCGTAACCATTGGTGGGAGAAGTGGGAGCCATTGCATCAGGACGGAAAGCTGGCTTATGTTTCATATATGGGAACGAAACCATATAAGTCATTGCAGGAAGAGTGCTTTGATGTACTTGGATTGAATGAAGAACAGATAAAGGTGCGTGAACAGATGTCCCGTTATATCTTGGATGCAGAAGAGGTATATGTTGGTGCTAGAATAGGCAACGAATATTATATCGGCTATGATGTTGATAATGATGAGAGTCTTGAAACGCTTAGAAATTTGGAGGAATAGTTATGATCGGAAAGATTTTTTCGGTTAATACCGATATTGTATATCGTAGAGAGGAGAGTTTGAATCTCTTCGAAGGCAAGAAAAAACTTGATAAGGTGGTGTCTGGTCGGGTATTCAAGGAACAAATCAAGTTGCTTGGTTTTACCATCAGGACAAAGTATTTTTATCAGATTTGCTGTCCACAAGTCAATATGAATGATACCCATGAGGTTATTGTATTGAATAAGGTCGAGGATTTGGTAAGGACAGAGTGCTATAACAAGGTTGTTGAATATTCTAATAGAAAACATCATGCCTAGTGTTAATTGTTTCAGAAGAGTCTTGTTGAACGTAGGTGGCAAGAAGATAATTGTCAGTGTGCCGCATGGAATGACCGAAACCGAAGTAAACAAGGTTATGATTGTTACTAGAGGTTATCTTCAGCAATATGTCTATGTTGAAATGGTGTTGGCAGAGTGCTTCATGCAGAAAATCGAAAAGAGTATTCTGAAGAAGAAATGCGTTAGGTTTGAAGTGAAGAAGAAGTGGGTGGACTGCAAGAAGAACCTTCGCAAGGCGATTAAGTATTATGACGCTTATGTTCCTAATGCAGATTTCAATAACGAATTCGCAATGACGTTCTATGACAAGATTAGTGAAGACTTGTACAAGTTGCGAGATAAGCTTGCGGTGAGGTTACAGAACTTAGGGATTGGTGAAAAATCGGGAGTTTATGCGAATGCAATCATCCTGTACAATCTGACCAACCTTTGTTTGGGAACTTACGAGAATATCATCCGTAAGCTGTATGAAGATTTGCATGTTAACTTAATGCAAGCGTTCAAGGATTTTGCTCCTATCTTGGCCTTTGAAAATTCTTATGACTTCATGGCATTGGTGATGAATAAGGATTTCAAGAGACTTGCTGACCATTTGATGACTAAAGAGATTCTTTCTTATTTCGATAAGGTGAGAAACGGTGTCTTCAACGAACAGACTTTGAATGCAGCCGCTGTAAATGCGACAGAAGACTTGAAAGACGATGAGAAGGATTTGCAGAAAACTTATATCGGAATTAGTGACTTTATGAAGAGTGACTATCCTTTGGAGAGTGTGACATCTAAGAAAGCAAGCTAATGAAAATCGAACCAAGTGAGTTCTTGCCTATAGGTAATGAATTTCAGAAAATCTTCGGAATAAGCTTTGGAAAATTCATTGATATGCGGTTTCTTTTAGCGAGAAAAGAGTTAGTCTTCAATCTACTGAAGTTCACAGATTGGCTTGAAGAGTGCTATCCGGATGAGTGTTCCATTGATGGAGTGAGCTATAATGCTGTTGTCGAGCGAAAGTTTGGTAAGCGAGGTGTTAAAATGATTAAGAAGTTGATAGGATGAAGTACATGGGTAGTAAGGCTAGAATCGTGCATGAAATATTGCCGATTATGCTGGACAAGGAACATGATACGTTTGTAGATGCTTTCTGTGGTGGTTGTAGCGTTATTGAGAACGTTCCGGATACGTATCGCAGGATTGCCAACGATAAGAATAGGTATCTTATCGAAATGTGGAAGTATCTTCTGAATGATGGGTTTGTCTTCAACCATATTAGTAAGACGTTGTATAACTTTGCAAGAGACTGCTATCACGGAAAGAATAATTTCTTCACAGAAGCAGGTGTCGGACTAATTGACTTTATGGCGAGCTTTAATGGCCGATTCTTTGATGGTGGCTATAGCGGACATAATGTTGTCGGCAAGAACGGAAAGGCAAGAGATTACATAAGGGAGCAGATAGAAAACACAATGCGTGATGTGCCTCTTCTCAAAGGTGTTGAGTTCTATAGCGGCAGTTATGATGAACTTGTGATACCGGATAGGAGTATAGTGTATTGCGATTTGCCTTACAAAGCTACAAAAAAGTATGATGTATCAAAGAATTTCGATTACGAAAGATTCTATATATGGTGCATGGAAATGGCTAGGAGAGGTCATAAGGTATTTATCAGCGAATACCAGATGCCCCAAGAGTTCAGATGTGTTTGGGAAAAGGAAGTAACCAATTCCCTTAACCCGAATATTACAAAGAGACCTATTGAAAGGTTGTTTACTATTGATTAGAATGAAGAAATGAAAGGAACTTATTGCTTGGAGGATACGCTTTACAATACAAAGCGTTACTTCACTATGGAGAATGGAGTGGTGTCAGGAACAGAACTTGCACAAGAAGACTTTAACGTGTTCCTTGATCTTGCAAGTCGGCTTGGTTATAATGTAGTGAAATTATGACTAGGCGAGTACACAAGGATTGTCCGTTCACGGCAGAAGAATTGGATGAGTTCAGAGCAGCTTTGTATAATGTGAATACATCTTTTCACTGCTGTAATGCAGCTCCGGTAGACTGGGCGGCAGGATGGCAGCGGAATGATATAAGAAAGACGAGGTAGGATTTCCATAATCGACCAAATACCCACGTGTCAAAGCCGTGTGATGCCCAGCGTGGGGGCGGGATTGTAAACTTAGGAGTCACACGGCTTTATTTTGAAGTTTCATAACTACAAATAGCCTATCGCTAATGGTTGTTCCCTTGGGCAGGGAGATAGTTAATACCGCATCGTAAGATGTGAACACTTAAAATTTGCCGACAACCATTGGCACTTTAATTATAAAACAGGTGAAAGTTCTTGCCGATTTCCTTGCATATATGAAAGAAATTTCGTATCTTTGCAAGTGAATTTCGGTGAGACACACCTTTCAAAAACTGGTTAAAATTTAAGAATATGATTTCATACAAGTACAAGCTATATCGGACGAAGAAGACGAAGCATTTGGATAAGATGCTCCGTGAGGCTTGCTATGTTTGGAATCACGCTCTTGCCTTGCAGAAGAGATATTATAAGCTGTATCACAAGTACATTCCAAGATTTACTATGTATAAGCATTTCTCTAAGTGTTATAAACCAACATTGCTTAATTGTCAAACAGTTAGGGAGGTGTTGGATAGATTGGATATATCTTACAAGCGTTTCTTCAAGCATGATGCGAAGCGTCCACCAAAATTTAAGAAAGCAATAGAATTTGGTTCATTTGCCTTTCAACAAAATGGCTATTCCCTTAGTGGAAACGAGTTTGTGATAAACAAGATAAAGAAGTCATTTAAGTTCTCTCTGAGCCGTCCCTACGATGGCAAGGTCAAGAGGGTGTCGGTCAAGCGAAACAAGTTGGGCGAGTACTTTATCGTCCTTTGCTTAGACAAGCAAGCCGAGTCTTACGGAAAGTCACATGATGGTGCATCCGTGGGCATCGACTTTGGATTGAAGAAGTACATGACTTTGAGCGATGGGCGTGAGATTGATAATCCTCAGTTCCTTAAAACTGACTTGTTGGAGCTTAGACGCAGGTCTCGCAACCTCTCGAAGTGCAAGAAGGGCAGCAATAACCGCAAGCGCAAGAAGCTGGAGTTGGAGCGATTGTATCAAAACATCGTGAACAAGCGTTCCGATTTCCAGTGGAAGATGGCGCATGAGTTGTGCAAGCGTTATGACTTGATTTGCTTGGAGGATTTGAACTTGGAGGGAATGAAGCGTAATTGGGGACGCAAGATGTCTGACTTGGCTCATGGCGATTTCGTTGTGAAGTTGGAACACGTTGCGAAAAAATATGGCGTTCAGGTTCATAAGATTGACCGATTCTTCCCTTCGAGCCGCCTTTGTACTTGTGGTTATAAGAATGATAAGCTGTCATTGAGTGATAGGGTTTGGACTTGTCCTATTTGTGGTGCAGTTCATCCTAGAGACCTCTTTGCAGCTGAGAATATACTTCGGCAGGGCATTGCCGAATTGGGTAGTGGTAGTAAGCCGTCCGAGCAATCGCAAGGGTGCAGCCACGTTAGTCACCCAACAATTCCTTGCAAGTAGCGAGGGAGTATGTCAAACCAGGTCACTGGGGAGGTGTTGACACCAACAAGGGTTTAAATCCCTTGTCATCCACTAATTTTAAAAGGTTAAATTATGAATGAGTATTGTGAGAATTTGATTTCAAATGGAGTTCCTAGCTGGATAGTAGAGGAGGCTTATAAATTTACAATTGAGCCTTTGAAATCAACAGAAGGCTTGGTAGGAATTGATAAGGAAAATAGTGAGCTATATAGAAATGTCATTATCGCAGCCTACATTGAGGGTGCTAGTGCTACATTGGTAAAAGTGCAAAGATATTATGGCGGTGAGGAACATAGTTAGACAATGGAACGAGGCAACAGAAGGATATTCGTACCGCTTTAAAGGTGGAGATATTTTCCTCCGGTTGGTTAAGGCTGAAGGCAGTTATGAATTGCGTAACCCTATAGGTTATGGTGTTCAAGTAGTCAAATGCAAAGACTTGGATGAAGCAGATACAAAAGCCAAGGAAGTGCTAGAAGCGTTTTTTGAAGACAAAGTAAACATAAAAGTTATTTGATTATGGACTTAGAAATGTTGATTGATAAGATAGACTTTAGTCAAGGTGCAAGGCAGATAGCCAAGCAAGCCTTGGAGTTGGGAATGAAATATCAAAAGGAAGGTGCTTGGCATTCGGTTGAAGAATTGCCGGAGTACAACAGACGCATTGTCGGTCTGACTAAGGTTCGTAAGCGTTTCAAGCATCTGAATTTCTTAGGCGAGGAATGGTGGAATAGGTTCACGAAATCAAACGCCATCTATAAATGGGCTTATGTGGATGATTTGATATGATAGTAATCGTAGAAATCCATAATGCTATTTTGTTTTAAAGGTTTGCCCCATCACTATATAATAATGTAGTGGTGGGGATTTTTTTTGTGTTAACGTCAGTAAATTATCGGTGTTATATGTTATGATATATTAAAGAACAAAAGAAACACATTAAAAAGTTTGCATATTTCGGATATTCTTTGTATCTTTGCATTGTAATTAAGAAACAAGGTTACTAATTTAAAAAAGGTGAGACACACCACAAAAACTGTAAGAAGAAAGTGGAAAAGAATAATGTTTATGTAGAGGTGTTGACAAAGATTGCCAGCCTCATGGGTAGAACAAAGGAGTCTATCCAGATGTCGTCTTCAAATACTCATACGAGTATTACGATGTTTGCCGAAAATAATAGCAAGATTATTGGAAATTGGTATTTTGATGCTTCCGATAGCAAGGAGTTGGTGGATGCTACCTTCAATGGTCTGAAGGCTTTGGTTGAGTCTCTTGAGCACAATAAGAGCAATGACGGACAAGCAGCGTAAGTACATAGAAAGTCTTATCAAGAAAGTGTTTCGTAATGCAGATTCGCAGAGCGAAATACTTTCCAGATTGGATAGGGTTAAGATTTCAAGCCATCAAGCTTCAGTAATGATACATGCATTGAAGTTAGAGTGCAATATCGGTCGCTCCGTTCCGGCATATATGTTAATGGCAAACAATCTAAATTCAAAAATGGATGAGTTCTTTAGTATATTAGGGTACGATGAATGACGTATTCTTCAAGAAGAAAAGAAGTTGATATGAAAAAGGTAATTATGATAATAGCCGTTGCCGCCATTTTGGTAGGTTGCAAAGGTAAGGGTACAAGAGTCCAAATCTCGGATTCTGTTGACAAATTCAAGGTCGAGAAATTGTTTGTTGTAGATAGTATAACAGTGTACAGGTTTTATGACAATGGAAATGCTATCTATTTCACTAACCGGAAAGGTAGGGTAGATGCGACCCATTCCGAGTACAATCCGGTTACTCACACATACAATGACGAGGTTAACGAAACTTTATGTGAAGGAGATTGAAAAATGGAAAAGAGATTAACTAAGGAAGAGTTCCTTAAGGACTTATGGCATCCTGCTAGCGAAATGCCTGATAAAAATAGAACATGTTTGGTAAGAGTTGTTTATCATCCTAAACATGGGATGTTTCAAGATGAAGAAAGAATAGAACAATCATCTTTTCACGATTTTGGATGGTATGATTACGATTTCAAATATATTGGAACTAATTATGATATTATTAGCTGGCTCTATATTAGTGATTTACTTCCAAAGGAAGGAGGTGAACAATGACTAAATGGTACTCTGTAAAAGAAGCTCCAAACTACGAAGAATGGATTCTTACAGAATGGTATGATGGAGACGATGGAGGTCTTAAGTACGAAGCTGATTATCTTTACTCTTTTGTTTATTGGAAAGATTATGTAAGGAGAAACAACATCACAAAGTGGTGTTATATTAAAGATATAAAAGATTAGGTATATGAAAGTACTTAAGAAGATTTTTGGTGAGCATGTTTTCGATAATCGAAATAAAGGCTTGTAGTGTTAGTCCGAATTTAAAGAGGAGGTTTGATTATGAAATTATCTGAAATAGAATTAGATTTTTTGTATGAGAAATCTGCCGAGTTGTTTAGAGATAAAGTAAAACAACGAGGGGAAGATTATGAACATGATAATAGATGCGCTTGCCCTGAAGCAATTCGCAGAACTCATCTACGAACTCTTGCAAGAGAATCTATAGAAGATGTTAAGATTTTAATTGAAGAACTACGTAATAATGGTTATGAAGCTTAATAAAATGGTTTTTGACGATAAGAAAATAGAAGCTGCTGCTAATAAGCATATTGAGACAGAGTATGCTAGATACAATAGTGGCGAGGTTGAGGAAGAAATGATTTGTCTTAGGGGCAAAGAAGGCTTTAAGGAAGGTGCTGAGTGGGCTATCAATGAATTCTTGAAGGACTTGTGGCATCAAACAAATAAGGAGCCAGAAGAATATGATGAATGGATATTGCTGCACTATAGTGTAGGCAACTATTATTCATTAGCTCAAGTCAAAGAATTCAAGTCTTGGAAAGGATTTGTTGAGAATATGCCTATAGACGGGTGGTTCTATATTGATGATTTATTCTCAAAGGAAGGAGGTGGATGCAAATGGCCGATGCAGAATTTAATAAGTTTGTGCTTATGCTAGAGAATGAAGCGTTTCGGTTTTCGAGAAGCCAAAACGAATTTAAGGAACATCGAGTAGTGATAGAACAGTCTTTCAAGATAGGAGGGATGTTCATCCTTCGAGAGTTGGAAAAGTATTTTAATCAAAAGAAGTAAGCGTATGATATTATATGAGAATCAATGTTTTGAGCTTTTAAAAGCTTTGTGTTATAGTGTCCCACAGAATCCAAATGTCGGTAGGTTTGAGATTGCAAACGTGATACTTGACACATTACAAAAAATAAAAGATGCGGATTAACAGCTTTCGGGCACAAATTTAAAGATAATGACAAAGGAAGAAATATTGGAAAAGGCATCTGATTTTGAGGATGAAGATGAGTTTGTGAAGTGTGATAGATTGCCGTTCACTGAAGAATTGTGGCTTTTACATCAGCTAGTGTATATCGGCTTGTCTTGCACCTATACAGGTCGTGGCTATATAATTGAGAAACTTAAAGATTAGTAAAATGGAAGCGAATGATTATTTGAAGGCTATGCAAGCTATGGACGAATTGGATAGACTTGTAACTAGTGTTTATCCGGATAAGTTCAAGTTGGTCTGCAAGAAGCATGGAATAGATGAATGCGAGGCGATGAACATGTATTCGTACTTGCAAAAGATGCAAAAAGGTCAGTCTTGGTTAGTTAGATACAAGCCATTGGAATATCTAGAGCGTGTATTAACACTAGCCAAAGAAGCTTATGCGTCTTACATGAACAACGGCTTGATTCTAAGTATGGTCAATTTTGGTGATAAGTACACAAGAATACTTGTAATCTTTGAGAAAGATAGCGTGAGAAGCCAACAGGAATTTGACCTTAGAGAGCAAAGAACATATGTTGATATAGCGGACTTTATTGGAAATGGTTACTCCATCGTATCTGTTATCCGTCAGTCTGACAATGTTGACAGTGAAAAATTTGTTGGAGAAAAGGATGAGCGAAGTCATAGTATTCCTATTTACGATGGTGATGTAATGCTTTGTTACGTGAATAAACCGGAATTTTGGAGTTCCGATTGGCGTAATAGCGGACTTTATATTTGTGAGAGCGGCTCATATCATAGATTGCTATACACCCCGAATAAGGGGTACGTAAGACATGGAGAGCCTGATGTAGATGAAGACTTCACCCTTGATATTGGGGAAGAATCCTTCAGTAGTTATGTTATGACTTTAGACCAGTCTTGGTATAAGTTGGGTAATGTTCATGCAGGTATAGGCTTTTTGAAGGAGAAAGAATAGAAGAGTGGAAGGAGAGGAATATCATTTCCCCTCCTTTGCATTAATTTCCAGTTCGATAGGCTTGCCACAATGAGGGCAGATGATAGCCGGAGACTGCGGAACGGATGGCTGCTCTAGTTGAACCTTTTGCAATTGCTCATCTGTAAGAAGTTGCCAATCCTCTATATTTAATGCAATAGCAATTTGATGTAATGAATCTATACTGGGAGTTGTTTTGCCATTTACTATAAGTGAAATGGCATTAGCGGTAACTCCTATTGCATCTGCTAATGATTTAGCCTTCATTTGGCGTAAATCTAGATAATACTTAATGCGCTTACTTATATTAATAAGGTATTCGCTTTTAATGTTGCTTTTTATCATAAAGTAATATTTTGATTATTTAGGTGCAAAGATACAAAGAAATAAAGTAATAATGTGCTAAAAGCTGTAAAAAGTAAGTAATAGTTAGACAATAAAGGTTAAAAATAAAGTAATATGTTGATTTTTCTCTCAAAATATTTGGCGATTATACAAAAATTACTTACCTTTGCAATGTCTTTAAGAGATAAAGGCTTTAAAGTTTAACTATTAATTGCTGTTATGCAGCCGAGTCGGCACTCGTAAAACGGTATAGTGATTATGGCTACTACATTAAGAAATACATTGAGTGAGGTAATGAAGCTTGCTTGGCAGTTCATCAAGAAGAATGGCTACACAATGAGCGAGGCTTTAAAGGTCGCTTGGATGAACATCAAGCTGAAGGGTCAGATGAAGAAGCGCATCGTGAAGTTCTACTTTCAGAAGGTTGATGGCAGCTTGCGTGAGGCATTCGGCACATTGAGCGAGAAGGTTATCCCAGCTACACAGGGTGCAGGTCGCAAGATGAATGACACTTGCCAAGTGTACTTTGATACCGAGAAAGAAGAATGGCGTTGCTTCAAGAAGGCAAACCTTATGAGAGTTGCATAACAGATTTCTAACGATTTAAAAAGAAACTAGATATGAGCGCAAAGATTATCGTGATGCAAGGCAACATGGTTGCAACCATCGAAGAGACGAACAAGGACGCATTTATCAAGCGTGGTGAGTATAAAGAGACCGATCTGGACAGACATAAGCGTGAGGTCGATTTCTTGATTACAAGCATCGCAAACCGCTACGAAGTGACATTCAATCACAAGGTAGAGCTGAAGGAAAGCCGAAGCATCAAGAAAAGCGAATATTTCGATAACATTTACTACGTTACCGAGAATGCATTGAACAAGCTGAAAAAGCAATACTCATACGAGTGTGACTTGTAATAGATTTCGTGAGGCACACGCTAAACTGCACCGGACTTTGAATATTAAACATTTAAGAGATATGAATAAGAATTTGATGGATGCTCTTTACGTTAAGCATGATGGCAAGATTGGCGTTTTAAGCTCAGATGAACGCAAGGTGGTATCACAAGTTATCGGCACGGATTTGACGATAGTGTACGACAAGAATGAGTGCAATACGTACCTTTTAATACCACTAACCCGAAACCATAAGTTCGAATGCAAAAGTAGCCACATTATCGTGGATGGCAAGCGGTTCGATTCGGACATCTTCTTCCGCAAGGATGCTTGCCAATGGATTGAGATTGACAAAGAAACGTTATCTAAGGTAGCATAATAAATAAGGAGGTTTAAGCGATGAAAGTATATGTAGTAATTTCTTCATACCAACATGGGTTGGGTGAAGCAGTGGAGGTTGATGCAGAAGTCTTCTCTACCATAGATAAGGCAAGAAAAGCGATAGGACACAAAGGGATGAACACTTTGGAGAATTACAAGCGAGTTTTAAATTGCGATGATTATCTATACAATATCTCAGATTCTTTCTTCCATATCTCAGACAGCGAAGGAGAAACGTGGGACAATTTTGACATCGTAGAACAAGAATTAAAATAATAAAGCTATGAAGATTGATTTTATCAAAAATGTTATAGAAGTTGCGAAGAAGTGTGGTTGCCTTGTGACAATTACACTTGTAAATGGGCAGGTATCTCATGTAAATTTTAGTAAGCATATAAAGAAGTTTACTACTACAGATGATGTTATCTACAACGAAGAGGAACATATTGTGACAATAATTGATACGGATGGAAGTTGTGACTACATTGATAGCGATTCCATCATTCGCATATTTAGTAAAAAAGGTGTTTAACAATTGATTAGATAAGAATATGGATGCAGGTCATGTGAATGTGATATTGGGCGAAGCCGAGAATAAAGGTCTTAGAGGAAATATCAACTTGGTAGGTGGAGCAAAGATAAGTTTCGACTTCAATAGTGTTGGTGGTGAAACCTCTTTCAATTGCAATACAAAGAACAGAACACTTATGATTGGGAGTGGAAGTACAGTAGTGTTTACACGTAAATATATTGATTGTAGCTCTATTCAGTATATTGAAGTGCTTGAACGTACAAACTAATTATAGGAGACAAGAATATGAATATACTAGACTATTATGAGGTTGTCACCTCAAAGATTTTCAAGTTGGAAAGCATGAACGAGGGGCTTGTATTGATAGCACCGGAGCAGGAGGTAGATGGAGTCCGTTCCTTGATGGTGGGATTATATGTCCCTGAGCATGAACGATACAAGATATATACTTTCCGTTCATCTATGAACGAGGGCGAACTTGGCGACAAGTACAAGGCGATGGTCGGCACGATGGATGTGCTTAAACCGGATTGGGACAGAATTAAAAAGAAAAGACGGAAGAGGATTTAACCTCTTACCGCCTTAAGGATGCAAGCTATTTCAAGATTATTTTTAGAAAACATGAAAATAAATTAGAGTTTCCTTGTATTTCTCGAAGGTTTTTGTTACCTTTGCGGATGCAAATAATAAAACAATGAGCTTATGAAAGTATTATCAATTCGTCAGCCGTATGCTTGGTTAATCGCTATCGGCTGCAAGACCATTGAGAATAGAACATGGAATAGAAAGTTCCGTGGTCGTTTCCTTATTCATGCTAGTCAAGCTAAACCTGAAAAACTTGACGGATGGCAGGAGAGCGCAATGAAGAAATATTGCCAAGAGCATGGTATTGTTATTCCGGACTTCAAAGACTTGCCAACGTCAGCCATTATCGGCAGTGTAGAGTTGGATGATATTCAATTTCATGAGGCTTATCCGGATGCATTTGCTGAAGATTTCCAATATCATTGGTTCTTGAAGAATGCTAAATTGTTCGATGAGCCGATTAGAAACGTCAAAGGCAAGTTGTTCCTCTGGGATTATGAGTATAATGAAGCCGAAATGTAAAATAACAATACTTTTGTAATAAAAATACAAGTCATTGAAAATTAGCGCAAAAGTGTTTGTTCTTCTAAGAGATAGATAAGAAGTAAATGTAAATATATTATTAAATGTCTAGAATATGAAGAAGGTCTTATATTTTATTTCTTTTGTTGTGCTCTTGTTGACTAGTTGCACATCAAAGGAAAACAAAGCAGATGCCCTTATTAAGGCAAGAGGGTTTGAGTGCGCCAATGTAGAGAAGTTAGAGGAATTTCAATGCAATCCTGCTTCTGCCGAAATGGTTATGGTTGCTTATAATAGTTTGTGGCGCAACGACTCGCTGTCTAGGAATATGTATTTGTCTAGTAGTAATATCAATTATGTTTATAATGAGATACAAAGACAAGAGCAAAATGCAAAAAATCTGTTGGAAAAAGCTGATGAGATTGGCATGATTAATAATCATACAGAATTATGTGGTTATTATGTTGTTATCTCTCCTGATAAGATTAATGGTGCGTATATAGACAAAAATAGAAAATGTACAAGATATGAAGTATTCTTCGATAAAGATGTCGAACGTATCATAGGAATACATCCAATTCGTAAATAAACGAATTAACAGGTTTAGTGTTGTAAAGTTAGTATATTAACAATTTAGATAAATGTGATTATGAAGAAAATTGCTTACGTAGCCATTATTGCAGTAATTGTTGTCATTTGTGGTTACGCAATAAAGGTTGCCTCTGAAAGAGACAAGATGATAGCTGAAGAGTGGGAACAGCATGAAATACGAGCTATATCCAAGGATTCCTGTATGCCAAAACGTGACTTGGTTTTAAAAAAATATTTTGGCAAAAGCTATAAGGTGATTGATAGTCAGTTTTATAACAATAAGGGTTATAATGATCAGAATGGTAGCTTTAGTGATAAAGGAACTGTAGAGGGTGTTGTGGAAGGAAAAAATGGGAAATTTGCGTATGATATGAAAGTCTCAATTCCTTATAGGAATCCTAAAGATTGGAATTTGGAATCGTTGATAGTGAAAGACTTGAAATCATGTCATTATGTATATATCGTGAGAGATGGGAAGCGTGAAGACCCAAGAGAATACGAAAAAGCAAATGCTATCAGTTCTTCTAGTGAGACCGATGTGTATGTTTCGGATGAAGACCTGTATTCAATAGAGGATGCTCTTCAAAAAGAGTGGAATGTTAGCAATGCTTCAAGTTCCGTAGGTGCGGAAAGCTCCAATGTATTCAAGGTGAAGAAAGAAAGCGTTAGTGGACGTGAGGTCACTGTTTCTTATTCTTTACGTTCAACCTATGGTGGTCAGAAAAAATTCGTAGATTTGCATGGTGTTGTCAAGAAGAATAGTGATGGCTCTTGGAGTGTCGTAAACTTAGGATATTAACAGTTTAAATAAATGTGATTATGAAGAAGAAAGTGATAATTGCCATCATCGTAGCTATCGTTGTGATAGGTGGCGGAATTGGTGGCTACGTGTACCATTCCAACCAAGTGAAGGCAGAGAATGCTGCTATTTGCAAGTCTAAGGCTAAAGATATACGTATGTCTTCGATTCGCCTTATATATGGACTAAAATTTATAACAGCTGATTTTATTACGAATTGGAATAGCTCAATAGAAAACGAAGTGGCAATAAACATGAGTAATAAAATCGTAAGTTGCGATGATTTTTCTAAGGCAATGTCTTGGAGATGGTCTTTTTATGATAAGGTCGGGTCTTTTCAAAGAGTGGATAGCTGTGTAAACAAAATGGCAAGTGATTTGTCTTTATTGGCAAAAAACGAAGAGTCAGACAAGCAATTAGTAGAAAAATTTGAAAAAGAATTAGAGATAATTGAAAAAATCAAATCTTTAACAAAAAGACCAACCGGAACGCTTTTAGAGTATTCTGAAAACGTATCTTCCTTGTTTAGCAAACTCTATGATCTTGATGATGAAATATCAAAGACTGTCTTGATTGAAGAGTTGCATGGAAGCGAACGTGTAAAGTTGACATTATGTGATGTTTGGGGAGAGGGGTTGTTGGACTACCCAAAAGCAAAAACAAAAGTTATAAAAATAACGGCAAAGGATTACGTTTTCATAGACTTAAAGGATAATCTTAATAAATTATCAGATTAGCGAGGAAACTAAACTTTGTTATTAATTATAATAATGTGTAATCTTTAAAATAGGTTTCTAAAAGAAAATAAAGTTTAAAAGAATAAAGAAATACACTAAATAACTGCATGTTTCAGAAACTATGCTTATCTTTGCAAACGAAATCAGAAATGTTTTAGCCGTGAAGAGGTAAGCATGGTTACTGAGATAAGAAGAAATTACATGCTGGTTTGATGAGACTCAATTGAACGAGGAGGAAGTATTACAGGTGGCCGAGATTGCAGGTCTTCGCTATCATGTCGGTACTTATAGAAAGCTTTATGGAGCATTTAGAGTCGAAAAGAAATAATTCACATAACTACAAAGGTAGGGTAAGGTAAGGCTGGGTTAGGTCTGGTAAGGTAAAGAGTGGTTTGGTGGAGTGAAGTGGAGTTAGGTAAGGTTTAGTGGAGAAGAACTTCCTACATGGTGGTTATCCAAGGTTCGATTCCTTGGTAGAAAGCAATTTTAAAAGAATTACAGACTGTCGTGATTTGACGGTCTTTATATATAGAAGAAAAATAAGTAAACAAGACCGAGCCTTCTGCATGTGAATGTGGAAGGCTTTTTTAGTATCTATACCTTAATTTTTGCACTTAAATCTTTAGTGAAATAGCACGCCTTTATTCTTTCGTTATTCCTTTGATTATTAATTAATTTTGCCAATAAAATTATAAAAAATGGCAGAATTAAGATTCGATGTCAAAGCGAATTTCGAGCAGGTTACGAAACTTCGTTCCGAGTGCGAAAAGTTGAGGGCTGAGTTGTTGAAGACCAATAAGTCAACCGACCCAGCTATTGTTGCGGATTTGACGGAAAAATATGCAGATGCAAGTAATCGCTTAAAGGATTTAACGCAAGCAGCTTCAAGAGCCGCTTACGTGATGTCTTCTGAGTTTAACAAGAAGATGCAAGCAGCCGCAAGGGAAGTTTATAGCTATGAACTTCAAATGCAAGCTACCAAAGACCGAATAGAGAAAATCCAACAGCAAATCACTAACAAGAGATTAACTCTTGGAGTTACAACGGATAAGTCATCCATAGATTCTTTACAGAAGAATATTGACTATCTGAAAGGTTCTTTGGCAGGTCAAACTGCGCAGCTGAAGAACCTAGAAGGAGGTGCTGTCGGTGCTCGTCAGACCTTGGAGAATATGCGGAATGAGTATGTTTTGTATGCAGGTTCAGCAAATCCGGCAAAAGAGGCAACAAATATGTTGACCGATAGCATGAGCCAAATGATAGAACGCATGAAGTCCGCTCCAACTGCCGGAGAGGGCATGTCTAGCTTGTTCCAAAGGGTAACGGGTGATGCTCACATGCTTTCGGCAACATTACTTGGTGGTTTAGGATTTGAGCAACTGGCAGGTAGTATCTTTAATACTCGTTCTCAATTCCAACAACTTGAAATATCTTTCAATACCATGCTTGGTAGTGCGGATAAGTCTAAACAATTGATGGATGAACTTATCCAAACGGCAGCTCATACGCCTTTTGACATGTCCAGTATTACGAGCGGAGCAAAACAACTTTTGGCATACGGAACGGAAGCGAAAGATGTTAATAAAACTCTTGTTCAGCTAGGTGACATTGCTTCGGGCTTGAACATTCCGCTTGGAGAACTTGTTTATCTTTACGGAACGACCGTTTCGCAAGGAAGAATGTTTACAATGGATTTGCGTCAGTTCATGGGTAGAGGTGTTCCATTAGCAGAAGAATTGGGTAAAATCTTACACCAAAACACAACTGAGGTTCAAGAGTCTGTTTCTAAGGGAAAAGTCACATCAGACATCTTCAAGGAGGCTATCGCTAATATGACGCAAGCTGGCGGTCGTTTCGGAGGCTTGATGGAGCAACAATCAAAGACATTGGAGGGTCAGTGGAGTAACATTGGCGATTCTATCCAGCAAGCGTTTAACGAAATCGGCAAAAAATCCGAGGGCGTGTTCTCTAGTGGATTGTCAATTATTTCTGCTATGGTAGAGAATTGGCAAGAGGTAATAAAAGTTATTGGTGTAGCTACAATAGCTGTTGGTTCTTATCGTGCATCATTAATGGCGGCTGCTTCTATTCGCAAAGCAGAGGAAGCGCAACAAGCTGATGATATGATGAAGGGAATTGATGCTGAAATCAAGCGTTTGCAAGACCTAGAGTACTCAAACTACAAGTCGCTGGGTAAGGACAAAAAGCAAGAGCGAGTAAGCAAACAACAAGACTTGGCAAGTATTGTTGGAGATACCGCTGTGTCCGATGACTTTGTAAAGGCAAGATTAGATGCAGCAGAGCAAGAGGGCATTATTACGGAACAAATGCGTTCTCAATTAGAGATGAAACGTGAACTCTTGCAGGCTCAGCAACAAGCAACAGCACAAAGCCAGATAGAACTTGATGAAGAAAAGAGGAAGACCGAGGAACTTCGTCAACAAAAAATAGAGTCTCTTAAAGATGATTTGAAGACTACTACGGAGAAAATATCAAATCTTGATGATAGGGATGTAGAGTTGGCTAGACAATATACATCAGCTTTGAATGATTTACAAGATGCCCAAGATGCCTTTGCTGAGGCTCAAAAATTGGTTGAGGAAACTGCTGGTGGCGCAAACTTGGCTTTTGATGCAGAGGGTAATGCCGTGAATGCGCTAGAAGCAAAAGAACGTTTGGAAACGGCAACAAAACAAGTGAATGCTGCTCAAACAAAGATTTCGACCATTGAAAGCGAACGTAAGACGATTGCTCAAACAAAGGAGAATTTAAGTAAGCAACAGGCTACGATACAAAATAATATAAATACCATTTCTCAAACTTCTAATACCACTGCCAAGAAAGCCGGAATATTGGCGACAACAACAGCCACTATCAAAAATGCGCTTTATGCAGCAGGTACAAAGTATACGACTACGGTTGTCAATCTTTTTTCAAGTGCGGTAAGAAGTAGCGAAAAGGCTTTAAAAAGTATGTGGGCGGCAATGGCTGCTAATCCGATAGGTGCATTGATAACATTGGGAACAACTTTGTATTCCGTATTTTCTATGTTTGGAGACGAGACTGAAGAAATATCGGCAGATACAACACATTTTGGGGAAACAACAAGTTTGACCAGTAAAAAGGTTGAAACATTGATGAATGTGTTAAGAAATACAAATGAAAGTACTGATGCGCATAAAAAAGCAAAAGATGAACTTATTGAGGTATATGAACAATATGGAATAAAATGCGACAATGAAAAGGATAATTTGGAAACGTTGAAAAATAAGCATGACGCTTTTATTGCTTCTTTACAATTAGAAAATGCTGAACGAGAAAAAGCTAACGCTTTGATGTCTATATCTTCTCAATATGAGGAAGCAAGGAAAAACCTAGATAAGGATTTTTCTGATTCACTAGGTGGTAGTTGGCTTGATTTCGGACAACATATTGATAAAGAAGACATATCAGCTGTACAGATGATGTTTAATTCCCTTGTTTCTGATGATGTGTTGACTAAGATAGACTCTTTAAGGCAGAAAATGGATTCCGCAAAGAAAGGAACATTGGAATATGCTAATGCTGCACAAGAATACGATGCTGCTCTTCGCAACTTGTTAGTTCCTTTTGAGGAATGGGGTAAGAAGATGGGGTACAATAGTTTCGTGATGGCAAGTTTGCGAAGTTCGATATTAAAGCATATAGATAGTATAAACTCTTTGAATGAAAGTTACAAAAAGGCAGAGGACGCAATATATAAAGGAAGCACAGCAACTGTTGATTGGAATAACTCCCAAGCAAAGGCTCGTTGGATAGTTAACAAGAACAAGCAATCAATCCAAGAATTGGTAGAGCAAACTGATAATCTTATCAATTTATGGAATAAAGAATACGGGTTGAATTTAAAAATTCATTATGATGATTCGGAAATTCCAAATTGGATGAAATCTATGACAACGAAGGAGTTGCGAAATTTAATTTCAAGGAGAGAGGCGGATATTTTACAACAGGAAAATCACGAAAAGAAAACTGGGCATAAGTTGGTAACACGTTCAGGAGGTAAGTTTAGGTCAAGAACGGAAAACCAAACGGATGTCGCAATGGCGAAATCTATAATTCAATCACGTACACCAAAGAGTAGTACAACAACAAAATCAAATACAACCCATACTACTCCAAAGAAAACAGGTACAACGGATGACCCACAAGCAAGAGCGTATGAACGCAAGAAGGCTGAGGAGGACTATTCCAAGTCTATTTCATCCTATTCGGAGAAAGCTATCCAAGACATGACCAAGAACCGCATCAATGCGATGAATGAGGGTTATAGCAAGGAATTGGCTCAGATAACGGAGAATGCCGACAAGGAGAGAAAGGCGGTAGAAGATGGTATAGACAAATTGGTTGAGGCTAGGAAAAAACGTGACCAAGCTGTTTGGGTTAATTCTGGCAAGGGTCGTAAGGCTAATATGTGGAAACAGAGCAAAACCGATGAAGAGTATAAGAATGAGGTTTTGAATGAAACCATGAAGGATAGCAAGGGTAATCCGGTTAAGGTTAATGGCATGGAGATGACCATAGGCATGAGCGTTGCTAATCAGATGAATGCAATTCGGGATAAGGCGGTAAAGCAGAATGAGGATGTGCTTGCTAAAGAAGCGCAAAGCATGTACGATTATCTGAAGACTTATGGTACATTCCAGGAGCAGAAGTTAGCTATTGCTGCCGATTATGCTAAGAGGATTAGCGAGGTTGAAAACTCTACGGATTCGGACTCAAGCAAGCAATGGAAGATAAAGTCTTTGAAAGAAGAGCAGAAGAAAGAGACGGATTCGGTAGAGGCTAGTGCTATTATGCAGAAAATAGACTGGTATCAAGTCTTCGGAAATGTTGGTGGCATTATGAAGGATGCGCTTGTTCCTTTATTAGCAGATCTGGATAAGTTCGTAGGTACGGATAAGTTCCAAAATTTGGGTGCAGACCAGCAGAAGAGTATCGTTGATGCTATGCAGAATATCCGTAATTCGATTGGTAATACAAGTGATTTGGGTTGGAAAGACCTTGCAAGGGACGTTGTAGCTTATCAGGAGGCTCTGAAGAATGCGAAAATTGCACAAGAGGAATATACGGAAACGGAAACCGAGCTTATACCTCGAATTAAGGATTTGCAAAATCAGATAGCGAATGCGAAAAAATCGGGCAATGTCGCAGAGCAAGCTAGATTGCAAAATGATTTGAATAAAGTTCAAGGTCAGTTAGCGGAGTCCGGCAAGAAGATAGTTACGGCTAACACAAAGGTTCGTTCAAGTGGTCAGAAGTTGGCACAAACCACACAGAATGTAACGCAACCGATTTCCGCTATCCATGAGTTCCTTTCAACTTCCGGACTATCCGATTTGGCATCTCTTTGGGATAGTTTCGACCAACTTAAAGGTGGAATTGACGGATTGAAAGCTTTGGATGAGGCTAAGAAAGCGGCTGATGGTCTGAAGGATATGGGCAAGGAAGCCGCAGACGCAGCCGCAGGCAAGAAAGCTGGTGATGCGCTAAGTGAAGGATTGTCAAAAGCCGGACTTATAGGCCAAATTGTTGCTGCCATTTTGAAGATACTTGATGTTTTGAAGGATGGTATCGGAACATTGATTAGCAGCTTGATTGATACAGTTCTGAATGCGGTCAATGGTATATTGAAGAATATCCTAAGTGGTGATTTTATCACACAGATAGGAGGGTCTTTGGTAAGCGGTATTGGCAATATTCTCAATACAATATCGTTTGGTGGCTTCAATAGTTTGTTTGGAGTTAGTGGAAACGCAAAAGAAGTAAACCGGACTATAGATAAATTGACGGATAGAAATGAAATCTTGACGGATGCTATAGACAAGTTACGAGACTCTATAGACAAGAATAGTGGTATTAAAGCCGTAGAGGATGCTAAAAAAGCCGAAAACCTCCAAAAGGAGAAAGAAGAAAATTTAAAGAGTATCATGGAGGCGCAAATGGGTTATCATGGCTCTCATCACAGTTTTAACGCTTATTTCCGAGGATTTTCGCAAGAGCAAATCAAAAAGGTGTCCGATGCAATAGGCAGACAATGGAATGGTAATCTTAACGACTTGCAATCTGCTGATGAAGCAGCTGCCATTTTGCAGAATCCAGATATGGTTGAGGCTATCAAGAATACAGGTAAGGGTGGCTATGGAGGTAGAGTTCTTGAAAAGTTGAAAGACTATGCGGCTGAGGCTGGAACATTAGAGGAAATTGCTGATGACCTTGCAGAAAGCTTGACGCAAATATCTTTTGATAGTTTGAAGAGCGAGTTTATAGATACTTTGATGGATATGAATTCCTCTGCTCAAGACTTCTCTGATAATTTCTCCAAGATGCTTATGCAAGCCGTTCTGAAAGCTAAGGTGGATGATTTGTTGGGAAATGATATGCAAGCATTCTATGACGAATGGGCGGAACGAGCTGAGGCAAATGGTGGTAAATTGTCAAAGACAGATATAACTGCCTTGAAGGGAAAGTATGATGAAATGGTTCAAGAAGGACTGAAGATTAGAGATGAAGTAGCCGAAATAACGGGCTATAAGCAATCTTACGAGCAGTCCGCTTCTTCCGGTTCTTTTGAATCAATGAGCCAAGATACTGGAGAAGAGTTGAATGGTCGTTTCACTGCGGTACAAATTGCAACAGAGGGAACGTATGAGGAAACAAAGCTCATAAATACCAAGTTGGATGCTATTGCGGCTCGTGATGGTGGCGCAGAGAGTAGCTTACTAACAGCTAGCGTGAATACTATAATGGGTAATGTAGGTAACATTTGGTTAGCTGTTGATGAGGGTAGGACTATCCTTGCACAAAGCTTAATGTACTTGCAGTCGATTGATGAGCGACAAGAGCGTTGGCATAAGCCTATGTTGCAAGCATTCAATGATATACACGAATTGAAAGATAAGATGAGTAGATTGTAAACTTAATTTGTGCCATGTTAAAGTAAGAGGGGAATGCGTGATGCACTCTCCTCTTTTTGGGGGTGAAAGTTTTTGTTTTTCACAATATAGATAAGTGTTGTTAAACTGAGTGTTAATTTTTGGTAGAGTGGAAAATAATAGTTATCTTTGTGGTCGAATTTCAAAACTTATAAGGACATGAAGATATTAGAACCGAGATATGAAATCCTATCCCAAGGTGAGGGCATGGATGGAGTTTATAAACAGATAGAGTTGTGCGGTCGTACATGTTATGCGTCAAGTATGAAGATTGATAAAGAAAGCGCAAAGCCTTTCGTTGAGCGTATGGTAAGCAGTAATCATCTTGCCATGTGTGAGCATGGAACGATTTACCTCCATGTTGCCTATGAAGAAGGATTTTTTGTACCGGAGTCTTTATTGGTCAAGCACTATCGTGAGAACAAATATTCAAAGGTGATGCAGATTGGCAGTGACTACTATATCACAACCAACTACAGAGTGATAGTTGAAAATAACTGGTTTGAGGATTTGGACTATATTTGCGAGCCTACGGAATGGCATGAGAAGCGAATAACAGTCCGTTTTACTACTCAGATTGCGGTAAGTAGAGAGGCTAACAGACATCGTGTAGATTCCGTAGCGGAACAAAGCACCCGATATTGCAACTATAGTAAAGATAAGTTCGGAGGCGAGATTGCTATCAACAAGCCAAAGTGGGTTAGCGAAAATGATGCGGTTAATCCATTGTCTTTTGATGGTGGAACATTTGTTGACCTATCAAAGAACATCGGTAGTTATGAACATTGGAGTCCGGTAGAAAAATGGTGGTTTGCAAATAGAGTATGCGAAATGATGTATTTGTCTTTGGTCAAGGATGATGGTCTTAAGCCACAGGATGCGAGAACAATACTTCCTCTTGATACCAACACGGAGTTGATTCATACCGCATTTGTGAGCGATTGGAAGCATTTCTTCGAGCTGAGAAGCCTTGGTACGACCGGAAAGCCTCATCCAGATATTGAGGTCTTGGCAACACCATTGATGAATGAGTTCAAGGAACGAGGTTTGATTTAATCGCTTATGAAGAAGAAAGCCAAGCAAATAGCCAAGGTGATGAGCAATGACGCTTTGGAGGTTGTTGCTCAGATGATTGTTGATGAGGCTAAAGGTGTGCGCTATGAAGTGTATGCTGATGGCTCTAGTAAGAACAACAAGTGTGGTTGCGGTTGGCTTGTGCTTCATAAGGGAGCGATTATCAATAGTGGGAAATATACATTTATCACAGCCAAAGTGAACGATTCGGTGAGAGCCGAAATAAGGGCGGTCATTCAAGCATTGGGTGATTGCCCTCCTTTGTGTTCTGTTGATGTATATGTGGATTGCCAAGTGGCTATAGAGAGAATACAGGCTTGCAAGTTAGGAGACTTACAGCCTATATATAATAAGGTAGCGAAAGGCAAGGTGATAAGATACCATTGGGTTAAGGCTCATAGAGGTAATATGTATAACGAAATGGTGGATTCTTTGGCTTTTTCTGCTACAGAAAGTTAATTTCGTGCCCACATATATAACAAGCGTTAAAATATAAAAGAAATACATTAAATAATTTGCATATTTCGATAATTCTTTGTATCTTTGCAATGTAATTAAGAAACAAGGTTACTAATTAAAAAGGTGAGACACACCGTAAAAACTGTGATTCGTTATGAATACTAGATTGAGTAAGAAAGAGACAATGGTTTATGGCAACATCGAAGTGATGGCTGATGTAATTGGTGGTAACAAGTACTTTACATTTGCTGAGTTGTATGATTTCGATTTGGATAATACCAAGGATGAGTTGAAAGAAATTTTAAACTCTTTGACTGAGAAAGGTTACTTGAAGAGTTTTCACGATTTCGACGAAACTTATCGAGTTTTAAAGTAAGAATAACAAAGGGGATATAAAATCCCCTTACAATATAAATTTAGAGCGTGAGACACACGTAAAACTGTATTGAAACAATGAAAAAGGTATTCACAATTGAGAATGCGTTAGCGTTTTTATTTGCTCTTGAAATAGTATCATTAATTTATTTTCTTGGATAGGGCTTATGCAGATTAAGTTTGGTAAGATAAAGTTTACTGCGGCTAAGTCCGAAAAAGGATGCCGCTTTGATGCTTGCTACAAAGGGGAGCATGTGGCTTTTGAGAGTGAAGATATGTCTTTGTATGATGATGTTTTTTCTGATAATAACAGAAGAGCAAAGGCTGCAAAGAGAGTGATTTACGAGAATATTAAGCACAAGTATTATGAGACCCATAGAGATTAGCGATTTCAACGCTGCCGATGAATTTGTCGTTGAGGCAATGATGCAAGATGGCAAATTCAAGGTTATCGGCAAGGTTATTATTGATAATAATCTTCTGAATGATGATGATTTGGAAACCATCTGGGATTATGCCAACTGGGAGACGAACGGCTATGAAAAGATGGTTGTCTCTAACGGAGTGTACAAAGGCTTGAAAGCATTTAGCGATGGGCGTTTGTTCTATGTAATTACTGATGATGAGGTCGGAGTGGTAAACGACAATATCATGGTACGTAAGCATTATGATGTCAACAATGGCTATTATATAAAGTCATCAAGGTTACACAAGGAGCAATCCAGGGATTTGTGGTGCTTTGGTAGCTGCGAGACCATAACTAACGAATATAAGTCAAACCCTTTTATATGTGGTAAGTGATGGCAAAAAAGATTAATCATATTAAACCTTCCTTCATTGAAGGCGGTGAAGTCTGGCATGATATTGATAAGTTCCCGATGCTAGACCATACAATTCTAGTAGAGTTGCCGGAAAAAGGCTCTGACGTATTGATTTACCAGACGCAAAATGTATGTATTGAGCGTGTGGATAGGTTCATACCTACGAAGTCTTTTGTTCCGAAGCGTTGGGCGTATGCGATAGACTTAGCTCAATGCAAGCAACTTGAAGGATGAAAACAAAATACAAAACTAAGAATAAGCATATGGAAGAATCAAGAGGTGTTTACACATTACCAGTCTTGTATAATGAGCAAAGTGGTACAAACGAAGGTGTATGTGTAAGAAAAGAACTTGGAGTAGTTGTTGCAATCGACAATGAAGATGAGTTTAAAGGTGTTTTTTCAAAGGATGGTGAGGTTGATGTATTCAAGCAGTTACTATCACAAGAAGTGTATCGTTACTATACAGAGCACAACGCATTCCCTACTGGGCCTTTGGTTTCTTACAAGATGGATGGCGACATCATCTTTGATTACGTTGAAGTAACTATTGGAAAAATGTATGGCGGTTATGTTTATGTTGTTCATTACAACTTTGCAAGCACCGCATCATGATAAACAAGATTGATTATGACAGTAGTAAGAGATAGAATTAAAATTGCAGCTCAGATTGAAGTCTTGGAGGACATTGCTATTGACTATAGGGGAAAGACAATAGACAATATCATTCAACAGCTAGAAGCAAGGTTGAGTGCGTTGAAGTAAGTTCAAATTTTTGAAGTTGAAAGACTATGAGTGGTGGACGTTTTGATTATGCTCAGTATAGGATTGCTGACATATACACAAAGATAGAAGATTATGTTGATGGTCATCCATTGGATGAGGAAGATGAAAGATGCTTTCTCGAAGACCGATGGCTAGAGGAGGAAGAAGACAAGTATGTTAGAAAGCATCATCATACGATGCCTAACAGATATGGCTTATCTAAAGAGACTATCAAGGAATTCAAGAAGGGTATTGAGCTTCTGAAGAAGGCTCAGGTTTATGCCCAAAGAATAGACTGGCTTCTTTCCGGTGATGATGGAGAAGATAATTTCCATCTACGTTTGAAAGAGGATTTGGCAAGTCTTAAAAGTAAGAAAGGATAGATTATGAGTTGGAATTATCGTTTAGATACACCTATGATGCAATTAGCTGAAGAGGTGAATAAGAAATATGATACCGATGCTGGTAAGATGCTTCTTTGCACTTATCTCTTTATGGTATCAAGTGAAGAGGTCAAGGACAAGCAAGCTTTCTTTGATTGGGTAGAAGAATTGAGTAAGTCTAGCAAGTGTGATGCGGTAAGGGAGTACGTGGAAATCAAGGACAAAGCCGATTGGCTGCATGGTGGATTCTGTAAGCCGATTTACCGCCACTACAAGGGTAATTTCTATGAGTATCTTGGAGAGGTTACTGATAGCGAGACTTCTGAGGTAAAGGTTGCGTATCAAGCAGTGTGCGGACAGCATGAAGTTTGGGTGCGACCAAAGGAAATGTTCTTTGGTAATGTTGAGGTAGATGGTAAGCTAGTTCCTCGATTTGAGAAGGTAGATTTAAAAGACTTAGAGAAACAAGCCGAGATCAATGGACAGAAGAAAGATTAAGAGTTTGCTAGGTCTAGCAATCTTGCGAGTGAATGAAGTCGTACCGGATTTCGAAGACTTGAATAAGGTTCTTCCTTTGCTTAGACAGGCAATTGATGAATTAGATAAGTCTGATTCGGGTTCAGTTTAAAAAGGGTGGAAAATGGAAAATAAGCAGACGATAAAACCAAAGGTAGTTCCTTTTGAGATAGCCAAGCTTCTGAAGGAGGTTGGCTACGATGAGAAGATAGCCGAATTTTGGGCTTATGCTAGTCCTTGGACAGCAAAGGGTGGTATTCGTAAGGGTGGAAAATATAATGAGCATTACGGCAGTTATATCGCTTATTCAAATTCCGAGTGGGAGAAATCCAATATTGAGTTTTCTGCTGCCTTAAAGTTGAATAGTAAGCATCCGGCAATATCCGCTCCAAGCTATGATATGGTGTTAGATTGGCTTTTAGAGCATTTCGGTTACTGCATTTGTGTTGCAAACATTTCGAAAGGTAAGTTCTGTTGGCAAACTACATCATGGTGTGTAGAGGAAGGCTTGTGTCATACGGATGGTAAGGAATATTCCAGTAGATACAAGGCAATGGATGCCGCTTTCAAGAGTATCTTAAAGGCTCGCATTGAGAATAAAGATAACGAGGTAATCAAAAGACTTTTGGAGGAAATACAAGATGGAAAGATTTTATGATACTTTTGTACACGCAATAATGATGAAGTTAGAAGCTCGTTTATGTACTGAACTCGAATGTGTTTATAAGAATATAACAAACAAGATTGTTGAGAAGAAAGGTAAACTTACCAACGAAGACGTAATTGAGTTTCAGAAAAAACTACAAGAAGTGTACGACAGGAATGCTGCTATTCGTGAAGAGGTTACTGACATTAAAGATTCCAAGAAATGTATCTTAACTAAAGAAGCATGTGAAGAGTTAATAAAGCGACTTTGCGTGATTAATATAAAAGAAGATGAACAAGCAAAGAATGATAGAGTGGATAGCCACTTGTGATACAGGTGTCTCTTCAATGACTATGTGGAGTGCATTGATGGGGGTAAAACGAAAGAAAGATTTGGATATTCCTAAAGACAATCGTGACTTCCGTAGATGCTATGATATGGTAGAATACGGACACGTAACCTTGGATGAGCTACAAGTTGTAAAGAAGCAATATCCTTGGTTTGCTCCTGTTGTTGACAATTGGAAGGAATTGTCTCTTTTGTTTGAGGAAGAGTTGGACAAACGTTTGTATATACGAATCCGTCAGCTTTGCAAAGAGTCAGATGCTATCCGGTATGAGGTAAAGGGAGGACTTTATTATGAAAGGGGTTTTTGGTATAATGTTTAATTATTTAAAAGATAGAAAGAATGAATAAAGACAAATTAAAGGTCAGCTTTGAGATTGACCGCTACAAGGTAATTGGTATGCTTTCACGTAATTGTGAGAATGCTGAAGAGTACAACGAGATTATGGATATTCTTGAAGGCAAGAATGAGTTTGTGCGTGATGCGAATGGTAACGAGGAACTTGCAAGCCGCATTTGCAATTATGCTTTAGACTCTATCTTGGTTGAGAATCCAGATTTGGCTCTCCGTAAGCGTTTGGATAAGGAACAGAAAGGCGATGATGCTCCTGATGGAATTTCAAATGTTATCGAAATCAAAGGTGATGACGCAAAAAAACTTGTAGAAACTCTTTGTGGCATTCTCTACAAGGGTAAGTGATGTAAAATTCATCAAAAGAATATAAATAAACACTAAAACACTTGCAAGTATAAGAAAAAATGCTTATCTTTGCATCGTGTTTGAAACAGATGGCCTTCTGAGAGGTCGCTTCTACCATAAGTCAAGACTTAGGAGTTTACGGCATGGTTTCCACATTACCCAGTCCAGCTAGACTATAACAAGCAACTCTTATTAGGGTGAGAGACCCTAGTTGCTGCATTAGACAAGTGGTTAAGTCGCCAGCTTTTCACGCTGGTATTCAAAGGTTCGAATCCTTTATGCAGTACATACAAAATTGCCCTATGGTGTAATGGCAACACTACAGTTTTTGGTTCTGTCATTAGTGGTTCGAATCCGCTTGGGGCAACAAGGTGGAATTGGTATATGTTCCACAAAAGGTGCGATATTCAAGCGGTTAAAGAAGATAGACTGTAAATCTATTCCCATTGTGGGTTCGGTGAGTTCAAATCTCCCTTGCACCACGAGAACTTTTGTCATAATACGAGGAATGTAGCTCAGTAGTAGAGCACTTGGCTTGGTAACTAAGGGGGCGTTGGTGCGAATCCAATCATTCCTTTACGCTTTCGTAGCTCAGTGGCAGAGCATAGGATTTTTAATCCTAGGGTCGAAGGTTCGAATCCTTCCGTTGGCACAATGATACACAAGAAGAGAGCCGTGATGTTTGTTTTGTTGGAATCTCGGACATCTGTCAATGGGCAAACGTAGGATGCAGATGAGACGAATAAAGTTGTGAATAAGTCTATGAACTAGGGGAACAAGCGGAATGGCTCTCTATTGTGCTTCATTTGATGGTTTAACGAAAAATTGAAGAATATGAAAAGTCCGTTAAGAATGGCAGTCGCTTTAGAAAAGAACAACAAGATATATCCAAAAGATGTACGGAAGTTCTTGATGGGATTGTACGCCACGCTGCATTTGACAGATAACGCAACGGCTAAAGATATGGAAAAGCTGGTATATTATGCTTTTCGGAATGGTTACCTACTAGGTGTTAAGTCTGAAGGAGGTGATGACCAAAAAGCGTATGACAGACTACCGGATTTGGGAGTAGAAGAAGATATTGGTGATGATTTAAAAAGATAGTCGATAAAAATTGGTAATTAGTTAGTAAAGTTTTTTAGGCTTTGGTGTGTGAACATCGAAGCCTTTTTATATATAATAAGGTAAAATAAAAGCTGAAATGTTAACAAGACTCATATATTAGTTAGGAAAGGTTAAAATACGAAAGAAAAACATTAAATAACTTGCATGTTTCAAAACTTATTCGTATCTTTGCATCGTCAATCAAGATAAGTTGGTTGATTTGCCGAGTGACAAGTTTCACTCAATAAGGTGAGAGCGACACCAAGGGGTAAGACCCGAAACAACTAGCACAATTGATTATGTCTAAGCAGACTGGTTTTTCATTTGCAAGTTCAAAGAAGTCATTAATCGAGACTATTGACGAAATCAAGAAGTCAAAGATGCCTCGCAACGAAAAGATTGTTGCATTGAAGGCTTGCGGTCTTCGTGAGAAAGAAATCTCCGATATGTTGAAGGTTTGTGTGCCAAACGGTTCAACTTCAACGAGATTCGTTTATACATTCGGTGTTGAGATAGAATGTGTTCATGCCGAGCGCAATGCCTTGATAGAGGCAGGTCGTCAGAATGGTGTTGATATTCATTCTGAGGGCTATAACCACACCGACAACAAGAGTTATTTCAAGATTGTTAGTGATTCTTCAGTTGGTGGTGATATAGACCCTAACGAGGTTGTAAGTCCGGTATTGAATGGCAATACAAATGGTATGGCAACCTTAAAGAAGGCTATCAAGTCTTTGGATGCCGTAGGTGCAAGAGTAAATTCTACTTGTGGTCTTCACGTTCATATTGGTGCAGCAAAGTTGACAGGTGAGCAGTATGTTAACGTCTTCAAGAATTATCAGAAACTTGAAAGATTGATTGATAGTTTCATGGCTCCTTCAAGAAGAGGTAATTGCCGTTGGGCAGCCAGCTTGCTTGACAAGGATTTCACTAATTGTCACAGCAATCAAGATATTAGATTCGATGTCTTTCATGGAGATAGATATTATAAGGTCAATGCAGAGAGCTATACACGTCACAGGACAATCGAGTTTCGCCAACATCAAGGTTCTACCAATTTCAAGAAGATAGAAATGTGGGTGAAGTTCTGCGCAAAGCTTGTCGGTTGGTCTCGCAACAATGTCTTCACTAGTGAGGTTATGAATATCGAAGATATACCTTTCTTGAATAAAGAAGAGAAGGCTTTCTTCCAGAGTCGTAAGGATGCATTTGCAACCAATAACGATTAATTAATGTAGTCCTAGGGTAAAAGCCCTAGGACACAAAGAAATCAAAGTATTATTAAGAAAAAGAAAGGGTAAAGATATGTGTGTTATTATTGTATGTCCGAAAGGTGTTGCTTTGCCATCTGTAGATGAGCTAAAGGCGGCGTATATGAGAAATCCAGATGGTTGCGGTTTTGTGAGCGAGTCTGACCATTACAAGAGTTTGCATTTCTCTACATTTATCCGTAGATTGATGAAGCGAGATATAAATGAGAATGTAATCATACATTTCAGATTTGCTACTCATGGTTCTGTCTGTGTCAAGAATTGCCATCCATTCTACAAGGCAGGTTATTGGTTCGCACATAATGGAGTGCTCCCGATTTGCTCCGAGCATGATAAAACAGATAGTCAAATTTGTTTTGAACGTTTCATTTATCCTACTATCAAGAAATATGGTTGGGGTTCTGATGAACATATGAAAGAAATGAACAAATGGACAGCTCATGGTTCTAAGTTTGCAATGTTGCATAATGGTGAGATTGTGAAGTCCGGTAAATTCATAGAGCGTGATGGACGGTTCTATTCTAATTTGAATCATTTGGGTTATATGAGAAATGTAATAAACTTTTAGAAGATTAATGTTTAGGTTCTTTTTATTCGACAAGCGTCAGATGTCCGTGAGGATATTTGGCGTTTTTTTGTTATATAAGGAGTTCTATTTTGCGTAGCTATTAATTGTTCGTTTATGTGATGAAATAGCCTTAAATCGCTTAGAAATGCCGTTATTACTCACTTTTGCTTAAAAGTGAGATACTTGCAAATGGTTTAGTGCATTTATTATTCTTTTCGTATTATCTTTGCACTAGTTTTAACAAATATATCGAAAGAATGAAAGATAAAATTTTCCAGTTACTAAAACAAGAGTATAAGTCTCTTGGGTTAGGTGATGAAGTTCTTCAGGCACATGCCGAAATGCTTGATAAGATGGGGCTTGTTACTGATGACAACATCGAGACAGTGGTTGCTAGTCAAAAGAGTTTTTTGGAGTCCTTGCAAAAGGACAATGACCGCAGAGTTACCGATGCCAAGAAAAAGTTCGAGGAGGCACAGAAGGCTAAAGAAGATGCTGAACGCAAGGCTGCTGAAGAAGAAGCCAAGAAGAAAGCTGACGAAGAAGCCAAGAAAGCCGCTGAAGAAGCCGAAAAGAAACGCTTGGAGGAATTGGCAAAGAAAAACGAAATGCCGGATTATCTCAAAAAATACTTTGAAGAGCAAGCAGCAGAGAAGAAAGCTTCAGATGAAGCAAGAACCAAGGAACGTGAAGAGTTCAAGAAACTCGTTGAGACCTTGACTCAGAAGAACACAGACCAAGCCAAGACTTACAACGAACAGATGGAGGCGCAAAGCAAGACCATTAAGGAATTGCAAGAAACTATCCAAAAGCAAGCTGAGGAGGCTAAGGCTAAGGAAGAGGCTGCTGCGAAAGCAAAGGCAAAGGCAGACCACGATGCGAAGATTTTATCAAAGGCTAAGGAGTTGGGCATTCCCGAAAGTCGTATCAACGAGGGTTTCACCTTGAGCGATGATGCTACAGATGAAGCTATCGAAACATACCTCTCCAAGGTAGCGAACAACTACAAGGCGTTGCAACAACCACAATTCGGGGGCAGCTATCGTGCTAGCGAGGGCGAGCCAACAAAGGAGGACGTTGACAATGTAGCCGCATCATTAGTTCAGTCACTTTAAAAATTGAAAAACATGAATCAGGAATTGAAGACTACAAAAAAGCAAATTGTCTTTGGTGAGGATTCCGTCATTATCCAGAAATGGGAAGGCGACATCAAGGGCGGTCGTGCTTTGGATTGGACAGGCGTAAAAGATGAAGTTCTTTACGCAGGTCGTGTTATCGTGACAGATGGTAAGGGAACTTACAAGCCATTGCCTATTGAAACAGGCAACTATAAGGATTTGGGTACTGCCAGTGACCAATTGGAGCATTACAAGTATGCGGGTGTTCTCTATCGTTCCATTCTGAACGGTGAGCCAGCGGCAATTATGACTGCTGGACAAGTTAACAAGGTAGCAGCTAAGGCTGCAAATGGTGCAGACTATCCGGATGCGTTCCTTACAGCTATGCCAAAGATTGCTTTGGTTAGCGATGAGGATGCAAACAAGTTCGATGAGTCTGATGCAACAATGGACAAAGACTAAAAGAAGGAGGATAACAGATGGAAAAATCACTTTATTTTCAGTTGGTCAATAAATACTTCCCACAACTTGTTGCAAGTGTAGTAGAGAAGTTGAACGGCAAGAATCAGACTGCATTGACCTATATGTACCGAGACCACTTGACTAACACATATAGTCAGGACGGACGCTGGGCATCAATTACTGCGGAATACACACGAGTTGCTGCTGATGTTGTATCAATGGATGCGGAACTTCCATTGAAGAGCCGTGATAAGGTTTCAACCGCTGAGGGTCAAATCCCAAAGGTTGGTATGAAGCTTTACATGTCAGAGAAGCAGCTTAAGGATTTGGATAACATGATTGCGCAACGTTTGCCTCAGCCACAGATTTTGCGTAACTTGTTTGCAGACCTTCCTCGTTGTATTCAGGCGGTTTACGAGCGTATTGAAGATATGTTCCTCAGTGAACTGTCAACAGGTGTAGCTTTGGCAACTCGTTCCGGTGGTACTGGTGTCCGAGTTGATGTAGGTTTTGCCGAGAAGAATAAGTTTGGCCATGGTGTTAAGGCTTGGGACGCAGAGGATGCAACTCCTCTTGATGACATCCAATTGGTTTACGACAAGGCGATGGAAGACCAAAATACCATCACTACTTGTTATCTTGATGATTACACAATTAAGTTGCTTGGCAAGAACAAGCAGGTTCGTGCTCAGTTTGCCTTCAATCAAGGCATTGCAATTGATAGTGATAGCAATATTCCTATTTTGAGCTTTGAGCAGATTGCGTCTATCTTTAAAAATAAGTGGCAGACCAACTTGGTACGTGTAGCCCGTACTATCAAGACCGAGATTAACGGCAAGAAGGGAACACACAACCCTTGGGCTAAGGGTCACATGACCTTTACATGCTATGATAACCTTGGTGATTTGTTCTGGACTAACGTAGCCGAAGCTACAAGACCAGTTGCAGGTGTTACTTATCAGTCAGCCGATGAGTATATCTTAGCTAGCCGTTATTCTACTAACGACCCACTCCGTGAGTTCACTAGCTCACAAGCAATGGTTGTTCCTATCTTGAATAACGTTGATGCCATCTACTCTTTGGACTCAACACAAGCGGTAGGTTAGGCTTATGAGAGGTGAGGTAATTAGTCCGTTCCGTGATAAGTTCCATTTTAACACCATCTATGAAGTTGGTGCAATCTTGGACTTTGACGAAGAACGCATGAACTCCCTTATCGAACGTAAGCTTTGCAAGATGTTGGAGGTGCAGGATGATAACCATTCTGCACCTCTAAAAGACGATAAGGAAATTAAAGATACTCCTAAAAAGGAAGTCTTGAATGATGGAAAAGAAAATCCTGTAAAGGAAGAAGAAAAGAAGTCAGAAGAGACACCTAAGAAGGAAGTCTTGAAGGAGAAGAAGGAGAGCAAGCCTAAAAAGGAGAAAACCTCAAAAAAGGATGCTGCCGAGTCAACCGAAGAGAATTCCCAAAAGGAGAATGTAGAAGAAGAACTTGACGAAAAGACTAAGAGCGAGCAGGAGGCTGCAAAGAAAATCGCTGAGGCTATGAGTCAGGCTCAGAAATAAGGATGTCACATGAAGATAAGAGAATACATTTCGCAGAAGTTGCGTGCTTGGAACATTACCGATGCCCAATTGGAAGATATATCGTCAGGTATAGACCTTGACGAAGAATATACGTCTGATAATTCCCAGGTTGTAGGCAAGGCGATGATTTCCGTAATCGAGGAACTTATGCTTGCCCCATATATGAGCAATGTGAATGAAAATGGATTCTCTGTCTCTTGGGACTACTCTAGGATAGGACAATACTATATGTGGCTTTGCCGAAAATATGGTGTTGCTCCGGATAATGAAGTGGTGGCAGCTTTAGGGCTTTCCACTATCACGGATAAGTCTGATATTTGGTAAATGTCTAGGTTATGTTATATTCCCCTCATATATTAAAGAAGAAGTTCGTGAATAAGGTTGTCAACAAGTACAACGAGGTCATTGGCTCTTCTGAGGAATGGAAAGAAATGGGGCGTTGTCGGTGCGATGACAACTCTACCGAGCATTTCACTACCGAGAATGGTAGCATATATACACCGAAATATCATATTGTTTGTGACAAGTGCCAGATTTCCGAAGGTGATGAAGTCAAGGTCTATTCCGATGATGGAAGCTACCGAGGAGGTGGAAAGGTCTATAATGCCCCTAAGTGCAATTATCTTGGTTATATGAGTATCTATGTCTGATGTTATAAAGGATGAGATAGACGCTTTCTTTGCACAGGGAGAAAGGGAAGTAGATGAATTTCTTGATAGGTTAGGAAAAACTGCTGTTGAGCTTGATAAGGCTAACGGAAACTACCGAAACCGCACAGGTAATCTCAGAAGGTCTAACTATAGTAATGTACATGACCACACCTTGACCATTGGCAATAAAGCGGAATATGCGTCTGATGTTTCCTCTAGGGGGTATGATGTTATAGATTCGGGTATTCAGTATATCAAGAAAGAAATCGAAGATATGCGATGATAACAGAAATAGATGCTGGTCATGTAATCTATGATGACTTGGAACTTATGGGATTGGAACGAAGACTGAAAGGACATCTGACAAAGGGTGGACTTGAAGGGGAAAGACCTATGGTCGGTGAGAAGATTCCTGATGAAGGCATGATAGTAATCATTCCTAAGCGCATGAGTGCAGACAAGACATATTTCAACGATTGTACTATAGAGGTAAACATATTGCTCAAAGATATAGAGGGCGAGGCTAATCCTCAATTGAACGAGCTTTTAAAGAAGGCTATTCAAACCCTGTCCGACAATGAGGTCGGAAAATTTGAGGATGTATGGTATCGTTATTCTATCCGCTCCCACGGCATAGAGCAAGAGAGTAGGTTGAGTTGCCATTACGCAAACATTACTATTGATTTTGAAACATTAAACGTAACATAAGATGAAACCATTTATTGGAATCAAGAGAATTTGGTATGGTGCTCCTCTTACCGAGGCAAATACACCTGCCAAGTTGGCTGCATGGTTGAAAACCGCTACAGAGGTTAAGAACAGCCATGAGGGAACATGGGGATATTCTCAGGATGACCCTAGTGTTACCGAGTACAAGAACGAACTGAACGGACAGGTTTACTATCGTGACAAGACCGATGAGGGTGCTAAGACAATTACATTCTCTATTGGTGTCTTTTCATGGAAGAATAAGGTAGACTTGCAGGGTGGCAAGATGTATGATGCAACAGGCGCAGAGACCACAACGGAGACAGACGCAGTAGGTTGGTCTTCTAGCCAAGATTTGGCAAACATTAACAAGTGTATTGTTGCTCAGACCAAAACAGGAAACTACATCGTTTTCTCAAATGCGGCTATCGTAGCCAAGGGAGACCAGCAGGACAAGAATATCACTTTGGGTATTTCTGCCGTTGCTATGGAAAGTGAGACCGATGGTGTGGCTGGCGAGTACCAATGGGAAGGTTCTGCGGTTGTGGAACAGGGATAAGAAGACATAGGCAACAAATGATAGAGGGGGATGGTGTTAAAGCCGTTCCCCTTTTTTAATATTCAGAACCATGAGTAAGGCAAGTAAATTAGTTGCGGATGCAATTCTTGGAGAGGACTCCGTAACAATAATGGTGAATGGAAAGACTTATTGTATTTCACCACCTACAATTATAAAATTGGTCAAGGCGGCTAAATACCTTAATAGTTTTGAAGAGGGCAAGACCTTAGCGGAAGTCTTAGGCATGCTTAAGAATTTGTATGATGCTTGTAAGGCGTTGTCCATATTCATACAAGGCGATGAATCCATTAGTGATGAATTATCTAAAGGAACGTTTGAAGAGGTTGTCAATGGCTTACAAACGGCTTATTCCTTAATCTCTATAAAGGATTTTCAGACGCTATCAATTTTGGCGAAGAGTGCGGCAAGGATGATAGCAAAACCACGACCATAGGTAACGATACACTCTTAGGGCAGATTGCATCTTTTATGGATAGTCTGCACTTATCTTACCAAGAAGTCGTGAAAGAGATACCTTATAGAAATTTATTACTGATGGCAAAAGACAAGCAAAGAGTAGCATGTGGTGATGTAATGTATGAGGTAACGGAAGAAGAGTTTGGAATGAACTTCAAAAAAGGATAAGTTTAAAATAATGCAAATAAAGCATTAAAAGCACTAAAACATTTGCAAGTTAGCGAGATATTATTTATCTTTGCAAGCGCAGAACAAAAAAGGATAAAATGGCGATTTAAGAAATTGATAAGATATTAGAGACACGAAACCCGATGGACTATACCGAAAGGCAGTCCGAGTCACTATTCCTTTGACTTTGCAATCGGTAGTTTCGTGTTTTTGTGTTTAAAATAAGATGCAAGACGTAAGGTTGATATTCGAGATACTGGTTTCCATGTTGCTTTGCGTTTGTCTCATATTGCTTGCTGTAAGTAGATATAGGCAAAAGAAAAAGCGTGAAGAACCGGAGCGAAAGGAAATGGACTTGATAGACTTCTTTTCTTTGGGAGGAGTTGCCTATTATTGGAACAAAGGTGGTAAGCAGCAGAAATGCTACACATACGAAGAATTTCTGAAAATCAAAGCTGACTACGTTGAGCTTTGGTTGAATCAGAATAGATATATTTTTAACTCTCAATTAGATAGCGATGATATATAAAGTATATGTTTTGTTTCCGACAATAGTTGTATCAGATAGTATTGTCGGTATAGCTTGGCTAGGAAAGGTCTTTGGCTGGCGATATGGAAAGAACAAGAAAAAGAGCAAGAATGTGTCCTTAATGATAGGATATAACACAGGAATGTCTCTTAAGTCGAAAATAGACGATAACGCAGCGGATGATTATTTAAGACGCATTGCCGAAGAAAATAGAATCTAAATTCAAGGGTTAGAGTCCCTTTTTTACAACCATATTACTTGTGGTTATTTTTATACATCGGTTTTTATTAACGATTGTTTTTTATGGTAGATAAATGTATAAAAACGAGCACAAGTTCCCTTATAGATGGACTAAAAAAGATGCTAATTTCACAAAAGACAAAGGTAAGGTGATGTCTTGCTTTTGTTGTGGAGGTGGAAGTTCCTTTGGCTACAAACTAGCTGGCTACGATGTTGTAGCCTGTAATGAGATAGACCCAAAGGTTATGAAGATGTACTTGAAAAATCACGATGTCAAGTACGCTTTCAATTGTGATATTCGTGAGTTGATTACCAATATCAATATGGGGGGGGCATATTATGAAAGAAGAGCTTCATAATTTGGATATATTGGATGCTAGTTTCCCTTGTTCGGTATTCAGTATTGCAGGTGACCGCCAAAAGGCTTGGGGAAAGGAAAAAGTATTCCGAGAAGGTCAGAAGGCGCAAAGGCTTGACGATTTGGCTTTCTACTCAATCGACCTCGCTAAAGAACTAAAGCCAAAGGTAGTAGTTTTTGAGAATGTTCAAGGTTTATTACAAGGTGAAGCCATCGAGTACGTAAAGGAGATTTATAGACAGATGAATGATGCCGGATATATCTTGCAGCATTGGCTTCTCAATGCACGTAACATGGGTGTTCCTCAAAACAGACCTAGGGTATTCTTTATTGGGTTACGTAAAGACCTTTGCGAGCCGTTTATGGTTCAAAAGGATTTGTTCGAGCGAGTGCCTAAGATAGATATGGACTTCAACGAGAAAGAAATTGTCTTGGATGAGTTCTCTGACTATTGTGGAAGGCAAATTCCTAAAGGAATGATGAAGTATTGGGAGCATAGAAATGAGAAAGATAATTCTATCGGTGATATTGTCAAGCGGATGGATAATCGTCTTTCTATGTTCAATAACATGTTTCTCAAAAAGAACAAGGTATGCAATACCATATCAGCAATGGAGGATAGACTTGTGTATTATGATAATCCAAGTTATCTTTCAGCACATGATACGATTTTAGCATCAACATTTCCGATGGATTATGACTTTAATGGCATGAAACCTTGGTTTGCTTGCGGAATGTGTGTTCCTCCTGTTATGATGGCTAATGTAGCTACAAGAATCTGGGATTGTTGGTTGTCAAAGATTAAAAAGGAGGAATGCGCATGATAACAGCAAGTATGACTTCGGGTGAGATGCGTAGAGTACGAAACTTAGATGAAACAAGAATCTATGAGTTTCAGATGCGAAAAGCTAATGAGCTTAAACGTGAAATGAGAAAGCAGAACGTACGACAAATAACAAAGACCTTTGAGCTTGCTACACCGAATGCCGATTATCTCATCGTTGTAGGTGTAAAACATGGCGATGTATTTGCTTCCGGTTTGTTCATTTATCTGAAGGAAACCAACGAGTATATTCCTATGAGTAGAAACGAGGGGTATAGCGAAGATTGTTTTGCTATGAGCGTTCATTTTCTGAAGAGATTTGCAGAAAGGTTTTTGAAAAAAGACTTACCGATTGCCAAGATATTGCAAAAGATATATACATCGTTTACGGGTGCAGTTCAGCTCTATAGTGATGACAAGACAAGAAGAGTGGTATTTGCTATTCCGGAAGGGCTTATACTCACAGAATACGAGCAAGAAAAGCATATCATCCACTACAAAACCTTTGTAAGCATGGATATGCTAAAGAAGACACAGAAGCGAAGTTACGAGAAGATAAGTGCATTTCTCATGGAATCTTGTCAGCAAATAGCTAAAGCAAGAGACACCGGAAATGACGAAAGGCTGTGCGTTGTGTACAGAAGGTTTTACAATGATATTGATTTGCTAGATACAAAGGAGGCGCAAGCCGTATATTCAAGTTTCTTTGAAAAAGGAGGTAACAATGAAAGATAAAAGTATAACAAGGTTTCTTGGTGATATAAAGCCTATAAAGAATTACGAAAGGTATTATGTTAGCAAGCTGGGACATGTTTTTACTATTGGGAGAACGTCTCAATTAAAGGAAATCGCACCTTGCAAGACACCAAAAGGTTATCTGAAGGTATGGCTTTACAAGAACGGAAAGCGCAAGATGTTTTATATACATCGTTTGGTAGCTCAGGCTTTCTTGGAGAATCCAGAAGCGTTTCCAATGGTGAATCATAAGGATTTCGATAAGACGAATAACGATGTAGACAACTTGGAGTATTGCACCGCAAGATACAATGTGATTTATTCTGCTATAGCAAAGAAAACCTCTTCCGAATACTTGGGTGTGACTTGGAATAAGAGTGTAAGAAAATGGCAAGCGCAGTATCAGATAGGTAAAAAGAAAATATATATAGGTTGCTTTGATACGCAAGAAGAGGCTCATGAAGCTTATGTTAACGCTATAAAAGAGATTTGATATGCTTGAATTTGATAGAATATACAATTCCGACTGCATAGAAGGAATGAAACAAATAGAGAGCGGGAAAGTAGATTTAATTGTTACTGACCCACCATATTGTATCTCCTATAAGACCGGATGGAGAGCAGACGACCATCGTTTCTCTAAGGAAATACTCAATGACGATAATGAGCAATTGATTATTGATTATATGAGCGAATGCTACCGAATTTTGAAGGATGATAGTGCTGCTTATATCTTCTGTAGTGCCAAGACCTTGGACTTTTTTATGCAACAAGCGAGGCACGCAGGGTTTACCATTAAGAATGTGCTCATTTGGCGAAAGAACAACCATACGGCTGGAGATTTAGAGGCGCAATATGGTCAATGTTACGAGCCAATCTTGTATTTGAATAAAGGCAGACGAACCATAAATGGCAAGCGTTTGGAGGACGTATGGGACTTTGATAGAGTTCCATCAGATAAATTGGTACATCAGAACGAGAAGCCAATCCCCTTGCTTATGCAATGCATTTTGAAATCATCGGACGAAGGCGACTTGGTGTTTGATGGTTTTATTGGTTCAGCAAGTACAGCTTTGGCGTGTTTGAGAACGAACAGGAAGTTCATCGGTTTTGAATTGGATGTTGATTATTTCAAGGTGGCGCAAAGAAGAATTAAGGAAGAAATGTTTAATCAAAAAGATATGTTTGGATATGATGGAACTGAATAATATATACCAAGGAGATTGTCGAAAGCTTTTGAAACTGATTGATAGCGATAGCATAGACCTCGTATGTTCCGATGTGGCTTATCCGGTTCAGTCTAGGGGTGGCTCAGGGAGTATGGGAGGATATTGGACGGAATCTCAAACAAGAAAGGGCAAGATATTCAAGAATAACGATATTGATATTTCGGACTACATCAATGATTTGTACCGGATATTAAAGGACAGGTCGCATTGCTATCTGATGTGTAATGATTATAATTTAATGCACTTTCTTGATGTGGTCGGAAAAAGTGAGTTCCATTTTACCAAATGCTTAATATGGGATAAGTGCGCAAAAATATGTGGCCGCTATTATATGGCACAGAAAGAGTATATCATCATGCTACGCAAAGGTGGTGATAGACCGATAAATGAATGTGGTACATCTGATATTCTGAGTGTTCCTATTCCAACGAACAAGCGCAAGGATAAGGATGGTTTGATTAATCAGACTGAAAAACCAGTAAAGTTGATGGAGATACTAATCAGAAACTCGACAAATGTTGATGATGTTGTTCTAGACCCATTCATGGGGAGCGGTACAACGGCAAGAGCTTGCGTAAACCTTGAAAGAAAGTATATAGGCTTTGAAATAGACCAGCGTCAAGTAGATTTTGCCAATAACGAATTAAAGAATATGAGTAGGCAGTTAAGTCTGTTTTGAAACTATGGATATGTGCAAGGTGTTTTGTTGCAATCCTGTTGTAAGAAATGGGAATAAAGAAACAACGGATGCTCTTATAAGAGCTATGAGAGACGAAGCCTTAAAACGAGGGTTGGTACGTGATGAATTGATAGATTTTTGCAACCAATTCATAAGAGAGGGCGAAATCAAAGCTTGTATAGAGCATTTGCTAGATAATTTCAAACGTTATTTTTGGAGGTATCATTGATATGAGAAGAAGAAAGTTGAACAAGTCTCCAGTGCTAGGCTTCTGCGGATTTGTTATCGGTTACGAATGCAAGGAAAAGGGAATAAAGCTGATGGAGTGCGATAAGGCGCAAGCAGATGCAATCATAGTTCCTCATCACTTTTCACACAAGGTAACGAAGAATAGTTGCTTGAATCTTTTGGTATTGTATAAGGATAAGATAAGGGGTGCAATGCAAATAGGGTATGGAATCCGACCGCACATCAAGACTGAAAAGGGCGAAGTGTTGGATTACCATCAAGTGAGGGAATTTGACAGAATGTGGCTGTCTGATGATATGCCAAAGTTTAGCGAGACGATTTGCCTATCTCTCTTGCATAAGTATATTAGGGCAACACATAAGGAAATCAAGTACCTTATATCTTATGCCGATACGTCCATAGGTAATAAGGGAACTATATATAAAGCTGCAAACTATGAGCATATTGATACCATTAAGGCAGATTTCTATGTATTACCAAGTGGTGAGCGTGTGCATCCGGTTACTATGTGGCATCGGCACAAGACAAGAACATGGGAGGTTCTAAAGGAACTATACCCAGGAATAAAAAAGGCAGAAGGGTTTCAACTTAAATTTCTGAAGAAGTTATGAAGAAAAGAAATAAATGTATTCCTTGTCATTTGCATCCAGATCCTGAGCATTGGTTTAGAAAAGGTCAATCTTGGAAGGCGAAGGGCGCTTATGAAAGCGAGGATGATGCTTGGGAGTTTCTGAATCAGAATCCGAAGTTACGGGCACAAGGTATGGCGGTGTATCGGTGTAGGATATGCAACAAATATCATATAGGGCACAAGAACAACAAATAAAAAATATAAACAGCAATGATAGTAATAAAAATCAAAACATGGAAAAACTGGAAGAAGGACTTTCTTGATTGGGTGCAAGAACCTCGACGCAAAACTTGCAAGGATTTTGTAGACTATATGGAGGCTTTGCAAAATCGTGTTCTCTACAAAATAATAGCCGATACTTGCGATAAATACGGCAATATGCGTGAGGGGCAAATCCAAGACATCACAGAAGCAGTCGAAAAATGCGTGGCTGAGTGTGCTAAAGAAGCACGCAAGTTAATCGATGAATGTCAGCCCGTAAAATTCTTCTAAGGCTGTAACTCTCATTACAAGCAACACAAACTCTACACAACAAGCGCAGTCAGCGTTATTTTAAAACATAAATAGTTGAAAATATGAAAAAAGAAGATAGACTTAAAATATATCGCAAATACGATGGTCATTGTGCTTATTGCGGCAAGAGTATAGAGTATAAGGATATGCAGGTTGACCATCTTGTTCCGAAGAATCGAGGGTGTTACTCTCGGTGGAGCAACAAGGCGGGAAAGTTTGTCGTATCCCATGGCGATGATTCCATGGAGAACTATATGCCATCTTGCAGGTCTTGTAATCTTCGTAAGCGTGATATGAGTTTGGAACAATTTCGCTCAGAGATTACTAAACAGGCTAAAGGATTGCTTAATGGTAAGGCTTCTTTCCAAGTAAAGATGTCGCTTGCTTATGGGTTAATCGAAGAGCACTTTGATAGACAAATTGAGTTCTACTTTGAGAAATTTAAATAGTTGAGAATATGAAGAAGTTTAAGAAGTCGATAGAGATTAGCACTGAGAATATTTCAGACGTTCTTCAAGTGCCAATTGTTACAAGTTTATACAAGACTAAGAATTTTAAAAATCCTTGTCTTGAAGGTCGTAGCGTTCCTTATGATACTATAGCATTGATGTATGTTCATATCGAAGGCTTTGATAGCGATTTTTGTATTGACCAAGGCAACATTCTCGCTCTTGATATTTGCGATACTTGGTATGCTTTTTCGAGGCGTGGATGGGATAAACATAAAAACGATGAGGTATGAAGAAAAAAGGATATTACGAATACGACCAGCCCATTTACCCACACTTATTGTGTGTTGGGGTTGGGTTGCAGTTTGAGGATGCAAAGAAAGCATTCTTGAATAATGATGGTACGGATATTGAAAAGTACGATTTTTTTAATGGTGATGGATTTACTTATTACGGACTTCACATAAGAGAAACAGGAAGAAAGTGCGTTCTTGTTTTATTCAGTAGCAGTAAGGCTATGCGTATGAATGTAATTTGTCATGAGGCTAGTCACGCTTGTGATGCTATCGAGGGTAATATTGAAATGAAACATGGTGGAGAACCATCTGCCTATCTGATAGGTTGGATAGCATCATGTATCAATAAGGCTCGTTTGGGAATTGGAGATTTCGTTGAAATCGTAGATAAGGAAGAAAAATAGCCCAAAGGCAAAATACCTATTTGGGTTTACCCCATCACTATATATAATAATGTAGTGGTGGGGATTTTTGTGTTAACGTCAGCAAATTATTTGTTCATACTATTATAGAGTGTTAAAGGCTATAAGAAACACATTAAATAATTTGCATATTTCGAATATTCTTTGTATCTTTGCATCGTAATTAAGAAATAAAGGTTACTAATTAAAAATGGTGAGACACACCACAAAAACTGTAATAAGAAAATGAAAAAGTTTTTTGAAAACTTATCTGAAAAGTTTAATGATGCGGCTTTTGAGGCGCAGCTTGATGATTTTACTTGCGAGTTTGATGCTATTAACAAACCTGCTGAAATCGTGGTGTCCGTTAAGAGTAGAAAGGTTATCCATTCATATGGAAATATTTCTTCTTATCCATATTACAATGTAGATAAGATTAATATCTATAATGAAGACGGAGAAGACGTGTCTTCAAAATATCCTTTGTTCTGCCAAAGAGTTAAGGATTGCGTGCCTTCTTATAAAGATGTAGAGAATGACTTGATGGAGGCAAATATGAGCGATACCGAGCTTTATTTCGGCTCAGAGGATAATTATTTGCATTACAAGTATGGTAACTAAATGGTTTGGATATGGAGTACGAAAATAAGTTTGTAGGTCTTTCATCTGTAATGAGTCACGACCTTGAAATATTAAGGTATGAACTAGAGTATGGATGGAAATTGGCTCTTATACCAAATGATGTGTGGTACAACTAATTACTTTTAAAATTTCAAATTATGGCATATTATAAAGTTAGTGTAGATGTATCGGATTTATTCGATGATATGCTCGTCCATGCACAGAAGAGTTTTCTTATTGACAAGTTTTGCTCTTTAGCAACAGACCAGCAGATAGAGGTAGTAAGCGAAATGCTGGAGAACCTAAATGGCGACCAAGTAGCTAAAGTTATAGAAGACGCTTTCGATAACTTGCATGAGCAAGGTCAAGAGCAAGTAATCAACTATGTGAACGAATAAGGCTATGATGTCCGATAAACAATATAGAGTTGCTCGCAAGGGTGTTGTTGAGCAACTTAAATTAGCTCAGAGACTACATTGCAAGCACATGGAGCAGAAGTATAAAGTGGCTTTGGAGAAGTTAGAGAAACGCTTCTTAAAGCCGGATGCTGTGGGCTGCTTCGATTTGGGCGCAAGGGTATCAAATAGTTATTATCATCTTTAAATGGTTAAGGGTATGGAAAAGAAAGAATATTCTGTTGTCGAATTTATTCAATATCTCAAAGATAAGCCATATATTAAGCTTTATAAAGCAGCTCGTTTAGCTGAGATTAATATGAGAAGAGAAATGAGAATATTGCGATATTCCCCGTTTTATTTAGATAGAGAATAGATGTATTAAAATAAAGGTTATGGGAACAAAAGTAGAAGTAAGGACTATTCCTTTGCATGGATTGTTCATCCATAGCAAGCAGGTTTGGCGGTCACTCGGTAAGCTTAGAGCTGAAAGCCATTCTACGACAGCGCAAAAGGTGTTTATGAATGAGCATGATACCGAGGTATCAACTGAGAATGCTGATTTCATTGATGGCTTGAAAGTCACTCCTTATGATGGTGAGCTGCCAAAAATATCAAAAAACGTTGGTAGTATGAGTTACTACCAGTATTGTTTAACGCAAAAATTGGTTTAGTTATGGAAGATTTATCTATTGGCTCAGAAATCGTCTTGAAGGTAGTTGAGGCAGAGAAAGAACAATGCAATGGTTGTTTTTTCGATGAGATATGTACTGGCATTTATGAAAAAGTTTGTGGAGATTTCAAGTGTGTCGCAATCGACAGAAAAGACGGAAAGGCTGTTCAATTTAAAAGAATAAAGTGATATGGAGATAAAAATTAATATAGCGGCTATTTTAAAGGATAAACCGCAAGGAACTAAGTTGTATGACTGGTTGCATAATATAGATGTAGAGTTAGATACTATCAGTACTACAGATACAGAAACAGTAGTCTGGTGTACGAATGAGACTAATAATAATACTACTTGCCATCGTGGTTATTCCGAATTTGGTACAGAAAGAGGTTATCCTGATGGCTTACAGATTCTCTTTCCTTCAAAGGAAATGCGTGATTGGTCTAAATTCGCTTGGAAGAAAGGAGATGTGCTTGTTAGTAAGCATGGAACTAAAGAGGTTATCTTTGATGGTTTCGATGATGACTATTATGTCACTTTCAAAGGTAAGCACGCATTAGAGACTATAGAAGGAGAGTCAGAGTACAAGGGTGAATCAGATGATGGCTATAATTATTTTTATACAGAGAACTATTATCTTGAATCTGAGGATGCTGCCCAGACTTACATCAATACTCTAGAGAAGATATTGGGTGGCAAACTCAATCGTGAGACCTTGGAGATTGAAAAGCAGACTGAGTTCAAGGATGGAGATATAGCTTTTGCCGACTATGGTAATAGACAAAATGTATTTGTAGTATCAGACAAAACTGATTTATCAGAAGGTTATAGCTCATTTATTTCTTTAGATTTAAGTAGTCTAACTTTGAGTATGGGCTGCAGAATCAGTTTCTTTAAGAAAGACCTTTGTAAACTTCGCCTTGCTACAGAAGAAGAGAAAAAACAGTTCTTCTCAGCTCTCGAAAAGGAAGGCAAACGATGGGATAGTGATAAGAAAGCTATTGTTGATTTGAAGCCAAAGGTTGAGCTAAAACCATTTGATAAGGTGCTTGTCAGAGACTTTGGAAGCCAAGCATGGCAAGTAAGCTTGTTTGGCTATAAAGATAGCGATTTTTATTATTGTTGTAATGGTTGTGGTTGGAATCAATGTATTCCTTACAACGAAGAGACAGCACATCTACTAGGAACGACTGGTGAGTGGAAAGGAGGTGAGGGATGAAAGGATTATGTAGTTACTGCTCCAGATATTTTTTTTGTAGCAAAAGACCCAATCAAAATGAGGAGGATGTAATACTTTGTTCAAGCTTTACCCAGAATAATGATAACGAAGAAAACATTTGGGAGCAGAGAAGATATGAGATAGCAAAAGATGTTGCAGCAGGTCTTGTACAACGTCCTAACTCTACGTATGACAGTGTTGTTAATTCTGCCTTCAAAATCGCAGATAAATTAATAGAACGTTTAAAGGAGAAGTAAGTTATGATAGACGATAAGAAAATAGAAGCTGCCAAAGAAGAAATCTATGAAGATAGATTTCTGTTAAATGGCGAAGAGATAGTCTTCAACAATGATGAAAAGGAAGAAATGTTCTATGAGGGGGACATCAAAGAAGCTATTGGACTAGGTGCTAAGTGGGCTATCAATGAGTTCTTGAACGATTTGAATGAATTGCTTCGTCCTGCTAGCGAAGTTCCTAGAAATGATAACGGAAAGATTCTAGCATTCTCAAAAGCGAATAGTAATATGAACGCTATGTTAAATGAAACTGTTTGCTACACATATCAAAAAATGTGGGAAATTAGAGTTAGAGCATATACTTTTACTGATTGGGCATTCGTGGAAGACTTACTTGATTTAATCAAGAAAGGAGGCAAACAATGATATATCGTGATATTGATAGGTGTTACCTTTATCAAATAGCACCAAAGTTTCCTGATAATTTTGTAGTCAATACAACTTCACCAAAGGAGTATGGTCAGAAACTTTTTAATAGAAAGCGAGGTAAAAAATGAAAGAAAATAAACACTCGTTAAAGATAAGTCGTAGTTGTGGTGATATTACCCTTGATGGTTATCCAATAGCTACATATTCAAATGATGAATTGAAGATTCTAAAGAACCTGTTGACAAAGGTTTTGGATGAAGTGAATGAATATATAAAAGACTAAGCGTATGAAAGAGTTTAAAGTTGGAGAAAGAGTAGTCTTGGAGATTACTGAAACCGAGGAAGAAACTTGCTATGGTTGTTTCTTTTTTGGCAATAGTGGTTGTGAAGTTTGGAGGAAATACCCATGCGATTCTAAACTACGTAAGGATAATAAGAATGTAATCTTTGAAGAAGTTAAGGAGTAAAGCGTATGAAACAGAAGTTGAAAATGATATGGCGAATCCTCCGTGACAGACAGGTTGTAGTAATAACCGAAGACCACGGAAGAATGTACTATAATTGGGATACAAGAAGTCTTGAGGATGTTTGCCAAATGTGTCACAAGGTATGTGAAATGGCTCTTATGATGGATAATAAAAAGTAAAACGTATGGATAAGTTAGAATACATTCCAGGAGATTTGGTTTATATCCATGGAAGTCTTAGAATCATTAGCAATTGTGATGGTTACTATGCAACTTACTATGATGAAAACGAAAGCTTACAAGAAGTTAATGTTAATGTGATAGAAGGTATTCCTATCACTCCTGAGATTCTAGAGAAGAATGGCTGGAAGAACGATGGCTATGATTGGTATAGATTGCCAACAAAAAGAGCTTATCTGTATATAACAAAAGATATAACAACTTTGGGTGAGTTCTTGGTGTGTGTAGGTCTAGACAGACATAATCTTGCTAGTATTAACTTTGTTCATCAACTCCAGCACCTTCTCTTCGGTCTGGGAATTAACTCAGAAATAGAGGTGTAGGTATGGCATTAGAAGTTGTAGTTTTAGATAAGGATGAGTATAAGGCACTTATTGATAATCAAGCTGACGAAGATGAATTAGAGTATTTGAAAGCTTGCCAATATGCTTTAGAGTCCTTTAATAGAGTAAGAGGCTTATGCCCTAAGTGTAAAAAGTCCGTTATAATTGATGGATGGGTATGTCCTTGTTGTGGGTATGATTCAAGTGGTGAAGAAGAATTATATAAATATGGTGATTAACGCCTTCGGGCATAAAAATATAATAAAATGCTTATAAGTGAATTTATTCAACAGCTTCAAGATGTTTACGATGAAGATGGTGATATGGAAATTGCCATCAAGATAGATGATAACGACTTAGGTTCTGAACCTATTGTAGTGAAATCTACTGTTTATGAACAACTTTATATAGTTAAATCCTAACCGCCTTCAGGCATAAATAATAGCAGTATGGATAAAAATGTTGTATTATCAAACAAAGAGTTAGAATTACTCATAACAGGCTTACATTGTGTAGATGAACGTAGTTATAATTTTTATACCACAACATATACACCTTGGAGTGAAGCTAAAGAGTTAAAAGAGAATTTGCGAATAAAGCTCAAAAGAGTATTGTTAAATGTTTAACGTCTTCGGACATAATTTTAAAGATATGACAAAAGAAGAATTAAAAGCAAAGGTTGCCAAGCAACGAAGTATCATCAATGATGCTAACAATCAGATTTGTTCTGATGTGAAGGAGTACATAGAAAGTCTACCATACAAGGTTGGTGACAAAGTGAGCTGTTCAAGATGTAATGTATGTTGGATTGCAAGCATTATTCCAGAACGAAATTACGCAAGATATTCTGGCATGATTGAGGTAAGAATCAACCCTGCTAAGAAAGATGGCACTCGCTCCAATAGAGAGTTTGTATTATGGAGTATGGAAATTGATAGTATCAAGAAGATTGATTAATCGCTTTTAGACATAAATAGTAATTATATGAAATTAACAAAAGAGCAGAAAGAAATATTATCTAAAATCGCTGATATTAAACAGGTCATTCTGAGTAACCATTTTGATATAAGTGATTTGACAGAACAGTTGATTAGCACACTTCCTTTTAAGGAAGGCGATATTGTGTTATATTATAAAGATGAGCCTTATATGGTTAGCAAGATTGAGCCTTGGGACGAAGGGATGGACACTTCTCATACATATCGTTATTATGGCAATATACATCTGGTTCTTAACAAAATATGCAAGGATGGTCATCCATCTAGAAGAAACCAAGATAATTATCTATTATGTTCTACTGATATTGAGAAGTTTAAACTTGCAGAAGATGGCAAGACCGTTCGTTTGTAACATAGTTTAGTAATCATCCTGCAAAGGATATAAATAGGTAGTAATATGAATATAGACAAATTAGAAAGAGCTAACATTTTAGCAAAAAGCTTGATTCCTAAAGTAGATGAGCTTTTGAATATGTCTTCTCATTCGACAAACATTGCTCACAGTATTTATGGATTATCAGAATGTGACGAAGAGTTTAAAACTAAATTCAAGCAGCTTCTGAATGAAACAAAACAGAGATTTCAGAAAGAGTTTGACGAGCTTTAGTAACTAACCATCCTGCAAAGGATATAAATAAATAGTAATATGAAAAAGATTATTTTGGCAGCCTTAGTCGTTGCAAGTTTGTTCGCTTCTTGCTCTAGCGAGAAGACTTTTAAAAAGAAAGATGGCTCTACGATTACAGCAAAGCCTTATGGCTGGGCTAGTAAGGAAAACAAAGTAGAAGGTGTTAACTACGAATTGAATGCTCCAGATGTTGTAGTTTCAATCATCTTCGCTCCATCAGTTATCGCTCCTGCTTTACTGACGGCTTATGATGTTTGGGAGCCAGTATCATATACTGAGCCATCTAAGCAATAACCATCCCTTATGGGATTAAATATAAGTAATTATGAAAAAGTATATTGGTACAAAGGTCATAAAGGCAGAACCTATGACTGTTACAGAAGCACAAGTGCTTGGTGTAGAAATTAAGCCAGCAACCGTTGAGGAAAATGGCTACTTAGTAGAGTACAATGACGGATATAAGTCTTGGTCTCCTAAGAGTGTGTTTGATAAAACATATAAGCCTTATGAGGACTTCAAAGACAGACTTCGTATTGAGTATGATGAGTTATGTGACCGCCTTACTAAGCTTAGAGCATCATTAAATAAGGATGGTTTCCTTGATAAGGTTGGAGATGTTCAATACGACTTAATGAAAAAGCAATTATATGGTATGAATAATTACCATAATGCCTTAAAATCTCGTATGATAGACATGGGCATCTTTGATGATACAGATTGTTGCTCAGGTTGTTAACTAACCACCCTCTCCTGCAAAATGGAGAGGGTAAAAAGAAAGAGATATGACAGAAGAGCAGATAAAGAAGTTTGGCATTAAAATACAAAACTTACAGCCAGACAGTACAAATTATAGTGCTAATATAATAGTGCAATGCTTTGGCAAAGAAGATGAGGATGACAAACACATTGTTCATCCTCTGAACTTTATGCCAAGAAAAGAACGTTGTTGCGAATTAGACTATGACCTTTCTGACAAAGGTCAAAAGGAAAAATACTTAAAGCAGTTGCGTGATTCACAAGAACGATTAAAAATACTTTCTCTTCTTTTGCATAAACAAGAGGAAGAAGTGATAGAATTTGGCTATCCTAAGACAACTTGTTATTATCCAGATTTAAACTGCTTAAAAGAAATAGATTTTAAGGAGGATAAGCAATGAGCAAAGAAAAGGCGATAGTTCACATTAATAATGTTTCCAAGATTATTGGCTCAAAAAGAATAAAATTGAGTGAAGGTATGGCAATTCATATTCAAAATGAGTTAGTCTTGGCACTTAAAGAGTTGGAGGATTGATATGAAAATCTTGAAGCGATTAGTATATGTGTTACTTATGATTCCTATATGTACTATAGTATTCGTAATTGAAAGTCCTTTGTTGCCTTTAATCATACCAGCAATATGGGTAATAACAGGAAGTACTATATTACGAGTGAAAGAAACTAAAGGATGTAAATCATTCTATGTATACACTATTACTCAGATAGTGTATTATAGTATGGATAAGTATTTAACTAAATTATTAAAGCTATGAATAGAATTGAAGCTAAAGAATTTTATCCTATTCTGCAAGCTTATGCTGAAGGAAAGGTAATTGAGAGTAGGACAAAACCGAGTACCGTAAAAGGTACAGATGTTCCGAATGAATGGACGGAAATGAAAGAGATTGAGTTTTGGAATAATACAGAGTATCGCATTAAGCCAGAATCAAAGTACCGTCCTTTCAAGGATACAAAAGAGTGCTGGCAAGAAATGCAAAAGCATCAGCCATTCGGGTGGATAATAGGAAAGGAAGATGAGCATCATTCCTTAATTACTTCTATTATCGCTGACGAAGAAGAAGTTGATATAAATGGTATCAGTGGATTCGTTTTAGATGAAATTATGGAACATTACACCTTTGTCGACGGACTTCCGTTTGGCGTAAAAGTGGAGGAATAGTTATGGCATGGGTAGCAAAAGATTATATCGGAGAATGGATATTCAACTGCAAGCCTGATATGTGGGCTGGTGATTGTATCGAACATAATTATTGGTTACCACAAGATAGATATGGAGCTTATGGTTTTCAACTTCCACAAGGTAGCATTAAAAAGCTCATCGGAAGAGAGTTATCTTGTAGCGATGAGCCAGTAAAACTTAAAGAAGAATAGTTATGGCAACATATAGAATAGTAGATATGTATCGTAAAAGCAAGGCTGTTAAAGGCATACATTACGATTCTCAGGATAATCCAATCCTTGCTTATCGTGTAGATAAGAGACATTCATTGTTATTTGGACTTATCCATTATTGGGACTATGGCGCATATAACCTTTGCCCAACGTATTTGTTTTCTTCTATCGGTAAAGCAAAAGAAGCTATATTGAAGGTAGATAAAAGTAAAATAATAACAATTTTATATGAATAGCGTATGAAAGCAGAAAATATCAAGTTCAAGGCTAAACGTCTTGACAATAACACTTGGGTAGAAGGTTACTTCTATGCTGAATGCGGTAATACTTATATCATCGAGGATAGGCAGAGTGAATCAATGCTTAATAGAAACGAGGCACATCAGGTTGACCCTTTAACGGTCTGCCAATTCACAGGTCTGAAAGATTGTGAGGGCAATGAGATTTGGGAAGGTGATATTATAAGTAGCCCACACTTTGAAAGGGTAGCCACAGTAAAATGGGATGATTCTTTATGTGGTTTTAAATGTTCAGATGTTACTGGGAATATTAATTTTTGTTTTACAGCTATTGCTCACTGTTCAGAATGGTCTATTGTTGGCAATAAATTCGATAAAAAAAAGTAGCGTATGAGGCTCAAAAAGAAAGAAAAGCTAACGGCATATTGGGATAAGAACGAGAACTGCATTGGTGCTTATCACCCTCTAGGGTTTATGACGCAAACGGATGCTCATTATCTCTTCGATAAGGTCTTCACAAAAGAGTTTATCAAAGAAATGGCTAATAGAGGATATGATGTTACAACGATGAAGTTTGAAATTTCTCCAAAACTGCCGAACTATGAGCGGTTCAATGGCTTATCAAAAAAGTATTGCGGAAAAGAGAAATAGCGTATGAAGAAACAAATAGTCTTAGATGAACAAGATATTAAAGAATTCCACGAGGATGCTGAGCATCTACGTTGGCTGTATAATAGAATGGTGAGTGAGCATGGTGAAAGCGTAAACTTTGATTACATGCACCGCTTTGCCAAGATATTCAATAAATTAAAGCAATTATAGCATATGAGAATAGAAAATATAAAGTTTAAGGCTAAACGTCTTGATAACGGGGAATGGGTAGAGGGTTCACTTACATACTCTCAGGGAATAGCGTATATTCATCGTAAAGAAAGTGATAAAGATGATAGATGTTATTTAACTCCTTACGAAGTAATTCCAGAAACAGTCTGTCAGTTCACAGGAATGATGGACGAAGACTGCAATGAAATTTGGGAAGGCGATATAGTGCATGATAGCTATGACTTATTATGTATAGACAATCTCTATGAGGTAGTTTATATTGAAGAAGAAGGAACATTTGCCTTCAAGAGTTTAGATAAAGTTGACAATTACGAGCCATTTGTTAATTTATTTGAAGTTTATGTTGTTGGCAATAAATTCGATAAGAAGTAAGATAAAGCTATGGTAGATGTAAGTAATCAGCACTGGAACGAAGATGGAAGCATTACTATTATGTTGAATAGTATAGAAGAAGTCGAAGAGTTCGTTGAGTGTATGAATATATGGAATAATAGAATGTATGAAGAATAAGATTTTAAACTTAATCAAGTCAGCCGTTTGGTTTGTCTTGTGTTTGTTTGTAGGAGCATTGATTTTTGAGGGCATTCGCTCTTTGGCTAATAGTAATGAACCTGCAAAGAAGATTGGTACATCAGTATTCACCGAGGAAGGACACGATTATCTAGTTGTGGACACGAAACATGGTGTTTGCGTTGTTCACGCAGAAAGTTGCCCTTGTCGTAAAAAGAAGTAGCTTATGAAAAAGAATATGTTTGAAGATATTGTTGCCGAAGGCAATATAGTTGTGATAGATAATTATTGGATTGTGTTATGTAAGCGTTGGAGACCAGAGTGTCACAATCTCTTCTGTTATCTTTATCTTCACAAGGAAGCTAAGAATTTAATGGTAGGCTCTCATTTTACAATGACCGAGGATAAAAAGAAATCTACTCGGTTGGCTACCAACGAGGAACGTCTTATGCTTTTTGAGGAAATGTTTAAGTATGGAATTGCTTTCGATAAGCACGTCCATCATTTGGTTGGAATGTTGGTTGGTGTATGAAGATTAGGTTGGCAAAGAAGATAATGAAGCAAGCTCGTCATCTAAGTACGGCAAGTGATTATTGGTACAGAAGATTAAGAGATTTTGAGTACAAAATATGCTATGGTTTTGTTGGTAAAAAAGACCATAGAATCACCAAGGCGATAAGTTTAACAAGTAAAAAGAAATGAGATATGAATGAGTTTACAAAGGTCTTTGCAAAGACAATAGAAGATGAAGCTATCAAGCAGATAGAAGTTCTATCCAATAGCGATGCTTACTCTGGTTGTGAAATAAGAATAATGCCAGATTGCCATGCAGGTAAAGGATGCACTATTGGCACGGTAATAGAGCTTGATAACAGAGTAGTTCCTAACACTGTTGGAGTAGATATAGGCTGCGGCATGAAAGTCGTAAGACTTGGTAAAGTTGATATTGACTTGCAGAAATTTGATGAAGCAGTCAATAAGTTGATTCCGTCTGGTTTTAATGTCAACGAGGGAGAAGTATCAGCCTACATAAACGGATTGGTTGATGGTTGTATGTTTGGCAAATTCCGTGCTTGGGATTGTCTTGACAGCATGGAAATAGTATATCGTTCTGTTGGAAGTCTTGGCGGTGGCAATCACTTTATTGAGTTAGATGCAAATGAAGAAGGAGAGAAGTTTCTTGTGATACATACAGGAAGTAGAAACCTTGGTGTTAGGGTATGCAACTATTACCAAAACCTTGCTTACCCGTATTGCCACAAGAAGGCTGCCGATAAGTCGGAGGTTATTGCCAAGCTAAAAAGCGAAGGCAGAGAAAATGAGATACAGAGTGTTATCAAGTCATTAGGTACTAAAAATATAAGCAAGGAACTTTCTTACTTGGAAGGTGATTTGCTCAATGACTACCTCAATGATATGCGCATAGTTCAAAAATATGCTGAACAAAACAGAATGATTATCGCCAACAGACTTGTAAATGCTTTAGGTGTGGATATTGACCCAAATTCAGACAAGCATTCTTTTACAACCATTCACAACTATATAGATACAGACAAGGGTATATTGCGAAAGGGAGCTATCAGTGCAAAAAAGGATGAGGTAGTCATTATCCCAATGAATATGCGTGATGGTTCTCTTATCTGCAAGGGAAAAGGTAACAAAGATTGGCTATGCTCTGCCCCTCATGGCGCAGGTAGATTAATGTCTCGTACACAGGCAAAGAAAGAGTTATCTATGGATTCTTACAAGAATGAAATGAAAGGTATTTATTCCACATCAGTTTGTGAAGAAACCATTGATGAAGCACCTATGGCATACAAGCCAACCGAAGAGATTGTTGAGTTAATCAAACCTACGGTTGATGTCATTGATGTTATTAAACCAATTTACAACTTTAAAGCAAAATTATAATGAGCAAGGAAATATTTGACTTCTCGGAGGCTCTGAGAAGAATGAAGGAGGGAAAGAAAGTGAGAAGAAACGGCTGTTATTTTAGTTTGTCTATAAACAAGTATAAAGAAATATCCATCTTGTACCAACAAAGTTCCATAGAATCATTCACCCATGTTGTACCACATTATTGGCATTTCTTCTCCTTGGATGATATTCTTGCAACAGACTGGGAGGAGGTGGAAGAATGAAGAAGAAAATATTGACCCTCACCATCAGCAAGCAATGGTTCGACATGATTGCTGACGGAAGAAAGAATGAAGAGTATCGGGAGATAAAGCCGTATTGGGTAGCACGATTATTTCACAATAACAGCAATATTATTGATGTGCGAAATCTTGCCTCGGCTTTAGCAGGGCGAACGGATTTACTAAAAAAATATATTGACGCACAGAGAATTGTGTTAAAACAATATACCCACGTCCTCTTCATTAACGGCTATCGCAAGGATAGTCCACGTATCGAAAAGGAGATTGAGAGTATCACCATCGGCAAACCTAAGAAAGGATTATGCCCCGACAAGTGGCTTGATACCGAGTTTTTTATCATTAAATTCAAGTGATATGAATTACATACAATGTGATGAATGTAAATATAGATTAGTCTGTAACGGAGAGCCACTTACTAGTGGAAGTACAGGAAGTTGCGACCATCGTGTTATCAGCAATACTCCTATATTTCCAAAGATTAAAACACCACCAGATGAAAGATACGCTGACATTTGGAATTGGTAAATATTCATAAATTAAGTTTAAGGGATATGAAAATAAAGAATTTACCTAAGAAGATTTATCTCAATATCTGTAGCAATGAAGATGAGGTAGATTACAATGAGCTGAACGGGGTAACGTTCAGTACAGAAAAGATTGGTGTTACTGATTGTAACACAGAAAACGTTCCTTACGTGAATGCTGCATCATTATGGCACGACCTAAAGGAAGAGAAGCCACCATTAAAAAAGTGGGTAATGTTCCGATATAGTGGTAGAGGCGTAAATCCTACGGCTCTTCATTATGGAGCAATGAGTGACGATATATGGGTTGTCACAAGAGGAGACGGAACACAGCGTATAGAAGTTCTGTACGAGTGCTACGATAAGATAGAGTGGTTTGACTTTGATGAACTAAAATAGCGATAGCGTATGACAAATAAAGATTTTTTTAATGCGTATCGTGGAGAGCCTGTTCTTTATAAAGGTAATGATATTGGTGCATACGTTGCAGGGTATGTAGAAGAAAAGTATATTATCCTTGGGTTCTACGATGACAAAGGATGTATTCTTGCTTTTAATACAGGTGTGAATGTAGATGAGGTGTATGAATCATACCGATTCACAAAGTTGAAGTATTTAAAAATAATAAAGAGTTAAGTGTATGGAAAAAGATAACTATTTTTTTAAGCTTTTATTTATTCTTTTTATATTAGGAATTTTTGCTTATATGGGTATTAATGATAGGTCTCATAAAGGTAAAACTTTTTGGTATGAAGTAATAGATAAACGAGAGTCTGTAGGAAGTCACTTCTCAATTATTAACAAGGGAGTGAGGACAGATTATAATATAATATTCAAACGAATTGATAACGGAAAGCTGTTCCCATGTAAAGATGTGGAGTATGGAGACTATATTCAATATCAGTTAAACTACAAATACTCCATAACAGAGGAAGATATGCAAAGGCTTTCAGGTATTTATAATAGGGATTTCTATAAGTAATAAAAAAGAGAATATGAAGAAATATAAATATACGAACAAAGAGGAAAGACCAATACCCAAATATAAGAATGGTGATATTGCTTGGTATATTGATGGATGGTTTGATGCCCCACAACGCTGTATAGTAAAGGGATGCTGCAACGTATCTTGGTTTGAGGGGAACGAATTTAATTCATCGGGTTGGTGGATAGATTATAGATACAAACCCGACCATTGTAAACGAACCGTACAGCATACAATTAGAGAAGAAGAGCTTTTTGATACCGAGCGAGAAGCTTTAATTGCATTGTTCGAGCAGTTTAAAGAAAAAGTAAAACGTAAAGTAGAATTCTTTAATAAAGAGTCAAAAAAGCTTGGTATTAAACAAGAGTTGCGACTGCTTTAAAAAGGGTAGGGGAAGTTATTCTTCCCCTATCTCTTTTAAACCCAAATCTATTAATAGCTTATCCAATATCTCATTCACGTCATTACGGAAACTTCGGTAAGTAACATAATAGAAACTGATGTTTTTGTAATCATGGCTTACATTAGAACATGTACACCCCAAAACCTTAGCGATTTTTTCTCTTAACCCTCTTCTCATTTTAGAACCGCCAAGGGCACTAGGAGAATAAAGATAAAGAATAACAAAGATAAATTGCTTGCGTACCATTGTGGAATTTCGTCCGGCATGATAGCTCATAAACTTATCGTAAATATTGCCTACTTGCGATAAATCTTGCATCAATGGAATGGAAAGACTTATTTCTTCCTTGGATAAGATGGCCTTAGTTTCTCTAATCCATTTTATGCGTTCCATGATTTTCTTTAGATTCATTTCAATGTCTGGTTCTTTCATTCTTTTCTATTTTTAATCCAACATTTCATAGACGAAGTTAACCTCGTCTGCATCTATTTGTTTCCTAAACTTTTCTATGTTAGAAACTATCAACGAGCAGTGCTCAAACGAACTCTGCCCATTGATAACTTTTTCTATTCTTGTTATTCGGTATCTCATTTTATTTCGATAAGTGTTAAAATACAATACCCCAATAAATCTTTATAGCTGTCTAGGACTGGCTCTTCTTTAGCATCCTCGTTCAAAGTCAGCAAAGAGCAAATACGATTAATCTTCTCTTGCAAATGACCGAAGGCATACGGATAACCATCTTTAGCAAAACATTCCGAAAATGCGTTTCCATACCGCTTATTTTTGGTTTTGAACAATTCGATTTGCGATTCGATGATGTCGTTATAATCTGAAATAATATACCAAGAGAGCGTAAGCAAGGCTTCCATCGCCATTACGCTGATATGGCTTCGTAAGGTTTCTTTGTCTTTAGAAGATGCTCGTATCCCATACATAAGACGAAGGAAATTGGCTGCGCTTGAAAATAATCCGAGCTTTCCGAAGTCCTCCCTTAGAGATGATACGAAAGCGGCATTATCCTTGCATTCAATCATGTCTGCCAAACGTCTTATCATAAAGATATACTTGTTAGCATATTCGCAACACCCATTGTTATTTTGTTCCACCATGTCCGTATCCTCCTCCACGATTATTTTCCATATTCAACTCTCCAAGTATGCAATCTGGATTTTCTACCTTGCGGAATGCGCCCTGGCAAACACGAGTGCCTTTCTTGACTACGAAAACATAATATTCGTAATCTGAATCTAGTTTGAATTTGCTATCCTTTGTCGGCATATAACGGTCGGAATTAACTCTATAAAGCGCACCAATATCGTTTCTATAGTCTTCATCGACCAGACCTAGACAAATATCAATGTCCGCTCTAACATTAGTCATGTAACCAACTTGTGTTTCGTTCTTGCCAATAAAGGCCACATCAACTTCCATACCTTTGTCAGTAAAGCCAGAACGTGAACGAATATCCAAGCCAACACCTTTAGGAAGTTCAATTCCTAAATGTAGGTTGATGTGACCTCTACCCATTTTCACCCAAGGCATATTCAACACTACATCTTGTGGGCAGTAAAAATCAACTGCCGCTGCATTACCTTCCTTATAAGGAACACTACCACCTCGCAAGTCAAGTACATAAGCCTTGCCTTGTGCAACTAACTTTTTTATTAACTCCTTATCCATTGTATATAAAGCCTAAATCATTTAAAGTTCTACAATTCTTAACCAGTCCTTTTGCCCATAAATTGCGCAACTCAGGTAACGGGTCTTTTCCGTACCTATTCTTTATGGTTGCTAAGGTCAAGATTTCCGGTTTAATATGTTTATCTCTTTTCTGTTGTCTTAGCTCCTTCAGAATATTCTCTAAGTTCTCCATTGACGAAATTCTCCATTGTTATATTGTCAACCCCAAATTTATCAGCAAGATCATCGTTCCCAATAATCAGCCAATTAGATTTGTCTTTTAGAAAATCTATACTCTCGGTGCTTTTTGCAGCATCAACAAAAGTATCATCAATATTATCAGTAGAGCAATATGGAACTACCGCATTAACTGTATACATAGCAATTTCGTATGAAATAACCGATACCATTTTCTTGAATGTTATATCGCTTGAATACATTACTTGGTTCTTGTCATATCCTAAGATGTTGACACGGACTATATTATTATCTGCTTGCAACGCTCTAAAGAAATCGTGCTTTAGCTGAAAATCCGTAATATCTACAGGATGCTCGTTACCCGATGGAATACTTATAATATCCAACAGGCTTACAAAAATAACTTTTTTATTCATTGTCTTCATCTGTTAATAATTTATCTATTGTTTTTTCTAATTCGTCTAATCTTAGAGTATAATCCTCTTCGTAAACGCATGTCAATGTAGAAATAAAGAACTTATCATTATCTGTTCTCAATTCAATCTCCATGTATTCCTCGTAATAGCTATCATATTTAATTGCTATCGAAAAGGAGTTCATGTAAGCTGGATTAAACCTCCTCTGCAAAGCTTGTGCTCTCGTAAACGCAGCATTGAATTCGTTTGTCATGGTTCAATCTTTTGTGTAAGCATTTCTCTGTTCTTTGCCATTGCATCATGGAAGCCTAAATCGTATCTGTCGGTCTGCTCCAGCTCATAGTTCCGCTTTATAAGTTCACTTGTCTGATACGAACTCTTTGCAAGTTGAATCTTAAAATAGACAAACTCAACAAACATAGCCATAAAGCAAAGAACAAAACCGATAATTACCGCTGCCTTTGTGTACTCCTTGCAGAACCTTACAATACACTTAGCAACCCAGCATGTTGTACTAACTATGCCTACAAGTACAAGGTAAGGAATTCGTAAAAGAACCTTGCATAACATACTCATAGTACTCTTCGTATAAGATGCGAAATCCGTACTCGTAAAAACTAACTTTAACTTCTTCATATTTTAGCCTATTTAATGTTTATCAAAAGTCTTTTGTTAACGAACCACAACAAATCAATACCATTCATCATGCAATATCCGCAAAGCATGCCAATCAAGATTATTATCTTCTTGAACACTCGGTAATGTGTCATTTCAATCTTCAGCATAGACATCATCAAGTCTTCAAAGGAACGGTCTCTCATTGAATCTGGGTCTAGCCTCAACGATTTGACATTCATCTTGTACTTATTGGCCATTGAGAATAATATAATAGCAAACTCTGCTAATTTGTCCTCTAGAGTTCCGGCAACGAGTTTAGAATATATTTCTATCGTACCACGTCCATTAACATTTTCATATTCCCAACGTTTGGCGTTGAAACGACCTTCGTATTTGCGCATTTCTACAATAGCGTCAATTACGTTGAATGTTTCTGCTCTTTGGGTCTGGCTAGCAACATCAAAGTTGCAAGCCTCTATAATCTGTTCTATTTCTGCTATCTCCATTTTATACTATTGAATCTAAGTCAAAATCATTAGAAGGAATGAAAGCCACATGGTCTTTCTCCCTTGTCATCGTTTTCTCTCCTGTTCGCACGCAATTAATTTGCTTGGGATTTTTATGTCGTACCACAAATGTTCCAAAGCTGCGTATCATAACACGGTCTCTGTTGCGCAACGATTGCTTTGTGAGGTCTATGAAATAATTCACAATGGCTTGAACATCATCCTTGCGGAACTTTTTGCCATTTACATCTCTAAGGTTCTTAATGATTGCCTTGACAATTTCTTCTTTCTTCATATTCTCTAAGTTTTTTATTCCCTAAACTTCTAATCAAGTCGTATGGGTCTATACCATATTTCTTAACGAAACATTCTCTTAGCTTGCATATAGCCTTAAAATCTGCATTTGTTGTATTCTTGACTATCATATAAGCTGAGTCTAATCTAACATCAGCTTTAGGAGCTTTTACCCGAAAAATCTTGTTGCCTTTCTCGTCTTCGATAAGTTCTATATTAACTTCCTCGCCCTTAGCTTTTTTTCTTGCCGCCCATTCTTCATAAGTGATGGCATTTTGCTTGATAGCCTCATCTTCTTTAGCCTCTTTCTCTTTCTGTATATTTGCCTCTACTGCTTTTATGGCATCTATACGATGGGAACAGAAAGTATTCAAGCTCTTTGTTATAACTTGCGGATTTGGCTTCTTGTAGAATTTCTCAAACTTTCCGGCAATAAACATCTTGAAGAAAGTAATCAGCTCGTTCAGATTAAGGAAATAATACTCATCCTTTATAGCATTTGCAGTCATTATCTTGATATTGTCAGTAGCCTCATTATTTACAAAGCCACAAATACCATAGACATCAGAAACCCATGCTACAAGCCATGTTATTGCACTTCCTTCTCCATAACACAAGTCAAGATAGGTAAGTGTTGGTGCGTTGCTTTTAAAAGCTTTCCCGATTGGCATCTTACTACCTACTTGGCTTGATGGAGAGAAAGACATTAGAACGTTATCGAATGTTCCGTACTCATTGAATATTCGTTGCTTTTCTCTGTTGATTGAGGCGCTGCACGAGGTCGGCTGATTCTTGGTAATAGCCTTGCTCTGCGTCTTTATTAGTCCCTTGCTTTCTATCATCATAATTTCCTTCCAATACTTTAACAAAATTATTTGGTCTCATAATCCAATCAAAACTCGCCATCCATCCATTACTACCATTAAGGAATGAAGATGCTGCCGCCTTGTCAATCATCAACTTCATCTGCTCACTCCCATATTCTTTAAGCCGTGAATTAATCATTGACTTTCTCTTCGAAGTCAGGGCATGAACAAGAGGCATTCCTCTTCCAACGATAACCTTATTGAAATATTCGCAAACCTTCTTTGCTTTATCATCCACTTGTTGTACACTAGGGACGTTGTTCAATGCTATTCGTTCAGGTTCGTTCTTGTGTGGTTTAGATTCTTCACCTTCAGCAAATTCTATGTTGTCTTCATGCTTCCAAATAAAGACTTTTCCGCTACCGATAGATAACATTTGTTTCTCAAATAGTCCATCAATAGCTTTTTTTGTCTTTGCCACCGACATACCTGTCTTTTCCGATAATTCTTTGTTGCTCCCATACACATATCCGTCTTTGTCAGCATTAAATGAAAGACGTACGAAAGCGACTAATTCATCAGCATCCAAGCTACACGCTTTTTCGTCTAATTTTACTATCATATCTTAAAAAAATGCATTTGTTAATTGTTTATTTCCACTCATTATTACCCACTTCCCTCTGCCGTTTTGGTCTAGCAATTTCAAGTCTTCAACTTTTCCGAATCTATCATAAGTACCGCAAAGGTCAACAAACCAAGGTTGTTTTCCTTTCGATAGCCTAAGAAGTCTTCCTACAACTTGATAGTATTGCGCTAAAGAGCGTGTTGGCTTTGCATACACTACAGTATCTAACTCCGGATAGTCAAAGCCTACGACCAAGATTTGGCTATTTACCAGTACCTTAGTCTGCCCATTGCGGAAACGCTCGATGATAGCCTCACGTTCTTTAGGAGGTGTCTCTCCGCAGACCATTTCGCAGTTAGGTATGGAATAGGTCAGCATCTGAGCTTCTTTAACGAACTTGGTAAAAACCAAGATGCCTTTACGTTGTCCACCTCGTTTCGGATTAAGTAATCTATTGACAACACTAACTAGCCATCCGTACAAATCCACACGTTCATATTCTTGTTTTACACTTTGGTCTGTATAATCACGGCAAGTTGAATTTAGCTGCAAATTACCTTCATTCCATTGTGGCGGTGGACAAGAGTAATAGTTTGGCAGACAGATATATCCGTTCTTTGCCATATCCTCAACTTGAACATAGTAAATAAGCTCCTTGAAAATCTTGTCTCTACTTCTTGTCAGAAACTTCAGTATGCTACCATAGTTCTGATAGGAATACAGACGGAATGGTGTTGCGGTTAGACCTATGACCTTGCTCTTTAATTTATCAAGAAACTCCTTATACATGCCGGATTCAGGTTTCACTAAATGAACCTCATCAATCAATATGTATTTGAAGTCAGTAAACAATTCGGGATGTCCTTTCACGCTACCAATTGTAGCAAAAGTAACATCGCTGATTTCTTTTGATTTAAAGCTAGCGGAATAGATGCTGGCATTATCAAATCCATAAGAACAATACTTCTTGTAGTTTTGTTCCAAAATTTCCTTAGTAGGAGAAAACACAAGCACTTTATCTTTGAGCCTAGCAGCTATATCTGCCAAAATCAATGATTTGCCCGATGCAGTAGGGAGCACTTCCAGAGCGTTCCAGTTTTTCTTCTTATCCAAGAAAAACTCAACCGCCTTCTTGCTTGCCTCTTCTTGATATGGTCTTAATTTAAACTTCATTTCACAAATAATATGAAATCACTTTTGTTACTATATAGGAATGCACAAGTCTTATGCATAACAAAAGCCAATAGAAAAATGACCTTACAGTTTTTATGGTGTGTCTCACCAAGACGATTGCAAAGGTACGAAGAATAATTTAATAATGCAAACAAATTAGTGTCTATTATTACGGCTATAACATTATTTAAACCTTATTGATTATCTTTTTCTTCATTCATTTTCAGAATTAGAGCCGCATAGTATTTATAGAGTTCCTGTAATTCAAACACCGACCAATTCTTTGCTTGATGCTTCATTACTTCCAGTAAATCGACTTGTTGTTCTCCGAGCCGCTTTACTTCTTCCATATCTAAAGGAACGTGAGGATGCTTTTGCAAATAAGCCAATCTTCCAAGCTTCATTACTAAATTCTTTCTATAACCGATAAGATGGTCAGAAGAGAATCTGTTGCATCGTTTGCATTCCGCATTCTGATTACGTGTATCAAAGCGCAAACTCATATGAGTTCGTCCGCAATAATGCCCATTGTCGGCTTGGTCGATTGGCAATATTCGTCCACAACTGATACATCTGAAGTACTTATAGTGAAACTCTCTAGAGTCTCTCATGCGGATATAAACCGACATAAGCCTATCTAGTTTGTCAACCCACTTTTGCTTCTCGCTCCTTTGGTGTTTAGGCTTCTTTCCTCCTTTGTTAAATCTATCATAATATCCCATAATCTTTATCCTTTATCAAACCAAAAGTCATAGTTGCTGCTGTGGGGGTCGAACCCACAACCTTTTTCCGATTTTGGCGGACGTTCTACCATTGAACTAAGCAGCACCACCCCATAGGGGGATTTCAAACTAATTAAATAATAAAAGCCTTACTCCTTTGGTTTACCCATATGCAAGAAAACATCCATGATTGATGTTTCCTTAAGGCTTGTAATATTGTAATCAATCATAGTCTTACCCATAATCTCATCTACATTCTTACGAGCCTTCTCAATGGTATCACCCTGCACAAGATAACGAACCTTGGTCTTCCTCTCCTTGCCAGATTTTTCGTCAATAGTAATCATGTTAATACTGCAATCGTAGTATTTATCCTCACTATCTACCTCTGAAAGGAACAACTCAGAGAAACCTGCTTTCTTCATAGTGACAATCTCCATATCACCATTTTTGTATACCGCCATTTCTTCTGTAGTCTTAGCCTCGCATTCTGACCATGACAAGGCATCTACAACATATTGCTCTGTAGTTTTAGCGTTCGTTCCGTCTTCTAGAGTTTTCTCATAACGAACACCTACGATAAAATACTTTCCTGTTAATGATTTCATATTCTTTCTTTTTATGTTAGAGAATGTGGTATCGGTGAGGCTTGAACTCACGGCCTAATGTTTAGGAAACATTTGCTCTATCCAACTGAGCTACGACACCAAGCATCCTATAAAAACTCTTTATTTAATTCTGCTTGCCTCTCCACTTGTGTCTGCCATACCATATAAGCATGGTCTTGTGGAGTAGGTATGTATAATCCTCTTTCCATAGAGCAATGATGAAGCCATCGGTCTATACATAAAGACATTTCTTCTTTGTCAAGGTCTGGTATGTGCCTCCAATATTGGAAGGCCTTACCTTGTTTATTCTCACGCTCCCTAAGAAAAACATCCTTATTTACACGTTTGAACTCTTGTTCGATATAGTCCTTAGTATATCCTTCTTCGATAGCTACGTAAGTGATTGTTACCCACAGATAAGCATTCTGTTGGATTGTCCTAGATTGTTGCCTCTCTTTAAGGTCAACAACAAAGAACTTCTCATTATAATAATCACCTTGTAGTTTCTTGGCTTTGGTTATCATAGCCCTGGTTCGTTCCTCGAACTTTTCAAGCTCGACCGGATTCAACATATTATATACCATCTTTCTTTAATGAAAGGTGGAGAAAATTAATTCTCCACCATAATAAGTTTAAAATGGCGCATCAGATGTGTTAGTGCCACTCGGCTGTGCTGGTGGAATTGGTGCTGAACCTGCGGCTGGAGCTTGTGGTGGAAAAGGATTATTAGCAGCAGCTTGCATGCCACCTTGTGGCGCATTGTTCTGTGCTTCAATCTTTTGCATCTTGTAGCCACGAACAGATGTAAACCAGTCTGTTGTGCCATCCTTCTTTGTTCCTTGATATGATTCAACGTCAAAGAATACTTCAGCAATATCCCCGACATTAAAACCATCCGGTACATGTACATTCTTACCACTGAATTCAAAGATGATGCGCTTTTCGTAGCCACGTTCACCTGTCAAACCATCGAAACGTGTTGCATCAAGCATCAAACGTCTCTTTTCAAATGGTTCTTTACCTTGTCTCTGAATAGACTGAATGCCTTCGATAGCAACAATCTTACCTTTATAACTATTAGCCATAACTTAAAATATTTAATAAAACAATAATTTATCCAACTCTGTTCAAGGTCAAACTAGGCTTTACCTTAGTTACCTTTTTATACTTTTTCAATAGATGGTTGTAAGCTTCTTCGTCATCCGCATCAAAAGCCTTCGTGTCTAACGTAACCCTCTCAGAAGCAGACTTCAAGGAATAAGTGTAAATTGAAGTTTTATAAGATGTGAGGTTGTCATTTGACATACCATCAAAGATAGCTGCCTTCAACTCCTTTTCCTGTTCTTGCAATTTAGCAATGCGCTCTTGAACGTCAATGAGTGCGATTTCGTTATCTATAATGTAATAAGGTGTTTTTGTATCATCATTATACAAACGACCTTCTTTCTCGCATCGGAACAATTCTTTAACATCACTCGCAGGTCTTGGCTTGCCTAATGGGATGAGTTTACAGATTGTTCCACGCTTCTCGTCATCACGCAACCACATACAACATATACGTGTAACCTTCAGATGAGGATTCAATGTTTCGAAACCGAACTTATACATCGAGTTCTGCCAACGCACATACTCCTTATTAACGGAATAAGTACCCTTAATATCCCAAATCTCAACCTCATCGTCCGGTGCATCATCCTTGTGCATCACCAAGTCGATTGCACTTGCATGGTCTTCTCCGATTCGAAGGACATATTCGCTACCTATAATCTCATATCCATTCTTCTTGATATAAGCGACAAAATCCTTGACACTCTCTGAGGCTGGCTCAATACCCAATGAAGCAAACAACTCTACCTGCTCATGGATAATAGTGCCTTTTTCGGCAGCTTTCTTCAATACCTCTTCGCTTACGTTAGAGTACATATTGGGAAATACATACTGATGAAGCATACCTGTAATGCCACTTAATTCACGACCATCATAAAAGTATTGATGTGTGGAGTCCTCATAAAGAACTCCACTGTTATTCAATTGTATCATACTAATCTTGATTTAAATTGTGTCAACTTAGCTAAGAACTCTGCATTCTTTTGATATTCGGGATAAGCATCATAAACTGCTTTTAAATCCTTCTTGCTCTGTGCGAGTTCCATCTTTCGTAATGCACATTTGCGTTTAAACTCTTCGGACTTCTGAAGGTCTGGGAATCCGTTCCAAACTCTATCTACGTCCTCCCAAATTTGAGCTTGTTGCAATTCTGGATAAGCATATTGTTTTTGCTCATTAAGATTTTCGTCTTTTTCTTCCTCGCTCTTTGGGGCTGGTTCAGAGTAACCATATACTTCTTTCTGCTCATTCATCCATTCAAGAACTTCTTGTTCTGTCATGCCGCAATACCAACGCACAATGTTATTCTCATCTTGAATAATAAGTTTGGCAATACATCTGTTTGTATAACCTACATATCCAACATGGAAAATTGTCTTCAACTTTCCGCTTTGAGAATATTCGGTGTTTCGGTTGAGGTTGATGAATATCTTCTTGGGAGCAGTATACAATTCTCGACCGATACCTAAACAAGAGCATGCACGCTTGAAAGAGTCGCTAGCTTGGCCTTTAACGGCTTCGGTGTTACTTGGCGTACCAACATCTTGCTTATCTATCCAACCGATACCTTCTTTATAAACGGAAACCGTACAAAAGAGGTTCTGACCAATAAGCTCATGCTTACGTTTCCAACCATAGATGCCGAACTTCTCATCTAATCGTCTCATATCACATCTTGCGTCCTTGTAAAGCAACAAGGAACACCAGTCTGGTGACTTCTGATTACCACCTTGACCGACACGGACTTCTATCTCATCCGCATCAAGGAGGCGAAACTCATAATCCTTAATTTCTTCGCTCTGCCCTTCTACAGGCTTCGCTGCCTTATTCTCTGCCATAGTCGTATATTTTAAATAATCATTTTCTTTATCTGACAAGAAACAACAAGTTCATTGATTTCTTTGAGAGAATAATATCTAGGTGAGTTCTTACTATCACCTACATATTCTTTCATTAACCTATTCTTGACCCATTTGTCAATCATCTGCTTTTCGAATCCTTTTGATGCGAGATAGCATTCGGCATCCTTTCTGCGTATCCTGTCGGAACGCAACCCCATTTCAAATTGGGCATCCATCCGTCCCGCTTGAAATGCGACTGATACTAATTGCTTAATCTCGCTTAATGACATATTCTTTCTACAGTTTTTATGGTGTGTCTCACCTTTTTATGTAATATTACAAAAAATATATTAAATTTCTTGCAAGTTACGATATATTTATGTATATTTGCAACATATTTAATGTTTTCGAGTGCAAAGATAAGAAAAGTATTGCAAACATGCAAATAAAATAGTGCTTAAATATACTATATTAACCTTTATTATCTTTAAGCTCTAAATATTTACATAAATTAAGTTACACATGCGCTTACTGCGTATTAAATTTTAGGTTATGAATAGTGCATACGAAAGACTGAAGGCTGTAATCATTGCTTTGGGTTACACTTCAAATGAAAAATTCGAGGATACCGTTGGCTTAGGACATGGCTTCGTCAGCCGTATAACTAATCGTGTATCTTCCAAAAGCTTGCAAGCTATAACGAGAAAATTTCCGCAGGTAAATCCAAGTTATATTAGGACGGGAATGGGGGAAATGTTCATCTCTTCACCTATAAAGGTAAGCGAAAACGAAAACGCAAAGACTAGACTGCGTGAGTATCTTAAATATAAAGGAATTACCAAACGAGAATTTTGTGACAAAGCTGACGTGGCCTCTAACTTTCCTATCATAGGGAAGAATGGTGTATTCACGGCAAGAGTATCTTATAGAGTGAATTCTAAATTCCCAGATCTTAATATGGATTGGCTAGCTAATGGAGCTGGCGAAATGTTGCAGCCGGAGGCTAATATTGAGAAATTCAACAACTACAAAAGCAGAATAGCGCCATTCTGTACAGAGATGGGAATTAGTACTACATTCTTCTTGCGGAAATGTAAGAGCTATACCAGTGCAATTAGCAGATTGCCGGATATGCCTAGCGAGACTTTCTTGAAGAATATCTCTTTGGCTTACCCTCAGCTAAATCTGAATTGGCTTAAGACCGGAGAAGGAAAGATGTTTAACGATGACATCAAATCGAATATCAATTCAAGCGTCAGCTTTGTTCCTCTTGTTCCACAGATGGCTTATGCTGGTTATCTCAGCGGATATGCAGATGATGTATATATATCATCGCTCCCAACAATCCCTATTGTAAAGGAAGATAAAGAAAAGTACGTAGCATTCGAGGTAAGCGGTGATTCTATGGATGATGGCTCGTCTAGAGCTTATCAGAATGGAGACATCGTTATATGTAAAGTCTGCCCTGACTACATGGTAAAGAGCAATGGACTTCATATAGACGGAAAGGAATATATCATAGTTCATAAAGAAGGTATTCTGTTGAAGCGTATCATTGACTTGGATATGAATAATGGAAAGCTTATATTGCGTTCCTTTAATCCTACTTATCGTGATTTAGAGTTGGATTTAGCAGATGTGAAGCAGCTCTTAGTTGTGGAATATCAGCAGAAAAGGAAATGATAATGTAAAGTATATTTGTATGTTCTGTGGAGTAGGCTTGCATAAAATGTCGCAAAATTGCCGCAAAATGATTATTCGCCTATAGCGTAAGTTGCTATTGTTTAGTCATTTTATTGGTGTTCCGTATAACAGCCTTCTAAGCTGTGGGTCTTGGGTTCGAACCCCAACGGAATCACTATAATAAGCAAAATGAAACTTATTTGTACAAAATTAGCATGGGAGAACAATGGTAGTAAGCTGCTTATTTATAGGCACTTATCTCTGTTGTTCTTTTTTGTTTTTAAATATATTTTATCACTTATTCCTCTTTTATGTACTCTTTCCGTAAATAGCTGCTAATCAATATGTTATGAATTTGGTGTATTGAGAAATCATCCATGTGTGTTACAAATGTGTTATCAAAAAGCGCTAATGTGTTACCAGAATAGAGAAGTTGAAATCCTTAATGACCGGAAATGACCGTGACCTTAATGACCGGAAAATGGCCCTAAACATTTATTTGTTTTTCTGATGAAACTCCTTTCTTGTCTTTGCCATTGCTTCCGTAGCCCTATCGTGGGTTTCTATCAGCAGTGGACTCTTGTGATATTGCACAATCTTGACCCCGACTGAGTTGTGCCTTTTCTTTTCCTCGATGCATTGAATGATCAAGTCTGGATTGGCTGATTTAGCCGTTGGAGTCTTGTCAAAGTTCTGAATATAGGCGGCATTGGTCAGGAAGAGAATGTCGGAACCTTCCGGTATTTCCTGCATTACCTTCACCATGAGGGTTAGCATCATGCGGAACTCAGTGGTGTGTAGGTCGCTGATTACATCACGGCTGATGATGTTGCCGTTATGCTCAATCACAACGGCAGCACCACCAGCTCGCTCTTTATGACCATAATCACATGAGCCACCTATCCAAACGTAATATGTAGATGTATCTTGTGTCAT